CCGCGGCCGCCCGACCGCCCGCCTCGCGCGGCCGCCCGACCGCGGCCCGGGCGGACCGTGCGAAGACCGCCGCGGCGGCGGTCGTCCCGGCCTCGCGGCGGCGGTCGAGTCCGCCCGCGGCGGCGGCGGCCGTCCCGTACGCGGGCAAAAAAAGAGGCCGCCTCGCGGCGGCCTCGTTCGGTCCGACTCTCCAGGCACGGGACTCCAGAACGGTCTAGCGGTCTAGCTGTCGGACTCGTCCGCGGCCTCGTCGGCCTCGTCGTCGTCCGTCGTCCCGGCCGCGAGAATCACGGCCTGGATCGTCGTCGGCCCGTGCTCTTCCGCGAGGCGGAGGACCGCCAGCGCGATGCCGACGACCGTCGTCCGCGGGACGTTGTACTCGGTCACGAGGCCGCGGAAGATCGAGTCCGTCGGCCCGTTCGCGAGTTCTACCGCGGCGGCCGATGCCGTCGCGACAGTGTCGGCCCGACGGGACTCGTCGGCCTCGGACTCGTCGGCCTCGTCGGCCTCGTCGTCGTCCGCCTCGTCGTCGTCGTCGTCCGTCGTCGTCGTGCCGCTACCGCCGCCGCCCGACCGGTTAGTCGGGAAGGCCGCCTCGCACCGTGCGAGAAGGTCCTCGCGGTCGGGCGGTAGCGCGTTACCGTCGTCGTCCGTCCCGGCCTCTTCGACGGCCTCGCGGTAGACCTCGCGGACGAGGTCTTCCGCCGCCGCCCGGTCCTCGTCCGTCGTCTTCGACGACAGGGACGAGAGTCCGCGGTAGAGGTAGGACAGGGACGTAACGAGCGTTCCAGGGACAAGATCGTCCCCTAGAACCTTCGCGACCGCGCCAGCGTTCTGCCAGCGGTACAACGTCCCGTTCGGCTTGCCCGGGATCATCGTCCGACCGTATTCCCTCCAGTCGTCCGTCCCGATGCCCGCCGTCTTCGCGAGGCTAACGCCCGCGGCCTTCGCGGCCGCGAACTCGATCTTCGCACTGTCCAGCGCCATGCCTGCCTGGACCTCGAAGACGGCCGCCTCGCGGTCGGCCTTCGCGTAGACCTGCGCGATGCCCGACAGTGCGGACTCGATCAGGGACGCGATTCCCGCGAACGCGATCTTCGCGGCGTTCTTGTAATCGTTCTTGTTCATGGGACTCCATTCGGAAGTGAGGCCGCGAAGAGGCGGCCTCGGATGAGGAGTCCCGTGCCTGGATTGTCAAAGACCGATGATGCTGGACCCGATACGCGGCGGACTCGTTCGGCCGCCGCCGTTCTGCGATCCACTAGGGACTCTAGTCGAAGGGTCCGCCGTCGTCAAAGAGTCCCGATGAGAAGAGGCCGCCCGACCGCCTCGCGGCCCGTCGTCGAGCACGGGCGGCCCGACCGCGAGGCCGCCCGTCTTCTCAATATTGAGAAGAGGCCGCCGCCTCGGACGAGGGATCGCGGCCGCCCGTGCGGCGGCCGATGATCGTCGCATGAGACTAGACCCGTACCGCCTCGTCGGCCGCCTCGTCGCGGCCGCCGCGATCATCGCGGCCGCGGTCTACTGGATCACTCTGTAGACCGCCCGTCCGTCCGTGCGAGGCCGCCCGCGAGGCGGCCTCGTTCGCGGTCCGCCCGGCCGCCCGCGAGGCGGTCGGCCTCGTCCGCGAGGCCGCCGCCGCGGCCGCGAACTCGTCCGCTCCCGATGGAGGCCGCGGCCGCCGCCGGCGCGCACGCCCCTCCGCAGTACACACCAGAAATTCGAGCTCACCCTGCTGCAAACTGGCACTATGGTGCCGGAATGGTGCTAGAGTGGCACCACATGGCTCCGGAAAGTGGTACCAAAGTGGCACCAGTGCATCAGCCTCCCTCACCAGCTGCTCTTCCGGCAGATACGGATTGGGCGCCGGCGATGGTCTACCGGGAGCGGATGCTGGAAGATCAGCTGCGCGCGATGCAGGCCGAGAGGGACTTCCTGCGGGGAGTGGTGACGGCGCTGGTCGAGCGCAGAGGGCCGGTGAGGCTGACGTGACATACAGGTCGGATCCTGGTGGGTGGCGTTCAGCACGGGCGTCGGCGCGGCAGGCAGCGATGGCGCAGCTGATCCAGAGGCATCGAGAAGAATTCGATCGGCTGCACGCCGATGAGCGCGAGGCGCGGGGGTTGCCGCGTGACCTGAGCGCTTCGAGTGACGTCTCGCATCTGCGTGCACGCATCCGCGAGCTCGAGGCCGAGCTGAAGGTGTTGAGGTGAGCAAATCCGTGCGCCTGAAGGACTACCTGGCGGACGAGCTCGAGAAGATCGCGGCGCGCGAGAATCGGTCTCTCACGAACCTTGTGAACCATCTTCTGGAGCAGGCGATCGAGATGGAGCGGGCGATGCGCAAGAGTGAGGAGCGGCTCAGCCAGGGGCTCTTCCTTCCGAGTCAGACGGAGGGCTCGTAGTGCCGAGTGTGAATCTGCGGTTGTCGGACGCCCAGCACGCGGAGTTGGTCAAGGCGGGGCAGCTCGAGAACCGATCGCTCCAGCGCGAGATCATCCATCGCTTGTTCCACCAAGGATCGGGGGCTGGACTCTCCGGTGTAGACCAAGGCGGATCGAAGAGGCCGCCGGTCGAACCGCCGGCCCCCGGTGTTCAGGCTGATTCGCAGGCGCGCGATGTGCAGGCGAGGACGATCGTGCCGGGGGAGATCAAGTCGGACTTCAAGCCGGAAAGGAAGCGCAAGTGAGCGAGCATCTGGATGAGCCACTGCTCGAGCCGCTGGAGATTCGTGACGCCGGGGATGTGAACGCGGTGATCCGTGAACGCGGGGGAGCGATGGCGTTTCGTCCTCACTCGTTTGGGGAGACCGAGGAGGATGATCTGATCGAACCGCTGATGGTGCGGATCGTCGACCAGGTCGGAGATCGTCTGCTTATTCGCCTGCAGGTGGACACGCTCAATGGCGAGATGGTGAGCTCGGTGATCATGAAGCCTGGAGATCTCCAGGATCTGCTCGACGTGGCGATGACCCCGGTGGCGACAGGATGAACTTCGACCACCGTCACCCCGACAACGTGTTCATCGCGATCGTCGCGGTGTGTATGTGCATCGGGATTCCCCTGGGCCTTCTTCTGGCGTGGCTGTCATGAGCTGGTTGATCCCATTCGCCGCCGGGGCGCTGTTCGGGATCCTCATCACCCCAGCGATCAACGAGTTCTTCCGAAAGGACGACGAATGACGAAGCAGGCAGTCGAAGTGACGGTCGACGAGGTGCGGCTGTTCCTATACGAGAAGCTCTTCCACGAGTACCAGGGAGAGAACGTGGAGTCTCCGCGAGCGTTCGTCGGGCTGCAGGGCGACAAGGTCGTCCTCATGCAAACGGGCGGGGAGCCTCTGGTTGTCCTGGTGAAGACGGCGGTGATGGCGTGAGCGTCACGATTTTCGGTGAGCCCGATCCCGGTGCTGTCGCGCAGATCGAGAACGTCATGCGCGACGAGCGAGCCCAGGAAGGTGCGCTCATGGCTGACCACCACCTCGGCTACTCGATGCCGATCGGTGGCGTTGTCGCCTACCAGGACGCGATCTCTCCTTCTGGCGTCGGCTACGACATCGCCTGCGGGAACATGGCCGCGCGAACCGTCCTCACCCGCTCCGATCTCGTGGACGATCTGAAGCCGCTCATGCGTCAGATCCAGAAGAAGGTCGCCTTCGGCATGGGCCGACGAAACGACGAGCCCTACGACCACGCGCTCTTCGACGACGAGTTGTGGAAGACCGAGGAGCTTTCGCCGATCCTGGACAAGGCGCGAGCGCAGCTGGGAACCGTCGGCTCGGGCAATCACTACGTCGACCTACTCGTCGATAGCGAGGACCGCGTCTGGGTTGCGAACCACTTCGGCTCTCGAGGCTTCGGACACACGGTCGCCACGCTGTTCATGAAGCGCGCCTACGGGCTCGCCGACGACGCTCGCTTCACCGAGACCGACGAGCCCGCCGTCCTCGACATCGGCACCTACAACGGTGACCTCTACGTCTCCGCGATGGAGCTCGCTGGCAAGTACGCCTATGCCGGTCGCGAGTACGTCATGGACCAGGTCGTGCGCGAAGTCCTCGGAACCGAGATCGACTTCTCCGTGCACAACCATCACAACTACGCCTGGCACGAAGACGATCGCTGGGTTGTGCGCAAGGGCGCCACGCCGCTCGAGCTGGAACCCGCCTTCATCGGTGGCTCGATGGGCGACGTGTCCGTGATCGTGCGAGGGAAGCCCGACGTCGGATTCGAGGATGGCCACGTGTACGGGGTGGATGACATCGGCGCACTGGGCTCTGCTCCACATGGCGCCGGTCGAGTCATGTCGCGCACGAAGGCGGCCGGGAAGATCCGGAAGATGTGGTACTGCCCGAATCGCAACTGCGACTTCGAGCCCTTCCGGGCGATGGACAACCTCGTCGCCACCTCCGGTCTTGAGAACGGCAAGTGCCCCCGCTGCGGAATTCCGGTGCGCAAGGGCCGGATGCGCGACACCGCGGACGCGGCCATCGACTGGGACGCGGTGCGAGCCGATCTGGGCTCTCGCGGGATCGCAGTCCTTGGCGCCGGCGCCGACGAAGCGCCGGGCGTCTACAAGGACCTCACCAGCGTGATCGCCGCCCACTCGAACATCGAGGTGCTGCACACCCTGCACCCGATCGGCGTCGTCATGGCTGGCTCCGACGTCTTCGATCCGTACAAAGACTGATGGATGCCCAGGGGCGACTTGATTTCTACAACCGCTTCATGGAGGCCTTCTCCGAAGCGCTCGCTGGGCGACGTATTCTTGAGCTGTCCGACGACGAGCTCTACGTCCTGCAGGACTTCCTGTGGGCCGCGACTGACGACGTCGTATCCGAATGGGCACGACGAGAGATGCGGAAGCGATCCCCGTTTCCGCCCGTAGAAAGGGAGACCCTATGAGCACGCTCAAGCGGCAGGGAGACATCCTGCTGGAGAAGGTCCACCTTGCGGTGGATCCGCTCAAGCGCGTCGTCGAGGACGGCGTCATCGCTCGCGGAGAGGTGACGGGTCATGCGCATCGCGTGGAGGGCGGTGTCCTGGTGCACACGAACCGCGGCATGGCGGTCGTCTCCGACGGAGAGACCACGGTCACCCACGACGAGCACTCCTCGCTCGAGCTGGAAGAGGGAATCTGGCTCGTTCACCGCCAGGTCGAGTACGTCGGCCCTGGCGAGGAAGTCGGGGTGTACGACTGATGGAGGCCGACTACACGATGGTGGCCGAGGCGCGGGGCCAGAGGGTTCTCTGGTTCCGCCGCTTCGGCTCCTATCAGGGCGACTGGCTCCTGCTTTCGCGAGACGACGATCGCTACTACATCTACAAGGACTCGTACGGGTCGTGCTCCGGCTGCGACGCGATCGAGGGCGAGTTCGGCTACACCGGCGCTGACAAGCTCACCCCGGACAACCCCCAGGTCCAGGAATTCATCAAGGACTACCTGCCGTTCCTGGAGATGCGACCAGAAGCCGCGCTTCGTGTCGCCACCGAGAAGGGGAACATCTTCTCGGTGCTGCCGCGCAACCGACGCGAATGGCAGGACGACTTCTCGCACGAGGATGTCGGACGGCAGCTCGCGTTGATCATCAAGGCCGACCACGGTCCGCTCAGCGCGTCCGAGATTCTGGAGATCGACAACCAGGAGACTCGTCGCGAGCAGATCGAGCGCATCGGCGCTGAGGCCTTCGTCGCCGAGATCGGTGCGGTCGAGGAAGACCGCGAGGGCGAGAACGTGCTCATGCGCATCAAGCGCGAGGGCCAGCCCGACTACGTCTTCATGTACGTCAAGGACCCCTCCACCGAGCGGCGCTACGTCATCCGCACCGACCCGGCGCACACGAGCGTGCGTGCCGCCAGAGCGGCGAGCTTCGGCATGACCGAGGAGCAGTTCGAGCACCTGGTGATCGAGACATGAGCGAGCAGCTCTCAGATCAGCGTCTCCACGAGCTACTCGATGCAGCCGAGGGACTGGAAGTCCACGAGGGCGAGCTCCACCTCCTCGCCGCTGAGGTTCGCGAGCGCCGGCGCCAGTCGGGCTACACCCGCGAGCAGCGGCTCGCCTTCTTGCTGCGAGTGGTCAAGGACTCGTTCCCGGAGATCACCAACGATCTTCGGAAGATCTACGAGGAGCAGAACAACGACATCTACTACTCGCGGCGCGATCGCGAGTACTGGAAGGCCGAGTACGACAAGCTGAAGGAGGCCGCGAGTGATTGAGTACCGGGGATCACTTCGGAAGGACAAGCGCTTCGAGGGCGGGTTCAATCTGAAGGCGGGCACGGTCATCTACGTCCGCGAGACGGACCACGGCTGGATCGGTATGTACTACGAGGAGAAGGGCTCCGGTCATGGATTCGCGCTGGAGGGCGACGACTTCTCGATCTGGAGGAACCCCGACGGTCAGAACGAGATCATCCTCATGAAGGAAGAGCCAGAGGATCAGGCCGAGCTCGCCCGCGTCCGCGAGATCGAGATCAAGCAGGCCCACAGGAAGGCTGCGGCCACCGCCGATCGCGCCCGTGAGGCGCAGGCCGAGCTAGACAGGCTGCTCGCATGACCTGGGGAGGCTTCGTCCTCGCCTTCGTCCTTGGCTGGCTGGCCTGCTGGTACCTCTCGAGCTTCCTGGTCAAGCGCGTACTGCGAAAAGGCGACGCGATGATGACCGATGCCCTCAAAGGACTGCCTCAGACGTCTCTCGTGCGCATCTACAAGGCCGCCGGTGCCGAAATCGAGCACCGGAAGGCGGAAATCGACTGAAAGGAGCCCACATGGGCCTGTTCGACAGCAAAACCGACCCGACGACCGAGCGTTTCGATGCTCTGATGGAGGAAATGGCCGATCTGAAGCGATCGGTGACCGAATTGAAGGGCGAGAGGGCCGCGACGAGCAAGATTCGCGACATGGAGCGCGAATACGTCGACACGAAGCGCCAACTGACCGATCTCCAGATCGAATTCGACAAGGAGAAGGAGAAGCACGCCCGCGAGAAGCGCGAAGTCGAGCATCTGGTCGGTCTGGAGCGAAAGCGCTCCGAATTCGAGCGCGAGGCGGCCGTGACCGAGGCGAAAGTGGCCGTCCGCGAGGAGAACCTCTCGGCCGAGCAGCAGCGCTTCAAGGACCAGATGAAATTCATCACCGATCGCTTCGAGAAGGAGATCGACCAGTCGAAGGAGCTGATGATGGAGATCCTCGCTCGTCTGCCCAAGGTCGAGGCGCTCATGAAGCTCCAGAGCGGAAACGGCTCCAAGGAGCCCGTGGGGGTGGAGTAGATGGGGTACTTCACCACCTACCCGTGGTCGTCCAGTGCGTCGGCGCAGACCATCCAGTTCAACTACAGCGGCAGCACGACGCCGTACTACTACCCCGCTCCGATCCATCCTCCGGCGTCCGTGGTCGAGATGCCCGAGGGCCCGGTGGAGTGGCTGCGACGGCGGGTCACCGAGATCACCGATCTGGCGTACGCGGCATGAGGTTCGCCGAAGGCGACTACGACCATCCAGGCCAGTGGGCGCTCTGGGAGCACTCGCTGTTCCGTGCGATCAACGGCCAGCGCGGGCAGCGGGTGCTCAAGGACCTGGAGCAGGCGCTACTCGAGCTCCCAGAGAAGGCCCTCATGGACGGCGGGCTGTCCGACGGGAAGAACGTCTGCGCGGTCGGCGCGTACGTCGCGAAGAAGCGAGTGGACGCTGGCGAGGACCGCGATGAGGTGCTGGTAGACATGATCGTCCCCCTCGATCACTGGGGCGACGTGGACGGCTGGGAGGTCGAGGACAGGACGATCACGAGCGGCCAGCACGCCGGGATGCAGCTCACCATGATCGTTGCGGTTGCGGGCCTGAACGACGACCTCTACAAAGCCACGCCGGAGCGGCGATACGAGATGATGCTCGCGTGGGTGCGGGAGCGGATCCTTCCAGAGAAGGTGTTGGCATGACCTTCCTTCACTGGCTCAGGACGGTCAAGCCCGGCGATGCGCTCAAGTGGGGCGCCGTCGTCTTCGCCTACTGCCTCGCCATTCTCTTCCTGATCTCGGTCACGATCGCGATCGTGGAGCAGCACTCATGACCATAAGCCGAGTGTGGCCTCTCTTCTCCGTCTCGATCGAGCGAGAAGACATCGCGGTTGGCGTGATGCACTCGGTCAAGGTCCCCGACGAGAAATGGACGTTCGTCGACAAGGCCGGGCACGGGCACTTCTGGAGGCTCTATTCCAAGAAGCCCTCCGACATCCCCACCTGCAAGGAGGTCGTCACCGGCACGCAGTGGGTTGGCGACGAGATCGACGGCGAGATCTACGAGATCAAGGAGTGGCAGTGCAGAACGTGCGGCCAGACGATCGAGCCTGGCTATCGCCAGCAGCAGCAGCCAACTCATGTCCCTGGCCCGACCTGGGTCACGATCACGATGGAGGGTCGCGAGTACATCGTCACTCCTGAGCAGTACGCCAAGTCGGTTGAGGCGTGGGAGAAGGCCCTGCGAAAGATCAGCGGGGGAACGCCCGACTCGATCGTCTTCAGCAAGACGGGCGAACAGAAATGACGGCCGCCGAGAAGGCACGCCGGCTTCTCCCGGAGGGGCGCCTCATGATCAAGCAGGTCGATCCCGAGATCGGCAGCGGTCTGGTCGTTGCTGAGTGCCGAGGCGACTCCGGCGAGGTGTACTCACTCGGACATGATCCGACGAAGGACGAGTGGCGATGCACCTGTCGCGAGATGAAGGGCAACTGCTCGCACCTGCAGGCGCTCAAGCTCGTGGTGGTCGTATGAAGATCGGGCGTGGCGGGACCCACCAATGCGGTCAGTCGTTCGGCATGGCCTGCCATCGAATGACACCGTCGCGCCCGGTACATCCAAAGGAGGACCTATGAGTCCAGCAGAGATCGCCGCGGCGATCAGGGAACTGAGTGCGTCCGAGCTAGTCGAGCTCGGCAGGCACTTGCACGACGATGAAGGTTGGTGGGAGACTGCGGCTGTTCCTGCCAAGCCCGCACCCGAGTCTCCCGGCGATTCAGTCGCCCAAGGGCTTCCGGCTGACTACTGGGAGACGGCGGAATGAGCAGCGCAACGAAGGATGTCGACGACCTGGTGCGAGCGATCCGGGCGACTGGCACGCACAACGTGCAGTCGAACGGCGCTCACCACAAGGTGCTCGACGGAGCGGGGCACACCGTGTACGTGCTGCCCAAGACGCCGAGCGATCGGCGCTGGCGAGAGAACGCGATCCACGAGCTGATCAAGCAGGGCGTGTTCGAGGGTGATCCGAAGAAGGCCAGGAAGGAGAAGGGTCGCTTGCGACTGACCGACCCTGACGTACAGGCGATGAAGGTTGCGGCCGTCAAGGCTCGAGCTGCGAGGCTCGCGGCCGATACGGCTGTCGTCCGTGATCGCATCCAGCCGCTGGTCACGAAGATCGGGGGCTGGGGGATGCGCGAGGGCCAGGTCACCGCGTCCGAGCTCGGCATGGTGGCGAAGCACTGGGGCCGCGATCGACCGGATGTGTGGAAGACGGACGGTGCTGCGAAGTCGTCGGCTCAGAACAACATGAAGCACGCTGGCGGCTGCTCCCCGCAGGCCCTCGGCTTCTGGGATGCCTTCGTCACCGACTGGGAGCTCGCCGATGATCCTCGACGCTGGTACTTCGATCTCGCTCGGGAGATGAAGGGCTTGGCCCCGATCGAAACGAAGGTCATCGTTGGTGGTGCCGAGCTCACCGAGACCACAACTACTTCGGCGAAGCCGAACCTTCGACGAGCCGGAAGAGTGAGGACATACAGAATGGAGGGAGAAGAGAAGCATCCACTGGAGCCAGACATCGTTGTCGGCCATCTCGCACTCAGAGCTGTTGCTCTGATGGCCGCCGGACGAGAGACAATCGACATTGAAGAGGTGCTCGAAGTCGGCGAGCAGATTCTCGCCCTCGAGAATCGAGCACAAACGGAAGGAGAGGAAGAGTGAAAACGATCATCGTTGCAGCCCTGCTCGCGATCTGCGCAGGCCTGCTCAGCGTCACGCCCGCGATCGCGGGCGGTGGTGGCTACGAGTGCCACTGCGAGAAGGGGGAGCCTGGGCCTCCCGGTCCTCCCGGCCCGAAGGGCGACAAGGGCTACAAGGGCGACCAAGGCCCTCCCGGCCCTCCTGGGCAGGGTGAGCCAGGTCCGAAGGGTGATCCCGGTCCTGCCGGCCCTGCCGGACCGAAGGGCGATACTGGGCCCGGTGGCCCAGGCGGCCCAGGCGGCCCCGCAGGACCTTCTGGCCCGAAGGGTGACGCAGGCCCTCCCGGCCCCGCAGGGCCTCCTGGAGAGGCGGGGCCTCCCGGCCCGGCAGGGAAGGTAGGCAAGTCCGGCACCGTGAAGCTCAAGCCGACGATCATCTACCGCACGGAGCCGGGTCTGCTCAAGCGGATCAAGCTGCTGGAGATCAAGATCCGCAAGCTGGAGAAGTGGTGTCCGATGCCGCCCGCACCATGCCCGAAGGGCTACACGCGCAACCCGAGCGGTGGCTGCTCGCCACAGGGAAGCGGTTAACTTCGATGAACGGGAGGGAACATGCGCAAGCTGATCGTGGCGATCTTCGTCACAGCTCTGCTCGTCCCGGCAACGGCGGCGGCGCAGCACGTCAAGACCAACTCGGCCAAGCCGAACCCGATCAGGGAGTACGGCAAGTACCGTCCGAACCCCGGCCCGAAGACGTACCGCTTCGTCGGGGGAGCGCATCGGGCGCAGTAGACCCCGGCATCGCCGCCGCGCTCGACGTTGTTCATCGGGCGCGGCTCGACCAGGAGTGGGAGTGCGCTCGTTCCTGATCCTCGTCTCTCCGTGGGTGGTGGTGGCCGTCCTTCTCTGGATGTACGCCACCACCCCGGCAGGGGTCGAGCGATGAGCACCGTGATCGCCATCGTCGTCATTGCCTGGATCGTCATCCTCGCCTTCAACGGCTGGGAGTTCTGATGTCCGCTTCCGAGAAGCTGAAGAACGCCGCGCCGTGGGATCAGTGGCGCGAATACTGCAACTCAGACGTCCTCGACCTGATCGAGTCGGACGACATGGATCGTCTGCTCAACGCTCTCCCGCAGATCGTGGCGGTGGTCGAGGCGGCGGAGACGCTCCCAATGCTCTTCGACGTTGTGGGAGGTTCGACCATCAAGACTCTCAGCTTTGTGCCGCTGCTTGATGCTCTCGAAGAGGCGCTGTCGTGAGCGAACAGAACGTGTCAAAGACGAAGAACGCCTACCGCGCCGAAGGCAAGATCATCCACGTCGGCACTCCGGGAATCTTCCACTTCCCTGCATCGGGATCGAACGAGACACGATGCGGCTTCGACATGGCGGAGGCCCGTTCAACGGATCACCCGCTCAGTGAATACGAGCCCTGCGTCGTCTGCTTCGAGGACTGGGATCGGAGCCTGCCGTGACCACGGAACACAAACCACAGAATGTCTGCAAGCACGACGGCTACCTGGCCTCGACCCACTCGCGGCTCAAGAGCGAACTCAAGTGCATGAAGTGCGGGAAGGTCTGGAAGTCACGGTGAGTTCGGTCTCTTTGGTAGGCTCGCGCCGTGAAGTCGTTCCCATAGGGCCGCGCCCCTCCGATGGACTAGCTCACAGGCTGATGCTCGCCAGCTAGTTCAATGGTTAGAACACCTCACCTGATGTGGAGGAAATCCTTGGTTCGATTCCAGGGGCTGGCTCTCTCATGCGGCTGCGTACTGGGTACCGAGTCGATTCTAAACCGGCCTCGGGCGGGTTCGATCCCCGTCAGCCGCTCTTGATGTAGTCCTGCCGTTCATCTAACCTCGGAAGCCGCGGGCGACTCGGTCGGAGCAGAGGGTGCGCTCATAACGCACAGAACCGGGTTCGACTCCCGGGCCCGCTACTCGATGCGAGTGTTGCGCTTCATCCATCGCTGGTTTACGAACCAGCCGCCTGCGTCGCTCGACGCGATCGTGTCGAGCGGTCGACTGACCGATGCGGAAGCTCGGTACCTGTGGGCGCTCTGTCGGAGCGGACGCAGGACGCCGGATTGGCTTGCCGACAAGATGGTCGGTCGCAACACCCAGGAGACGGTTCCGGGCTAAGCCGGGGAGGACACATGGCGACGCCCAACCGTAACGGTGGGGCAGTCGTTCCGGTCCGCCTCACTGACATCGACATCAAGATCCGGCGCCGGCGGGGCAAGGCGCTGTACGAGGCCGCGGTCGCCGACCGCGACATCGACCTCGCCATGCGCCTCGACGCGGCGATCGAGCGTCCTTCGGATCAGGTCTACTGGCTGCCTGCGACGGCGGTGCGGAAGGCCCTGCCGTGAAGACGATCGAGCATCGACACGTCGAGCTCCCCTCGGCGAGCCTGTGCAACCCGAAGCTCACGGCAACGAAGATGGAGCACTCGTTCTGCCGCCTCGGCGACTGGCGCTGCGCCCGGATGACGCGACACCACCTCGTCCCGGAGTCCTGGTTCCTGCGTCAGCCCATGCACCTGCGACAGATCCGAAACGCGCACGCGAACATCATCCCGCTCTGCCGCTGGCATCACGATCTCGTGGAGTCGAAGCATCCGGTAGTCCGCTTACAGGCGCGTCGACTTCTGCGTGCCTCGCTGCTGCAGGAGGAGATCGCGTTCGCCATCCAGCTGCGCGGAAGAGACTGGATCGACTCGGAGTATCCGGTCGTCTGATTACCCTTCGGGCATGGATGAACACGAGGTTCGGGTCATCGTTCGCGAGGAGATCGCTTCGCTCGCAGGGAAGGCTCTACGCCGGACGCAGGACCGCAGTTACACGCGCTCGATCGAGCGGAACATGGCGATCGACGTCGCCAATGACGAGCTGGCGGAGTTCTGGGGCGAGGTGCTCTCGGAGTACGGGGACGTGATCATGGATGGCGACAAGGTCGTCGGCTGGCCGACCCCCGCCGAGTCCGTCGATATCCCCGCCGAGGCTTCCGACAAGTAGCCCATGAGCCAGCTCGAGGAGCGCGAAGAGCGCCAGGAGCTCGCCGTCTCAGACATCACCGAGGCTGAGAAGGCCCAGTTCCTGCAGCTGGTCAGGCAGGGCCACGATCGCCAGGAGGCGGCGAAGATCCTCGGCTACAAGGCTCGGCCCTGGCGAGCAGTCTGTTCGCCGTCCTCGCCTCACTACGACGAGGACTTCGCGAACGCCTACGCCGAAGCGATCGGCTCGCCCGAGGCGAAGCTCTATTTCATCGAGCGCCTGCGCGAGGAGACTCTGCGGCGAGCGCTGACCGATTCCGATCGCCTCCTGGAGAAGCTCATGCTCGTTCACGACCCGGACTGGGTGCCTCTCCGGCAGAAGGATGTGAACGTGAACATCCACGCCTACATCCAGCAGCACTTCAAGGACCTGCCCACCGACCTCCTGGAGCAGCTGCTCGCAGCGCTCGACCGGGAGGCTGCCGGTGAGATCGTCGAAGGCGAGGTCAACGAGTTACCGCCCGGCGGTAATGACGACTGACTCCTACGGTGGCACGAAGATCAAACGGCCCAGGTGGGCCATCAAAGAGCTGTGGCCCTGGGATGGGCCAGACAGGCTGTCTCTGTGGGAGCGCTGGCACGCCGATCCCAAGCGCCTCGGCCTCGAGCCCGAGCCTCTTCTATGGTGGGAGACCGACGTGGTGAGAAAGGAAGAAGAGTGGCCGCTGGCAGCGTGAAAGAACGCGAGGAGATGCGCCAGGCCTTGCGCCAGGAGATCGTCGATCGCAAGGTCTCGGATGAGGCCGAGCGTCTCGGCCAGTCGTTGAGTGCCTTCGTCAGGGAGGCGTGGCCGCACGTCAAGAAGCACGAGCAGTACCGGCACAACTGGCACCTCGACGCGATCAACATTCACCTGGAGGCCGTGAGCGCGGGCGAGATCCATCGCCTGCAGATCTGGGTCCCGCCGGGTTCGATGAAGTCGCTGTCGGTGTCCGTCTTCTGGCACGCCTGGGAGTGGACGACGCGGCCGTGGCTTCGCTACTGGTCGGCCTCGTACGAGACCCGCCTGGCGGGACGTCTCTCGGCGATGGCCCGCGACCTCATGCTGGAGCGCTGGTACCAGGAGCGCTGGGGCCCGCTCTTCAAGTTCAACCGCGACGCCGAGCACTACTACGGCAACGACCAGGGCGGCACGCGCCTGGCGACGTCACCGGACTCGTCAGGAACCGGCGAGCACGGGCACCGCATCATCATCGACGACCCGATCAACGCAAAGGACGCCGACGCCACCTCGAAGTCGACGCTTGACACCGTGAATGGGTGGTTCGATGGCACCGTCCCCTCGCGCGGTCTCGACGGAGTCCTCTCGCCTGACGGCGATATCATCGACCACGCCCGCGTCATCATCATGCAGCGCCTGCACGAGGACGACCTCGCTGCTCACGCCCTCGAGAACGATCGCGATTACGTCGTCCTGTGCATCCCGGAGCGCTACTACGCGGGCCATCCGTTCGCTTACCGCGGACAGGGCGGGCACACCTCGACTGAGGACCTCGGCTCGACGTTCGGGCCCGGAGATCCGCGCATCGAGGACGAGCTGCTGTGGCCGGATCGCCGTTCCGAGAAGGCATCGGATGCGCTCAAGGCCCAGCTGAAGCATCGCGCCGCGGGTCAGCTCCAGCAGATGCCCGCGCCGAAGGAAGGCCAGTCGCTCCTGCGCTCGTGGTGGCGCTTCTACGATCCGAACCTCTTCAACGACGTGAAGCGCCGCCCCCGCTGCTCGATGGTCGTTCAGTCGATCGACTGCCCGCTCAAGGACAAGCAGACGAACGACATGATCTCGATCCAGGCCTGGGGCTGCAAGGGCGCCGATCGCTACCTGATCGACATCCGCACGTCGCACATGAGTTACTCGCAGGCCAAGCGCGCCGTCATCGAGCAGGCGAGGTACGTCCGGGCGATGTACCCGAAGGCTCGCCAGAAGATCCTCATCGAGAACGGCGGCTACGGGCCCGAGCTCATCGTCGACCTGAAGCGCATCCTTACCGGCGTCGAAAAGGTCAGCCCAGCCTCGGAGGGCGACAAGGAGATCCGCGCCGACTCGGCTGCCGACGACCTGCAGGCGGGCAACGTCTGGTTGCCGGGGATCGGCGCCGGCGCCGATACGACACTGGGCCCGGCGGGCACCGTCTCCAAGGACATCAACGACTTCATCGAGTCGTGCGCGGTCTTCCCCCACGGCAAGCACGACGACGATGTCGACGCCTGGTCGCAGGCGATGAACTGGCTGCGCTCGCAGATCATCATTCCCGGTCGCACTGGCAGTGCCTACAAGGGGATGCGCAAGCGGGTGGCGGCATGAAGTTCCTCGGCCGCGGTCTCTCGAAGTCCGATGTGGACGCGCTCGAACGGTCGATCCCGACAAACGATCCGATCGCGCAGCGCAACCCGGAGCGCCCGCTCTACTCCGGCACCCACGAGGAGATCGAAGAGGCACTCGTGCCCTGGCTTCGGCGGCGAAGGAGAGCAGCTCGCCAACGCTCTCGTCGGTCGATCTGGTGATCGCGATCCTCGTCCCGGTCCTCGGTAGACCGCAGAACGCACAGCCACTCGTCGACTCGATTAAGCAGGCGACGACGGTTCCTCACCGCATCCTCTTCCTCTGCACGCCGTTTGACGTCGATGAGATCAATGCCGTTCACGAGACCGGCGCCGACATCCACAACGTCCGCTGGGAAGCCGGTCCCGGTGACTGGGCGAAGAAGATCAACCAGGGCTATCGCCTGACGGAAGAGCCCTTCATCCTTCTCGCCGCCGATGACCTTCGCTTCCACACTGGCTGGGACACCGAGGTGCTCCGCGTGGCCGAAGAGACGGGCGCTGGCGTCATCGGCACGAACGATCTCGGTAACGCGACGGTCATGCGCGGGCTCCACTCGACGCACCCCGTCGTTCGTCGCTCCTACGTGGACGAGTACGGGACGATCGACGAGCCCGGCAAGGTCCTGCACGAGGGCTACCGCCATCAGTGGGTCGACACCGAGCTCATCGCCACGGCGCAGATGCGTCACCAGTGGGCGTTCGCGAAGGGATCGCATGTCGAGCACATGCACCCGTTCTGGAAGAAGGGAAAGATGGACGCGACGTACGAGAAGGCACTCTCAACTCCGACCGAGGACTTCGCGCACTTCAACCAGCGCAAGCACCTGTGGTCCCGAGCAGCGATGAAAGCGAGGTCAGCATGAACGACGTCAAGATCCACGTGAAGGGGATCGAGGGATCGAGCCTGGTCGAGAAGGACGGTGTTCCGGCGGCGCTCTTCGGAGCTGTGCTCGAAGTCGACGGCCACATCATCGAGACGGCCTTCAAGATCGAGGTCACCTTCGAGGAGGGCTTCGTCACGGTCACCCCTCACTTCTACCCCGGCACGTTCACCGTCGTCTCGCACGACAAGGAGTCCTGGCACGAGTTCGCGGCGAGGATGGAGCTCGAGTACAACCAGAAGAAGACCGCTCGCGATGGACTTGGCCGGGCACTCGCCCGCGTGCTCAATGAGGATGGAGATGGGTGAGCTGATCGAGTTCCCGCTGCATCGTCGCTTCCAGAACGATCCACCACCCGACTCCGTGCTCGATGTCGTCGCGCAAACGGACGAGTGCAGCGAGTACATCCATGTCTTCGTCGAGGTGCCTGGTCGCTGCAAGTGCGGCGAGAACGAATGGACGGAAGACCACACTCTGGAGCCCGAGGGCATCGGCATCCACCACGTCTTCGACCCACCGCCCGCCTCCTGACTTCTCAGGACTGAGAAGACGGCCCGCTCCGGGGTTGGTTCGCCGGGGCCGCAAAGATTCCGAGGAGTCTTTGCACGCTGGCCAAGTCAGCTTCTCACCCACACGCCGAGCGGACCGTCCACCTACCAGTCCGGCTCGCGTGAGTGAGTTCTTATGCCCGCCCCGGGACTCGAACCCGGAAACCTCCGTTTCTGAGACGGAGTGCTATGCCGATTCGCTAGACGGGCAATGGGGCCCCGAGGAATCGAACCTCGTCCTGTCGGGTTACAGCCGAGCATGCGCCACTACACCAGGACCCCGTGGGGGCTAGGGAAGGCGCAGATACAACCGGCGAACCACGGCGCGAGCGTATCGAGGAATGGGCGCCGGCGCAACCGTGGAAGCCTCCCGAAGGAGTGTCCCGTCCGCAGTTAGCGTCGGCGCCCGCATGCAGTCTAATCCGACCCGAGGGTGTATATTTACCTCTGTCCCGTTCGTAATCGAACCGATGGAGGTTTGTGATGGGTTGGATCGTTCTCACGGTGCTCGCCGTGATCCTGTTCTGGGTTGGAATCGGTATCTGGGTCTACGCACGCAAGCGCGATGCGGTTCTCGAGGCCGAGGGCCGCACATCTTCAGATCTCATGCCATCCGGGCTCGGGCTCTACGCCGCGATCGGGGTCGGCATCTGTTGGGTCTTCATGTCCTTCTTCTTCATGGTCCACACGGTGGGCCAGCGGGAGGTGGCGATCGTCTACAACTTCTCCGGCACGATCGCGGGGAAGAAGGATCCCGGAGTCGTGACCACGTTCCCCTGGCAGCACGTTCGCAAGGAGAACGTCGGCATCCAGCACACCGAGTACGACTTTGGCGCGAACAACTCCGCTGTCTCCAAGGACCAGCAGAAGATCTTCGCGAAGCTGGCGGTCAACTACCAGATCGACTCCGTGAACGTCGTCGACCTGTACGAGCGGGTCGGGCCCTCGTGGAAGGACATCATCATCGAGGCCAGGGTGCCGCAGGTGTTCAAGGAAGTCACTGCGACGTTCCCGACGCCGAAGATCACCGAGGAGCGGGCCGAGCTGCGCGAGCAGACTCGCACGCGCCTCATCGCCGAGCTCAACCAGTACGACATCAAGGTGGTCGACGTCTTCATCACGAACCTCGGCTTCTCCGATCAGTACTCGCAGGCGATCGAAGAGAAGCAGCAGCAGGTTCAGGATGCGCAGCGTGCCGAGGCCAAGGTCAAGCAGGTCGAGGCCGAAGCTCGCCAGAAGGTCGCGCAGGCCGAGGGTGAGGCGAAGTCGAACGTCGCTCGCGCTCGTGGTGACGCTTCTGCCAACCGTCTGCGTCAGCGCTCGCTGACCCCACGCCTGATCCAGTGGGAGGCAATCCAGAAGTTGAACCCCAATGTCCAGATCATCGTCTGCCCGCCGCAGTCGGTCTGTATCCCGAACTCGGCTGTCGTGCCGAACCCAGGAGGCAACTGATGATCCTTCCGACGAACGTCGATGCTCTGCTCAGGGACATGCAGAAGCTCGTGCAGACCGCCACTCGTCTGCTCACAAAGCTGGAGGAGAAGCTCTGATGCTCACGAAGCTCCGCGCCAGCCTGGACGATCCGTGGACTAAGGGCCTCGTCATCGCGGCAGTCGTCCTCGCCATCCTCGCCATCGTCCTCCTCCTCGCCGGGTGCGGGGAGGAGGGGGCGGAGGGAGCCAGCGGCGGTTGCACCGGAACGGTCACGAAGACGTACACGGAGTACAAGGCCGGGGTCGGGATTCAGTCCGGCAGTGTCACCATCCCGACCGGAAACACGCGCTACTACATCGCCGTCAAGCGCGACGACGGCACCTACTGCTCACAGCGACTCGACAAGAGCGAATGGCTCGCCGTCACGGAAGGAGACACCTATGGGTAAGAGATTCCTGAGAGCGCTCGCGGAGTTCTTCAACCCGCGTGACTGGGTCCCCACGTTCCCGATCGTGCGCAAGCACGACCCGGACGCTCAGGGCTACCAGACGTTCGGGGAAGCGCTGCGCGGGTTCAAGAAGGACTGACCATGTGGCCCTTCAGGAAGAAGAAGAGGCGCTCAAGCGACCCACCCGCCTCCGGGATCGCCGGTGACGTCGCTGACGCGATCATCATCAACGAGATCTTCGCTCCTGGCTCGACCGCGGCTGCGCTCGGTGCTGTCGCGGATGCGGCTGGAGCAGTGGGCGGCGCGGCCGTCGATGTGGCGGGTGCCGTCGCCGAAGTCGCTGGCGAAGCTCTGGACGGAGGGTTCGATGGCTAGGGTCATGGAGCTCTTCGTGATCGTCAACGCGGCCTGCGGCATCGCGGCCTTCGTGATCGCGAAGGGGATGATCAAGCGAGCGAAGCGCAAGATCACCGGAGAGGACGAGCGATCCGGCCCTTGACCGAAGCTCTCCTTCTCGCCCCGCACGGCGACGACGAGACCCTCTTCGCAGCGTTCACGTGCATGCGCTACGGCAAGCGCATGCACGTGATCGTCTGCACCCAGGACGCCGATCCGGCGATCCGCGGCGTTCGCTCGATGGAGACGAAGAGAGCCATCAGTCTCCTCGGTTGCACCCATCACGAGTGGCCCATGTCGGCCGACGAGCCCAACTGGGATTCCGCGAAGGAATGGCTGGGAGCGTGGGCCTCCGACAAGCTGTTCGCGACGAGAATCGAGAAGGTGTTCGCGCCGGCGATCGAAGTCGAGGGCCACGAGCAGCACAATGCTGTCGGACTCCTAGCCCAAGATGTCTTCGGTGATCGCGTCACGCACTACCTCACCTATGGCCCTCGTGGAGAGCGCTCCCAGCACGGCGTGGAGGTCGCACCCCCGACGGCGCACGAGATCGTTCGCAAGCTACGAGCTCTGTCCTGTTACGAGTCGCAGATCACGAACCCTTGCTCCATGCCCTGGTTCTTCGATCTGCTTGACATGAGAGAGTGGTGGGCGGCGGAATGAGCGGTCGCGAGCTGGTTGTCACCCGTCACGCGGTCGCGGCCTACTCTCGACGGCGCAACGACGCACGCTCACTGCGCCTGCTCGCCGCTGTCAACTGGAACCCAGACATCGTGCGCAGGTCGTACGGCGCGGAGACCGCCGACAGGCTCATCATCTTCTACAACGAGCTCGAGCGCGAGATCGCCGAATGTGTCCAGTACGCGCTGGACAACGGACTCACCGAGAGGCGCAAGCCTCCAGGCTTCGTTCTCTACAGGCGCAAGCGCGATGCCTTGCCCGATGGGCAGAGGTTCGTTCGCTGTGAAGAGGACTCGCCGTACGGCTTCATCGTTCAGCGCGACCCCGGCGGGAAGGACGTTGTCCTGACGACCATCTCTCGCGTGGGGGTGCGGAAGTGAGTCTCCGCGACCTGGAGCGCGAGTCGATCCGCAGCTTCGTCGCGCAGGCGGCATCCGAGGGCTACCTGCAGAGCGCTGTCCTCGATTACGGCTGCGGCAAGCAGCCCTACCGTGAGATCGTGGAGGCGCAGCTCCCGCTGGGCGGGGTGTATCAGCCCTTCGATCAGCAGCGCTTTCCGGGGAACGTCTCCGGCGAGAACATCGGTGAGGGTGATCCACTCATCATGGAGGGGTGGGGCTCGATCCTCTGCACGCAGATCCTTCAGTTTGTCCCTGACGTGGAGGGTCTGCTCGGCAGGTTCTGGCACGTCCTGCGCGAGGGCGGCCATCTCGTGATGACGTACGTGACCAATTGGGCCGAGGTTGAGCCGGGTGATCTTCATCGCCACACGAGAGCGGGCATGGAGCGACTGCTGATCGAGTCCGGATTCAAGATCATCCAGCACACACCTCGGGAGATCGCCGCGGTCACGCTCGACGGCGAGAACCTGTACGCCGGGTACGGGGTGGTGGCCCGCGCCTGATGTGCTTCACCTGCACCCTCGAAGAGGTCACCGGGATCGACTCCCAGGACTTGGAGGATGGTTGGACGCCGGACATCGTCGCTGCCGTCCAGTGGCCTGCGGTCACCGACGACATGAAGCTCCTTGCTCGCCTGCGCTGGGTGCTCTACGAATGCACGAGCGCCTGCACGGGCGGGCCGATGCACATCTTCACCGACGACTACAACATCGAGGACTCCAACCTCGACTTCTGCGAGAAGGACACCCTCAACGACACGCACTGGGGCGTGACCGACTACCCAGACTGGCCGCTGGTGAAGGCGCTCACGCTCCGGATGATCGAGCTCGCGCGGCCGATGAACAACGCCGAGCGAGTCGTCTCACTGTCTCTGTCCTGGGGTGAGCTACAGCTCGACACGAACGGAAAGGTGGTCCGATGAGGAACTTCATCGTCTTGCGGAAGATCGACTCCAGTGGAGTCTGGCAGGAGGTCACAGCGCTGCGGGCGTGGTCTCGGAAGGGGGCGCTGCGTCAGGTCGAGGAGGCGGGCACGCAGTTCGGCCAGTACGTCGCCGTCCCGCTCAGGCAGTGGCGTGTCATGGACATACCGCTGTGAGCAAGATCGTCATCGACGTCGGGTGCGCACGCTACGGCGGCGACTACTCCATCGAGCGGTTGATCGAGAAGTTCGAGCCGGACGTGCTCTATGGCTTCGATCCATCGTGGGAGCCCGAGATGTACGACTTCGCCTCCAACCCCACTCCGGTGATTGTGTCAACCGAAGTGGCGTGGACACGGCGTGGACTCGTGCCCTTCATGGTGGACGGGCTGAACGGCCAGGTGGGCGACGCCGACTTCTGGCCGCGCCTTCGCTGCATTGATCTCGCTCGCTTCATTCGCAATCTTCCGGATGGGGACGAGATCATCCTCAAGATGGACTGCGAGGGCTCCGAGTACGACCTGCTGGAGCACCTGATGAACAAGGGCGTCGATGAGCGCCTCTCTCTCGCATGGATCGAGTGGCACCCGCGCGGAGTGCCCGATCCTGTTGAGCGCCGTGCGTCGATCGAGCGCCGGCTGCGCTGCCAAGTCGATGAATGGCTCTGGTGAGGAGTTCAATTGGCCGCTTCTGATCTCCCTGATCCTGTGCGTCCTGTTCTGGGCGATGGTGGTGGGCCTCCTGCTGTGGTGGGTTCTGTGAACGTCACGGCGATCATCGTCACCCGCGGAGACGTCGACCTCACTCCGATCCTCGATTCGCTGCCCGTCGAGTGGGAGCGCATCGTCTGGGACAACGGCTATCACGGCTGGCCCCACGTCAATCACTACAAGGACGGGAACGACTGGCGCCCGGACGGCGTGCCGGGTGAGGTGCACGATCTCTCGGTGTACGGACGCTACGCCGCCATCCAGTATGCGAGCAACGACCTGATTTACGTCCAGGACGACGACTGCGTGGTGAGCGACCCGGGCCGCGTTATGTGGCACTGGCTGAATCAGCCGAACGCCCAGGCGGTCGTCTGCAACATGCCGCCGCAGTTCCGCTACGGCTTCTACGAGGAGCACGCGCTGGTCGGCTTCGGCGCTGCCTTCCACCGAGACGCGCCCGAGGAGGCGTTCAGTACCTTCTGGGAGGCGGTGACGCTCGGGCCTCTCGGGCCAACGGGCACGGACTTCTTCAACCGCACCTGCGACGTCGTCTTCACTGCGCTCACTCCTCGCGTCCTCGTCGACGTGCCCTACGAGGACCTCTCTTGGGCGACGGCCGACGATCGGATGTACCGCCAGCCCCAGCACCTGGGCGAGCGCTCGAAGATGCTCGAGCTGGCGTTCCGGGCGAAGGACGCGACGTGAGCAGCAACCTGCGCCTCTACAACTCGGACGACGTTTGCAAGGACGGCTACCCGTTCGCCTGGCACAACGAGCACTGGCACGACGATCGTCGCTACCCGCCGATCAAGGACATGATCAGGGAGCTGAACGGACATCGCTGCGAACGCTGCGGGCATCCGTACAAGAAGGGCAATCCGGCGATCTCGGCCGGTGGTCAGTGGTCACCGTGCGACGCGGAATGCACTCACGGTGGACCTGGGCGCACCATCGAAGTCTTGGCAAAGAGTCCGCCGATCTACCGGCCCAGTGACGACATTCCAATCATCGAAGCTCAGTGGCGCATCCTTACCGTCCATCACCTGAACGGCATCAAGTGGGACTGCCGTTGGTGGAACCTCGCCGCTCTCTGCCAGCGCTGTCACCTGACGGTCCAGGGCCGCGTTGTCATGGAGCGCGTCTGGGTCTGGGAGCACACCGAGTGGTTCAAGCCGCACGCCGCTGGCTGGTACGCCTTCGACTATCTCGGCGAAGAGCTCACCCGCGAGGAGACGATGGAGCGAATGGAAGAACTGCTCGCACTGGAACGCGGCGGAGAGATCGGACCCTGCTGATGGAGCGCTCACGCGATGCTGCTCGACGCAAGAGGGAACAAGCGTTTCGCAAGCGCGAGAAGGAGCGCCTGGCGCGTGAGGCTCGTGAGGCTCGTTGCGCCGTCTGCGGTTTGGAGGTAACGATTGAGGATCGCTGCAATGACGGTCTCTACCTGCACCGGGAGTGCGCCTATGCCGAGTCCTCGCGATAAGACCCGCGAAGAGATCCTCTACGAGGAGATGTTCGGACGCCCGCCGTCCCGACTCCCCGATGATCACCCTGATGCGTGGCAGTGGGAGTACCGCGGGGGCAAGAAGGAGTACGAGGAGCTGCAGCTGAAGCTCGGTCTCGTGAAGGACGACGGCGGGCCCGTCAAGATCGACGGCCAGGAGGAGCTGTTCGGATGAGCCTGGACATCCTCTACCTCTCGCGCAACCGACGCGAGTTCACCGAGTTCACGTTCTCGAAGCTCGTCGAGAACACGAACTGGGGTCTCGCCGATCGTCTGATTGTCTACGACGACTCGTCGACTGACGGTGCCCTCGAGGAAATCCGATCTCGGATTGAAGACGTGCCCGTGCAGTACGAGATCCGCGAGCACGACATGGGCTCGCCGGTCGCCGTGATGAACGACTACATCGCGTCAACCGAGTCCGAGCGCTTCGCGAAGATCGACAACGACCTCGTCGTACCGCCAGCGTGGCTCGATCACATGGTCGACGTGATGAACGAAGACGAGAATCTCGTCCTGCTGGGGATGGAGAGCCCGTTCATGGGGCCGCCACATCTCGACTGGGATGGCACCTATACATGGACGCCCTGGAAGCACATCGGCGGCGTGGGGCTCATGCGCACCGACTTCTTCCGGCAGACCGGGCCGATGGACGTCGACGGCTACCACGGCTTCACCGGACACCAGTGGAAGTACGGTCCTCGGCGCGGCTGGATCACTCCTGACCTCATGGTCTGCCTGCTCGATCGGGCTCCGGTTGAACCCTGGCAATCGCTGTCGGAGGAGTACGCGAAGCGCAACTGGCAGCGGCGCTGGAGGACGATGCCGGTCGAGTACTCCTGCTACTGGGACTGGTTCACCGAACAGGAGGCCGCATGAGTGAAGTTTCCAAACCACACAAGGATCGCCGCGCCGAGGCGTGGTCACGGATCGACACAACCAAGACGGAGGACATGGTGCCGTCGTCCGAACTTCGTGGCTGGCTGGTCGAGTACGTCAGCCTCTTTGAGCAGCTGGAGGCTCAGGAGGGTGCGCTCAAGATGATGGTCATGGCCGCTGATCTGATCCTGGCGCAGCAGCCAACCCCGGTTTCGGGTGACAGTAACGCGATGGTCGTGGACATCAAGGCGGGGCTGTATGCGCTAGGGCGTGCTGTCAAGCCTGCTCGCGCCCTGCTCGCCTCGAATCCAGCTAGTGAACCGGAGCGTCCGCGTCCGAGATTCCCGTTGTTCTCAAGCGGCGAATCGAACACAGAGTCGGAGTCGGCGTGAGACTCGTGGCTTCGATGATCGTGAAGGACGAGATGAAGCGCTACCTCCCGCTGGCGGTAGACCACCTCCTCACCTACGTCGACGAGATCCGCGTCCTCGATGACAGCTCAACCGACGGCACCTACGAGTACCTCGAAGCGAAGGACGGGGTGAACGTCATGCGCAACCCTGGGCCCGCCTTCTTCGAGCACGAGGGGAAGGCCCGGCAGTACCTCTACAAGTGGACGCTGCAGGGACTCCCGGACTACGTCCTGGCGATCGACGCCGACGAGTTCGTGACCGATCCGACGTACCTGCGTGCCGCGATGGAGCAGGGCGCACCCGTCTACACGCTCTCCCTCGTCGAGGCCTGGGCGGTGTCGAACCGTGGCATCGACATCCGGGTCGACGGTCTCTGGGGACCGCGCAAGATCCCGATCCTCTACCAGATCATCCGGCAATCTCGAAACTGGCGGATCGCGCAGAAGCAGCTCGCCTGCGGGCGCGAGCCGGAGCAGGTCATCCAACGAGCTCGTCGCGCAACTGCCTCGGGCTCCTCGGTCATCCACTTCGGATGGGCGAACGAGGCCGAGCGCACCGTGCGGGCACAGCGCTACTACGACCACGACCAGGGCAAGTTCCATCAGAACCGTCACCTGCAGTCGATCCTCTGGGCAGACCGGCGGGTTCGGATGCGGCGCCTTCCCTGGCCGCCGAGCTTCGCCGAGCTCGAGGCCGGGCTCACGGCCGCTTCTCAGTCCTGAGAAGATCTACTCCGGCCGATCGCGGCGGTAGCCTCCGGCCAAGTGCCGAAGCCAAAGCCGGACAAGAAGGACGTTGCGGTGGTGTACGTCTACAACAGCCCGATGGGTTTTCGATACACCTGTCGCAACGACGAGGGCACGGTGATCTGGGACTCGATGACGACGTTTCGCTCGCGCTTCGATGCTCGCAAGGCGATCACGAAGGCTTGGCCCGATGCGAGAGTGACGTTCGAGGCGTGAGCTCCCCCGGCTGGTACGGACTCTTGCTCGTCGGTGTCGCTGCGTGGCGCACGTTCCAGCTGCTCGCCCACGACGACATCCTTGACCGTCCTCGCCGCTGGGTTCTCCGGATGGGCTCGGAGTGGCAGAAGCAGGGCGATCCGGTGCCCGACGACTACCGCCTGAAGCCAGCGCTCTTCCTCGTTTGCCCGTACTGCGCGGGCTTCTGGATTGGCCTGGGGTGGTGGATCGCGTGGCAGATCTCACCCTTCTGGACGCAGGTATTCGCCGTTCCTTTCGTGATCAACGCGATCGTCGTCGGTGGATCGAAGATCCTGGGCAAGGACGACGAATAAGGATGTCGTCCGCAGCCTCCCCCTAAGATTCGCTCGTGCCATGCGGGTGCGGTAAGAACGTCCCCCAACTCTCGGCTGAAGAAGTGGCCGCTCGTGCGGAGCGTCAGCAGATCGCCAGAGAGCAGCAGCTTGCGATGCGTGCGGAGCGCATCGCGGCGCGGGAGAAGAAGCGTGAGGCATCGGAGCAGCTCCGGCGCGAACGCCGTGAACGTCTGCTCCAGGTTCGTGCGGAGCGTGCAGCCGTGAACAGGCAGCAGCCCTAGTGGCAGTACCTCTTCGTCTCATCCCGCAGCGCCCACGCAGCGTCACCGCGTCCGCGGTGAAGATGACGCCGAAGACGACCTCGACGTTCCGCACGCGCAAGGGGCAGGCCTGGCAGAAGAAAGCGTTCCTCTTCTCCAAGATCATCCCCGAGCTCAACTACGCCTCGCGCTTCTACGCGAAGATGCTCACGAGGCTGCGCATCTACCCCGCCTTCCGCAATCCCTCGGACGAGACGACGCCGATCACCGAGGGCCCGCCGGTCGATCTTCTCGATCGCATCCAGGACCCCGGCGGGGGTCGCTCCGGGCTCCTCTCGTCGTACGGCCGGCTCATGTTCATCATCGGCGAGGGCTACCTCTTCGGTCGTGACCTCGACAAGCCGACCGAGCGCTGGGCCTTCGTCAACACCGAGGAGATCTCCTTCGACGGCAAGGCGATCCTGTGGACGCCGACGTCGTCGGCCGAGCCCATCCGCTTCTCACCGTCGCAGGCCGAGGCGTACAGGATGTGGAATCCGGATCCCGAGTTCTCCGGCGAGGCCGAGTCTCCGATGCGGGCGATCATCGAGATCGCGCAGGAGCTCGACATCCTCACCAAGGCCGTCGCCTCGACGGCCGTCTCGCGCATGGTCAACGGCATCCTCAAGGTTCCGGCCGAGCTGTCCTTCGGCTCCGAGGAGCCCGGTATCGACGAAGACCCCGAGGCGAACCCGTTCCTGGCCGACTGGATCGAGCACATCATCGGGATCATCGAGAACGCCGGTTCCCCCGAAGCAGGGGCACCGTTCCTGGCCGAGGGAGCTCTGGAGTATCTCGCCGGCCTCGAGTGGATGAAGACCCATGATCCGGCGACGGACTACATGGAGCAGGCGATGCGCCGGGAGGCGATCGACCGTGCCGCGATGGGCATGGACCTTCCACCGGAGATCCTCAAGGGCATGGCCGAGGCGAACCACTGGGGCGCTCGCCAGATCATGCACGACACCTGGCGCTCCCACGGCGCCGTCGTCGCCGAGCAGTTCTGCGACGACCTCGCCGATGCGTACCTGCGCCCCGCCCTGCGGGATGCGGGCTTCGATCGCTGGCGCGAAGTGGTAGTCGCCTACGACGACTCGAACGTCGTTGTTCCTCCCGACCGTACCGACGATGCCGACAAGGCTCACGATCGCGGTCAGGTGAACGATCCGGGCTATCGCACGATGAAGGGCATCCCGGAGTCGATGGCTCCCTCCGAAGAGGAGATGCGGATCAATCTCGCCATCCAGCTGCACGAGCCAGCCCTTCTGAAGGGCACGCGCTTCGAGATCGAGGAGCCGGAGCCCGCAGCGTTGCCGCCCGGCCCCGTCCCGACGACCGACGCGCCGCAGGATGCCGAGGAAGGGCCGCCAGCGCCGGGACCAGCCGGAACGTCTCGTCAGGAGTCTCGCGCCTCGATCGTCCAGGTCAACGGCGCCGCTTCCCTCGCGCTCATTCGTTGCCGCGAAGTCGCCGGCGCGAAGATCCGTCAGGGGATCCGCACCAAGTCACGCGGGGCGGTAGAGCTGGGGATGATCGACGGGATTCCGAACGCCGACGTCGCCTGCACTCTCGGCGAGGACCGGATCAGGGCTCTTGGTCTTCCGCAGCCACTCGAGCTCGTTAAGTCGGGCACCGACGGCTTCTGCTCGCTGCTTCGTTCCTGGGACTTCGACGACCCTGGCGCACGGGTGCTCGCGGAAATGCTCCTTGTGTTCGCAGCGAAGTCGCTGTATGACAAGGAAGTCCCGAAGCTGCCAGCTGGGTTCCTCGCCCAGGTGGAACGCCTGAAGGAACTGACCGAGGAGAAGATCGTGAGTCAGAACAACGATTCCCTGGCGATCATGGAGGAGATGCTCGGTGGCGTCAGGATCAAGGGAGGCTGAAATGGCCGTCGACACCAACAAGCTCTGGTACTTCACCGGACCATCCGACTGGACTCCTAACCTCATGTCCATGAACGCCGCCACGGGTCCGGTAATCGCTGAGGTCAGTTCTGCGTTCCTCGAAGAGGTGAAGGAGGAGCTGGAGAAGCGCATCGAGGATCCTGGGGTGGCTTCAGCAACGGTGTCGTCCAAGTTTGCCGTCGCTGCCGAAGAGCAGGTCGAAGCGCCCGAAGAGGGCGGCGCGATCTGGGAGGGGCTCCTCGCGATGGAGGGCGAGCCCACCAGCGATCGCCGCTACCTCATGCCGGGCGAGATCAGCCATCGCGAGCTTCCGCTGTCGCTGATGGTGATGACCGTCACCGACGAGGGTCACAAGGGCGCGCAGCTCGGCGGGAAGATCACCGAGATCTGGCGCGTCGAACGCGACGACGGTGTCACCGAGATCTGGGGCCGTGGCCCCTTCGACTCGTCCGACTTCGGCCGCGAGGCCGCCCGTCTCGTCTCCGAAGAGTTCCTGACCGGCGTCTCCATCGACCTCGCCGTCTCGGAGGTGCTCACGCTCGATCCCGATACGTTCGAGCCGATCGACCAGGAGGCGCTGGGACTCGAGGAGCTGCTGGCCGCCGACTTCCTCACGGGAGTCAAGGGCTCGATCATGGGAGCGACGCTCGTTCCCTTCGCCGCCTTCGAGGACACTCGCGTCACGGTCGTCACCGCGAGCGCGATGACCGTCGTCGAGGGAGCCAAGTGGGTGAACGATCAGGCCGAGCAGTTCGCGGCTCTGGTCGCGGCCGCGGGCCCGGTCAAGCCGCCGAAGAAGTGGTTCGAGGATCCGCTGCTCACCGAGCTCACGCCGCTCACGATCACGAAGGACGGTCGCGTCTACGGACACCTGGCCGACTGGGACGGCTGTCACACCGGCTTCCAGGGAGTGTGCGTTCCGCCCTTCCGCTCGTACACGAACTACGCCTACTTCAACGTCGGCGAGATCGAGACAGACGTCGGTGAGTGCATGCCGTGCGGGAAGATCATGTTCTGCATGGAGGGCAACGGGCACGCCTCGACTGACGAAGGAATGGGGATCGAGGATGTCCAGCGCTACTACGACGATGCGACCAAGGTCGGCGCGTTCGTCCGCGCAGGGGCCGATCGCTTCGGGACATGGCTCGCCGGCGCTCTTCGTCCAGGACTGAACGATCTCGAAGTCCAGCATCTGCGCACGCATCCACCGTCCGGCGACTGGCGCCCGATCAAGGGTGGCCCGTCCGAGCTCGTGGCTGCCTTCTCGGTGCCGATCCCTGGCTTCCCGATCTCGCGTGGACGCGCACTCGTGGCGTCCGCTGGCGGCGACATCACGGCGATCATCTCTGCGCCGCTCGTCGTCTCCGGAGACATGGGCTACAAGCGGCGTCGGCGCAAGAAGATCATGCTCGGGATGCGCCTGCACAACGCGCTCGGGGAGCGGCCTACGCCGAAGGCAGCCATCCGCCAGGCACGGATGAAGGAGCTTGCAGATTCAGGTAGTGGTCCAAGCTCACCCGTCGCGTAGCGAGCTTCACCCGCCCCTCATAGAGAGCCTCGCGCCGTTGCCGGTCGAGCTCTCGCTGCACTCGTCGAACCCTCCGAACCCGTGGGCTGGATACAAACTCGCGTTGCAGCGTGGAGTCGAACTTCCAACGGAAGCCACCCATCTGTTGGTTCTTCAGGACGACGTCATCGTCTGCGCCGACTTCCCGCTGGCGGTAACCGCGGCGATCGAGGAGCGCCCCGAGCAGGTCTTGAGCCTGTGGGTCGGCGCTCTCCCCGGCCGCACGCGCAAGGACTTCTGGATCGCCCAGGGGAAGCGAGAGCGCTGGTCACGGGTGTATTTCCGCGACATCTGTCACGTCGTCGGCCTCGTCTGGCCGCGCCCCCTCGCTGAAGACTTCCTCGAGTGGACGTCAGATCATCGTCTGCCTGGTGACTGCCGCCAGGTTCAGAGTGACGATGCCATCGTCGGAGCCTGGATGCGCCGAACGCATCAGACCGTTTGGGCTTGCGTGCCTTCTCTGGTCGAGCACAACGACGACGTCGAATCGACGATTGGGCGGCCAAGAGGTGACAAGGGCCGGAGAGCGATCGCGTTCATCGACTCCCCAGCCCCTGAGTCACAGCTGACCTGACCCAACCGCACCAGGCCCAGCCATAGCCGGTCGTGCCATTCCAGACCCCAGCAGAACTAGCCTTGCCCGACCGAGCCATGCCCAACCCAGCCCTGCCTTGCCGAACCTCACCTCACCGCACACCACCAGACCGCAGCGCAGCTCACCTGAGCGCGCCCACGCCAGAACGAACCAGAACCCGGCTCACCTCATCACGCCTGACCCTGCCGGACCGTACCCGTCCTTGCCCCAGCCGAGCTCGCCCAGCCAAGCCGAACCACAGCGCACCGAATGCGACCGCGCCGCGCCCGGCCAGACCACAGCGTGCCTAACCGAACCCTTGCATAACCGACCGCGCCATACCCCACCAGGCCTCACCTCAGCCCACCGTATCCGACCCTGTCGTACCAGGACCCGCCTTGCCGGACCCGACCCCGACCCACCGGAGCTTGGCCCACCCTGCCTCGACCAACCCGGCCATGCCACGTCCTACCGGGGCGGATTCACGCTTCCTTCGTGGTGAAGGAAACAACTGCGAAACGCCCGTACGTCGGCCGCATGTCGGCCAAGCCGATCACGCGACCCGCGAGCGTCAGGATGTCAAGGAAGTCCATCGGCGCCACGTACTCGGGCAGCAGCACTGAGAAGTCGAACGTCGCCTTCCAGCCAGCATTGAAGGCAGGCCGACGACGTGTGATCCCCGCTCTCTGGACGGTGACACGGCGTGCGTCGATGAAGTCCCAGTTCGCCTTGCCGAGCGATGCCAGCTCGGTGAGCGGTGCGATCGCCGCCTTGTAGAGATCCATCGCCGACTTCCGCGGGGAGCGCGGGTCCTGCCGGAACTTCGCAGCGTTGATCATCGCGCCGTGGACGTAGACACCGGGGATTGCGATCTTCCCCTTCTCATCGCGGTAGACGTAGCTCTCCACGTCGTCCGTCTTCTTGGCGGTGCTGCCCTTCTTCGCCGCGGCCTTCGCATCTACGGACTCTGTGTTCCATCGGTGCCAGAGGATGGGCGTCACTCCCTCGAGCGTGAACGTGCAGACGAACGGATACTCGTATGCGATCAAGCCATCTGCGCCGGGGCTTACTCCGGCGAGAACTTCCGACTGACCATTGCGTGAGCGGGCCGTCGTAGCCATGAAGTACCTTCCTCTCCGCCGGGGCGCTTTTGTCTGAAGGGGCGAGGTGCCCCGGCACCTCTCGCTGGACGTTATCACTGCTTCGGTAGTTGACGCCGTCCGACGACCTGCGTACTCTCCTCTCACCTCGGTTACCGCATAGCGGTTCTGAGCCAGCGGAGCTCCATAGGACTCCGACGCCACTGGTGTCGAGTCAGAAGGAGATCCGAAATGGCAAAGCAGACCGAGGTGGAGTCCTTGTTCCCGGCGCTTCCGGAGAGTCTCTCCGAGTTGAGCGACGACGAGCTGGGCACGCTTCTTCAGGAGCACGAGGTCGCAGCCGACCTCATCGACAAGGAAGACGAAGACTTCACGAGCGGCTTCGCAGGTGACGAGCTTCTCGAGCAGTACGAGGTCGGCGTCACGCAGATCGAGACCATCCGTGCGGAGCAGGAGCTTCGCGTGGAGGCTCAGCAGGAGTACCTCGCCAAGAAGGCCGAACTCGCCGAGCGCCGCAAGGCCCACGCCGAGGCCGAGGGTGAGGGAGACGACGAGGGCGACGGTGACGAGGGCGACGGCGAAGAGGCCGCACCCGAGGAGGCCGCTGCCGAGCTCGCCGCAGAGGACGACAAGGAAGAGGCAGAGGTCGAGGAGGACGAGGTAGTCGAGGAGGAGGAGACGAAGGAAGTTGTCGTCGCCGCCGCGGCCGCTCCGCCCGCACCGCGCAAGCCGCTTCGTCGGCCACCCTCCCCGTCCAGGGAGCGCATGGCGTCCGTCACGTCGCAGGGCGCTCCGCTCGTCGCAGCCGCAGGCCTCCAGGAGGTTCGCGGTGGCACGGTGATGGACCGCAAGTCGCTGGCCCAGGCCTACAAGGTCACGGCCACGCGGCGCGGTAAGCCGTCCAAGAGCAACTCCGGTGTCGAGGAGCGCATTCTCGTCGCCGCAGCGCACTTCCCGTTCCCCGAGGATCGCATCCTCGTCGCGGGCGACTACGAGGAGAACGCGGCCAAGATCGCCGCGAAGATCCCGAACTACATCCCGGGCCTGAACGGTCGGCTGCGCGGAGAGGCACTGGTCGCTTCCGGCGGTCTGTGCGCTCCGTTGGAGCCGATCTACACGATGCCGAACTTCGCATCGACGGCTCGCCCGGTGCGCGACGCCCTTCCGTCCTTCCAGGCGGATCGCGGCGGCGTCAACGTCCCGGCCGTCACCTACATCGCCGACATCGACACGGCGATCACGGTGATCGAAGAGGCCGACGACGCCCTCGGAGGCACGTTCGCCACGAAGTCCTGTCAGGACATGGACTGCCCGGCGTACACCGAGGTGCCGGTGACCATCATCAGCCACTGCCGTGAGTACGGGAACCTGAACGCGATGGCGTGGCCGGAGAAGATCGCGCACGAGAACGATCTCACGATGGCGGCCCACGCCCGGACGAGCGAGACGTACCTGCTCGACCGGATCAAGGCCCTGTCCCTCAACGTGACCCAGGCGGCGGTCGGATCGCAGATGAACGCGTTCGGCTCCCTGGTGCACGCGATCACGAAGGCAACGGCGGGAATCCGCTTCCGGCTCCGCGCAGACGGCGGTACGCGCTTCCGGGCTCTGTTCCCGATCTGGATCGGCGACATGCTCGCCGCCGACAACGCCCTCATGAACTTCGACCGCTACCAGGCACAGGCGCAGCTCACGTCGGCACTCGAGCGGTACGGGGTCTCGGTCTCGTACTACCTCGATCCCGTCACGGGCGGCACCTCGCAGGGCTTCGCGGCCGAGACGGCGTCGGCGCTGGACGACTTCCCGGACGACGTGCAGTACGCGCTCTACGTCGAGGGGTCGTTCATCCATGTCGACTCGGGTTCGCTCGAGCTCGGACTCGTCCGTGACTCGACGCTCAACTCGACGAACGACTTCCAGCTGTTCGGGGAGTCCTTCGAGAACGTGGCACGGCTCGGGCCGGAGCAGGGAGCCCTCTGGGTCACCCAGGACGTCTGCCCGAACGGTGTCTTCCCGGCCCTCGGGACGGCACTGACCTGCTGAGAGGACGGAGACGGGTGAGAGGAGCAATGGAGATCAACATGAACCAGACGCTCCTCTCACCCGCTTTCACGAACGCCAGCCTTAAGGAGGCGATCTAGATGGCGAACTGTGGAGTCTCCTTCGGCCTCTGCGCAGTCAGAGTGACGAGGGTGGACGCAACCGGCGTCGCGGTAGGCGGAGCCGGCAACTCGTATGTGACCGACAAGCCGATCTCGATCGGGCTCAGCCCGAACATCGAGACCGGAAACACGTTCTCCCTGCGCAACGGCTGCGGGTGCTCGATCAGCCGTTTCAAGTCCAACGACATCTTCAACTGGTTCGAGTTCACGTTCGCGGACGGAGCACTCGAGCCGGAGATGATGGCGATCATGCTGGGCCAGGACCTCATCGCCGACGGCGCTGATCAGGTCGGTATGCACTTCGGTGCGGCCTTGGAGTGCGACGAAGACGAGCCCGCTGTCGGTCTGGAGTTCTGGACCAAGCACATCGTTGGCTCGGCCCAGGACGCCGCGTTCCCGTGGGTGCACTGGGTGTTCCCGAAGACCGTGTGGCAGCTCGGCGACAACACCGCCGAGGAGGACTTCCTGCAGACGGCTCTCTCGGGCTTCTCGCGCACCAACAACCTCTGGGGCTCCGGTCCCTGGGGCGACGGTCCTCCGGATGGCTCGGACGTCGTCGAAGGTGCCTACTGGAAGACCGACGTCGACCCGCCATCGGCCTCTTGCGCCAGCGGTTCGGTCACGCCGGGTAGCTGAGTCGAGACGGTAAGGGGGTCGCAAGGTGTCCGTAACCGCGGTAGGGCCTGCCCTAGACCTTGATGGCCCCCTGCCCGTCGCCCGCCGGCACGCCCTTCTGGGTGCGCCGGGGGTCGACGTCGTCTATGACGACAGTGGCAGGTGGACCAACGGGGTGAACGTCATCGGCTACCCAGACGGGCCGCCGAAGCTGTGGGAGCCGTGTTCGACCGGAACCTTCCGTGTGAAGGAGGAAGGCGACGAGGCTCCGCAAGATCGGTTCGATCCGATCGCTGTGTACTTCCCTCTCCCCTGCTCGACGTTGGGGATGGGCGACTACGACGTGTTCGCGAAGCGTGCCGAGCTCGCGCTCGAAGCGACGCTCTCGCATGGAATCGAAGAGGCACTCGCTGGTGGAGTGCTGACATCGAACAATCCCTTCCTCGGCGACACTGGTCTCACTGCCCTCGCGGGCGGCGTGGCTGTCTCTCCGAGCGTGGGGCGCGGGTATCTCGAAAACGCGATCGGCTCGTTGACCGCTCGCCAGGGCCTCATCCATGCCACTCCCGCTGTTGTCAGCGAGTGGGGCGAGGGTCTGGGCCTGCGCGATGTCGATGAGCTGCGCACCAGGGCCGGGACGCCAGTCATCTCGGGCTCGGGCTACATCGGGATCGACCCGACAGGCAAGACGGCCTCGGGCGCTACGACGGATTGGGTCTATGCAACAGGCCCGGTCACGGTCAAGATCAGCCCGTTCGTCACCACCTCGGTCGATGAGACCGTCGATCGCTCTGACAACTCCGTCGTCGTACGGGCGGAGCGCTACGTCCTGGTCGAGTGGGATACCGCTCTTCAGGTGGGCGTCCTCATCGACTGGTCGCTGTGAGCAAGGAGATCTACCGCTGAGCTCTGGCACTGCCCCGTAGCACGCGGGGCGGTGCCGAGACGCGGAGGCGCTCATGGCAGCCGTCAAGGTCATCCGGTTTCTCCGCCGTCTCTTCGACGTCGATGACACGAACATCGGCGACCAGAAGTTCCTGCAGACCCGCCCGGCACTTCTCGGCGAGCCGGGCTTCCCTGGTGGCTGGATCCACGAGTACGTCGATCCTCCCGCTGGCGGTAGTGGGGCGGGCGCGACTGGGGCGACTGGCCCGCAGGGGCCGGATGGCATCGACGGCACGATCGGAGTCGACGGCATCACGGGCGCTACTGGTCCGACCGGTCCTCCTGGTGCGACGGGCGATGGCAATACGGGCGCGTCTGGATCAGACGGCGCGACAGGGGCAACGGGCTCTGTTGGAGGAACGGGCTCAACCGGTTCTGGATCTACAGGCGCCACGGGCGTCGGTGAGACGGGCGCGACGGGCACGAGCGGGGCTACGGGTGCCACCGGTCCTCCTGGCATGGACGGCCTCGGTGGAGGCCCAGGGAGCTCAGGCGCGACTGGAGCCACCGGCTCGCAGGGAACGACCGGGCCAACAGGTGCTCAGGGAAACACGGGAACAACGGGAGCGACCGGTGCGACGGGTCCGCAAGGTCTGGACGGTCTGGACGGTCCGCCAGGACGTACAGGCGCCACGGGCAACACGGGATCCACTGGCCCGACCGGGGTAGGCAATACGGGCCCGACCGGGCCCCAGGGCGTTGATGGCCTCGAGGGTGGCCTGGGAGGCACAGGCCCGACTGGAGCGACGGGCGTCGGCAACACGGGGAGCTCTGGCCCGACCGGGAACACCGGTACGACCGGCGCGACAGGTCCCACTGGCCCGCAGGGACTCGACGGCCTGGAAGGGCCTCGGGGAGGCACGGGCATCACGGGTGCGACCGGAGTGGGCAATACGGGGAATACGGGAACCACTGGTGCGACAGGACCGCAAGGTCTGGAGGGCCAGGACGGCAACGACGGAGCCACGGGAGCGACCGGGCCGCCCGGAGCTGCGAGCAGCCAGGGCGCGACCGGAAACACGGGCGCGACTGGAGCGACGGGCGCTGGTACCACCGGAGCGACAGGAGCCACCGGCCCGCAGGGACTCGATGGACTCGATGGAGGTCCCGGCCCGACAGGGATCACCGGCCCGACCGGTGTGCCCGGCGCGACCGGCAACACTGGCAATACGGGCACGACTGGCCCGACGGGCTCCACTGGTCCGCAAGGTCTCGATGGACTCGAGGGACCACGCGGCCTCACGGGCTTCACGGGAACGACGGGCGCCACCGGCAACACGGGCAATACGGGAGCCACCGGATCGACCGGCCCGCAGGGCAACGACGGGATCGACGGACTTCCTGGGACGACGGGATCGACCGGGGCAACCGGCAATCAGGGGAACACTGGCGCGACCGGTACGACCGGCGCGACGGGCCCGCAAGGTCTTGATGGCCTGGACGGAGGTCCTGGCCAGACCGGAACCACTGGCGCCACCGGCCCACAGGGGACAACGGGTCCGACGGGGACCCAGGGCACGACCGGGAACACGGGCAACACGGGCGCGACAGGGCCAGCGGGCACTGACGGAATCGACGGCACCCAAGGATTCACTGGCCCGCAGGGCACCACCGGTCCGACGGGGACGCAGGGCACAACAGGCCCCACGGGTGCTCAGGGCTCCACCGGCAATACGGGCGCCACTGGGAACACTGGGGCTACGGGCTCGACTGGTCCACAAGGTCTGGACGGGTTGGACGGTGGGCCTGGTGCGACAGGACCAACTGGGATCACGGGCGCCACGGGTACCCAGGGATCGACCGGCAACACCGGGAACACCGGGACGACGGGGCCGACCGGAGCTACCGGACCGCAAGGACTGGACGGCCTCGAGGGACCGCGTGGTCTCACAGGCTTCACGGGTACGACGGGCGCCACAGGATCGACCGGCCCCCAGGGCCTCGATGGGTTGGACGGTGGTCCAGGAGCGACCGGCAGTACCGGTCCGCAGGGATCGACTGGCAACACCGGAGCAACTGGGATCACCGGGGCGACCGGCGTCCAGGGAAACACCGGGGCGACGGGCAACACGGGGAACACAGGAACGACGGGAGCGACCGGGCCAGCTGGTCTCGACGGCCTGGACGGCGTTCAGGGATTCACCGGCCCGACCGGAATCACCGGCGCCACGGGTGCCCAGGGCTCGACGGGGAACACGGGCGCGACAGGCAACACAGGCGCGACCGGGGTCACTGGGCCGCAGGGCTTGGACGGACTCGAAGGCCCACGCGGATTCACCGGCCCGACAGGCATCACCGGAGCGACAGGCGTTCAGGGGACAACGGGATCCACTGGCCCCGCGGGCAACGATGGAATCGACGGTCTCCCTGGAGCGGCCGGGACAACCGGCCCGACCGGAGCCGCAGGGAACACGGGCAACACGGGCAACACGGGCAACACCGGAACCACCGGCCCGACAGGAACGCAGGGAACCACTGGACCCACTGGGCCGGCGGGGCTCGACGGTCTGGACGGAACGAACGGAGCAACCGGGAGCACCGGGCCAGCGGGAGCAACCGGCAACACGGGCGCCACTGGAAACACGGGGGCCACCGGGAATACCGGGAACACAGGGCCAACGGGCTCCACCGGCCCCGAGGGCACGCCCGGCCTCGATGGTGCTGCTGGCTCCACCGGCCCGACGGGGATCCAGGGGACGACCGGGTCAACTGGGCCCACGGGGCCGACGGGCGACGCTGGGGCTGCCGGAGCCACCGGCTCAACCGGAGCGACCGGAGCCACGGGTGACACCGGATCCACAGGCACAACCGGCAGTACGGGTTCGCCGGGCGGTGGCGTCACCATCGAGTATCTGTTCGACAACAGCACGACGAACGCCGATCCTGGCAGTGGGGATTTGCGTATCACCGACGCCGACGTGTCGCTCGCGACCAGCCTGGCCGTTTCGGACACGGATCGCTTCTCTACGAATGTCAGCGACCTCTTGGAGTATTTGGGCTTTCTCGGCCAAGTACGCATCCATAAGCGTCACGACCTCTCGGCCTGGGCTGTCTACGAGGTCGTCGAAGCCGCGGATGGAGGGGCTTGGCACGCCATTGACGTCACCCACATTGACTCATCTGGGAGCGCGCCGTTTACCAACGGTGACCTCATCGTCCTTACGTTCACACGAAAGGGAGTGCCCGGCAGCGAGGGCGCTGCCGGAGCGACTGGAGCTACTGGGTCGACCGGCAACACGGGCGCGACGGGTGCTACCGGCCCGCAGGGACTGGATGGTCTTGAGGGCGCGGTAGGGCGTACGGGCGCGACGGGCGCTCAGGGGGCAACGGGCAACACCGGCGCTACTGGAAACACTGGAAACACTGGCGCCACAGGTGCCACCGGGCCGCAAGGACTCGATGGGCTCGAGGGCGCCGTCGGTCGCACGGGCGCCACTGGGGTCGGGAACACGGGCGCGACGGGTCCCCAGGGACTCGATGGCCTCGATGGGGCTCCAGGGAAAGGCCCTGCTGTCACGATCGGCGGGAACACGGCGGGTGCCGGCGCGCTGATCTCCACCGGCACGATGACGCTCGCGGGCGGCAACGGCATCACGCTCTCGCAGGCGGGCAACGTCATCACGATCTCTGGTGGTGGCGGCGGCGGCAACTTCTCCGGCGGCGTCTCGAACCTCGGCAACACGGCTGGCTCGACCGGCATCACCGGAAGCCAGATGGTGCTGGTGGGTACCGGCGTCATGTCTCTCTCGCAGTCGACCGGCGCGAACGGGGGAACGATCTCCATCTCCGCTCCCGCGACGAGCTCGCTCTCTGCGACGGGGGCCGTCTCCATCTCGACCAACGTGAGCACGATCTCGATCGGCGCTCCCAACTCGAGCCTGATGTCGGGCACCGGACAGGTCTCGATCGAGACCAACGGCTCCACGATCTCGATCGGCGTCCCCAACGCGCTTCTCTCCTATCGCTGGATCGAGGACAGGCTGCTCATGGGTGCCACTCAGGGGATCGGCGCGAGTGCGGCTACGCAGACGACGGTGACGGCGTGGGTGATGCCGATGTCGTTCCCGAACGATCTCGCCTTCAACAACCTGCTCCTCGCGGCCCACAACTCGTTCTCGTCCGCGACGACCTCGATCTCGTCGGTCAACTACTCCTTCTCAATGGGCGCGTCGGTCGGCTTCTACACGCTGAACGACTCCACGATGTCGCTGGTCACGAGCTTCTCCAACTCGCTCGGCTACTCGAACGCGACCGCCGCGAACGTGACGAACATGAGCCTCACCGCTCGCGTCGGCTACGGCGGATCGTCCACCACGAAGTCGACGCAGGGCGGCGCGAACATGACGCAGATCATGTCCTCGATCAACTCCGTCCGGCAGATCCCGATGAACTGGACGACGATCTCGAACACGCTGACGCGCGGTCAGTATTTCGCGGTCGTTGCGTTCTCGGCGCTGACCGCTGGCGCGAACCAGGCATCGCTCTCGCAGGTCGGCTTCGTGTCCAACTTCTCCATCATCGGCTCCGCGATCAACCCGCCCGAGTTGATGCAGAACACGGCGTCCGTCACGAGTCCGTATCCGTTCCTCGGGCAAGCCACGCTGGTCAACTCCTCCAACTCGCTGATGCCGGTCAGCTTCAACACGTCGAAGATCACGACGGCGACGGCGATCGCGAACTCGACCAAGTTCCAGTCCATCTGGATGCGGATCTACTCTTCGCACTCGAACTAGGAGCGCCCTGATGAACCTCGTCAAACTCGCGGAGACACCGACCACGATCACGCTCGGCTGGACACCGCCAGCAGGTGTCGGCGGCTACGTCTTCTACGCGAACGGCGTGGCCGTCTCGACGGCCTCTCCGAACCTCAAGGACGGCACCCCGCGCGACTCGGTGAAGTTCTCCAAGACGACGCCAGGCCCGCCCTTCCAGGTCGCCGCGGTGTGCAGGCAGGGCGGAGTCATCGTGCTCGAGCAAGCGACGTACTCGGAGGCTCCTCCGCCATCCGTGATTCCGAAGTACGTGGCCGACTTCGAGACCGGCGACTTCTCGCAGGTGCTCTCCCTCCAGCAGATCACGGCTGGGCGCATGAGCGTCCTTACCTCCGGCGCTTTGGAGGGCACGCGCTCGGCTCTCGTTCGTAATGAGTTCTCCGACTACCCCGTGGCGCAGGGGCAGCGCACGGAGATGGTCACGGACGACATCAACAGTCTCATCGGCGTGAGTGGCTCGATGCAGGGGCGCGAGACGTGGTGCGAGTGGAAAGAGAAGTTGCTGCCGGGCTTCGAGATCTCGCCTGCCTGGTGCATCATCCACCAGTGGCACGGCGGCACTGGTTCGCCCGTGTTCGCGATCGAGGCCAACGGCCCTGCGCCCGGCACTCTCAACTGCGTGATCCGTGGAGGCCCGGCCAACGGCAACTACCGCATCCATGAGATCGCGGACCCCGTTCCGATCAACACGCTCCTGCACTTCCGAGCGTACCGTCGGTGGGATACGGGGCCGGGCGGTCGAACGAAGGTGTGGCTGAACGGGACTCTGGTCGTCGACGACACCGGCCCGAATCTCTACGTCGGCGGTGAGTCGGCGGCGTATCAGAAGTGCGGCATCTACCGCTCCCATGTGACGACTCCCGGCGTCGAGTCGCAACTGCTCTACGACGGCATCCGCTGGTACGACGCAGACCCAGGCTGGACGAATGCACCTCCAGTCCCGCCAACCGGAATCCTGATCTGGAACGGCGATCTCGATACCGGCGACGAGTCGCAGTACGACACCTACATCCGAAACGCGCCCGACCGCTGGCGCGTGACGACGCAGGACGGCGCGGTGACGCCGAGGCAGGGCACGCACATGGCCCGCGTCGAGTGTCGGCAGGGCGAGGCCGCGAGCTGGGGAGCGAGCCTGAGCGCAACGCTCGCGCTGCGCAACGGCCTGCCCTACGGCTTCGACAAGGCGAACAAGGACGGCTACCTCGCGTGGTCGGCCTGGATCCCGTCCGACTATCCGTGGTCAGATCCGGGCAAGCACTCCGACTTCATGGAGTGGCACGGCGTTGGCGGGATGGATCAAGCGCCCGTCCACTGGGGCATCATCGCGCAGACGGGCCGCTTCTACATCGACCTGCACCGTGATGTCGCCGGGTACACGCCGGTGTTCCAGCCGCAGTTCGAGAAACTGTCCGATCCGGGCATGGCGAACACCTGGCACGACTACGTCGTGCGCGTCCTGTGGAGTCAAGGCCCAGACGGGCGCTTCCAGTTCTGGAGGGACGGAGACTTGAAGCACGACTACACCGGACCGACCGCGCCGAAGTCGGGCGAGGGGTTGAAGCTCCAGATGGGGATCTACTGCCGCAACGGTCCGCCTGCGTCGAAGCACATCTACCTCGACGAGATCAAGCTCGGGACGACGCGCGAGATCGTCACGCCGGGCTAACGGCTGATGCCTGACTCGCTGTTCTTCGACGGCGTCGATGACTACCTCCTCTTCGACGTGGGGCAGTTCGCCGCGTCGGGGGCTTACACATTCGCCTGTGTCGTCAAACGCGCCGGCGCAGATGACAACGTCTACCAACTCGTCATGGGCATCGTCGGAGGAGCGAGCAACGGCGGCATGTCTCACAGCAGCAGCTCGCCGGGCGGCCAGTTGTTCATCTGGGACGCGACGCACAACACCTTTGCAGCCGACCCGCGCATCGGGCAGACGGACGGCTGGTTGTTCCTGGCGATCACGAAGGGCGCGGGCACAGTTCAGGGGCGCATCCACCGCTACAGTTGGGGCTCTCCTGGCTGGTTCCACGGCGACACATCCACGGTGGGTCAATCCTGCGCCAGCCCGACCCTGAATGGCTCATCGCGAGTAGGTTTCGCCGGAGACGGTCCATCGTCGCCGACATGGTTCATGGGCAACTACCTCATCGGGGGCGTGTGGGATTCACAACTCTCCGATGCGGAGATCGAGACGCTCATCGGAGGGCTTCGAGCTTGGCGCACGCTCGAGCCGAAAGAGGCTTGGCGGCTAAACATTGAAAGCGCCATCTCTTCCTTCGCGCTCAGCGGCACGAGCGTAGAGACCGCAAGAAGCGGGGCTACGCTAGACGCTGGCGATGCCCCGACAGGTTGGGTTGACAGCTTCCCGCCGGCCGTGGAAGAAGACAACTTCGATCGGGCGGACGGGGATATCGACGGCGACACGACCAGCGGTGGCGGCTGGACATGGGCATCCCCGATGCACTCGGGCGACAGCAACCGGCGCATCGTTTCCAACGCTTGTGCGGCCAATGGCTCGGCTCAGCAGTTCGACAACGCCTGCATCAACCACGACTTCGGTTCGGACATTCGCGTCTCGTACAGGATCACGACCATCGGTGGCTCGTCGGGTGACTCGTTCAACGTGTGTGTCCGTATTCCGTACTCGGCGTTCCCGGCGTCGTTCGGAGCGGCGTCCGATTACTACCGACTCGATATTTCTCAGCTTGGTGGTAACGACAACTTCTCCGTGTATCGAGTGCTGAATGGAGGTTTCACTCAGCTAACACCGGTCTCCGGCTCGGAGACGATTCCCGGAGACTGGGCGGTGAACGACGAGGTGGCGTTCGAGTGCTACGAGGAGGGCGGCGCGACCAAGCTCAAGGTCTACCGCAAGCCCGCTGCGGGCATCTGGGCACTCGCCGCGACCTACTCGGACTCCACGGTCGGACGCCCAACGGCGGGCCAGAAGGTGGCGATCGAGGGAGACAGCAACGTGGGCAGCGATCCCTCCAACTGGATCATCGACAACCTCGGGGTCGAGACTTACGGCGCTTCCGTGTTCTGGGTGGGAGCATGAGCGATCCACGCCGGATGCAGATCTATAGTTCGCACTCGAGTTAGAGATGGCGCTCAATCCGAAAATCACAGACCAGGGCGACAAGGTGAAGCTCGAATGGACGCCTGATCTCACCGGCCAGGGCTACCGGCTGTACGTCGACGGCGTTGCTGTCTCACGCACCTTCAAGTCCGATGCGAAGTCCACGACCTTCGCCAAGCCGGACACCGCCTCTCACCGCTACGGCGTGCAGAAGATGGACGTGGTGGATGCGTTGGAGGAAGTCGCGTGGCCTGCGGCTCCGCCTCCTCCGGCGGGCGCTCTCAAGTGGAAGCCCCCCGGCTATCCCGACTACGTCGGCTACACGCACATCAACGTCACGAACGCGAACGCTCGGCCATCACTTTCGACGACCACGGATTACGTCGTCCACATCACCGAGAAGATCACGGTCGACGGCGGGGTGATGTTGAACGGCGGGCGGAACATCGTCGTCATCGGCGGCGAGATCGAGGACACGACGGTGCTCACGAAAGCACAGGCTCAGGCCAATGAGCTCTGGCGGCAGATCGGTCTCTACCTTCCGAACGTCAAGGGCATCGCTCACATCGAGGGGCTCCATATCCACGGTGTCGGTTGCGGAGATGCGATCCAGACGGGATCGGGTGCAGGTGGAGCCACCATCCAGATCCAGAACTGCCGCATCAACCCGATGCACCCGGTTCAGAACATGGCGCAGACCGGCTGGGAGGGCGCGCATCCGGACGCCTTCCAGTGCTACGCGGGGCCGGCCATCTGGCGCATGTATCAGGACACTGTCATCTCGGGCGGCACGATCCGCACCTGGCAGCCCACGGAGTTCGGGCCGAACATCCAGTCGGTCGATATCCGCCGCCAGAACTGGAAGGCGCAGCAACTCCCCGGCACCTACGTCATCTGGGACGACTCGCCGCTGTGGCCCGAACACCACGAGGACATCTGGCTCTCCTACGGTGGCAGCGGCAACTTCCATCGCAACGGTGACATCACTCACGCCCAGTTCGACCCGCCGAACGGAAACATCTCGGGGGAGGCGATCAAGTACGGCGTGAGGCCCGAGGGTGACTGGGTGCCCGCCAGCATGGTCGCGCAGGGCGCGTACGTCTCACCTGGGTATCAATGACCCAGATCGCCTACGCACGTTCGTTCGACGGGGTCGACGACGAGATCAACTTCACCCTCGGCGGTCTGTCGGGAGCGTGGAGCGGCGTGACGGTCATGGCAATCGTCAAGCCGGACTCGACGCAGACTGACAGCGCATCCACGATCATCCACCTAGCCGACGCCGTGTCCGTGGTGTTCGACAAGGACTCCAATATCTTCTACGGCTTCGAGGTCGAGGACTATGACTCCTACGGCAATGACCCGGTGGTCGAGAACGAGTGGTGGGCTTTGGGATTCTCTAAGGCGGCAGGATCATCCACTGCTCGCCTGCATAGCTACCGCTACTCAACTACCACTTGGTCGCATACGAATGGAGAAGGAGGCGCCCTCCCCGACCCTGGCAGCCCGACTGCCGTCATCATGGGTTCCGACCCCGGAGGAAGCCACTACAAGGGGCTGATCGCCTGCGTTGGAGTGTGGAAGGCGTCTGCACTCTCGGATGGGAATGTCGAGACCCTGGAGGACGACATCGCGAACTGGACGGCGCTCTCGCCGACCTCCCTGTGGCGGCTCAACCAGACGAGCGTCGCCGACGACGTGCTTGACCTTGTGGGCAACTCGCACGAGAGCAGCATCACCGGCACAACCGCGACTGCTGTCTCCGATCTTCCGTTCGAGGTGGGCGGTGCTTCCGATACTCCTGCACTAGCCTGGCTGACAGGATGAGCGATCCACAGATCATCATCGGCGGCGACCTCGGGTTCCACAACCGCGAGCTCAAGCGCTCGAACGAGAGGCTGAAGAAGGGGAAGCAGTACCGCGATCTCTCGACCGTCTGCGTCATCCCCACGCGAGGCCTGATCCCCGCGCGTGTCGTCGAGAGCTGGATGGGACTGATCGCCCCGATGAACAACGCCTTCCTGCGCATCTTCGTGCAGGGCATGGAGGTCGGGGACGCCTACAACCAGGCGGTCGAGTTGATCCTCGGGCACGAACAGATCCGCGACTTCAAGTACCTGCTCACGCTCGAGGAGGACAACGTGCCGCCTCCCGACGGCCTGCTCAAGCTCTACGAGTCGATGGACGACTACCACGCGGTCGGCGGTCTCTACTGGACGAAGGGTGAAGGCGGCCAGCCGATGATCTACGGCGACCCGAAGGGCATCCTCGCGTTCCAGCCCCAGCAGGTGCAGGTCGACACCGTCCAGGAGTGCAACGGCCTCGGGATGGGCTTCACGCTCTTCCGCATGGAGCTCTTCAGGGACGAGAAGATCGAGAAGCCCTGGTTCAAGACCGTGCAGGAGTGGACTCCGCATGGAGGCACCGCGATGGGCACGCAGGACCTCTACTTCTTCGGGAACGCCCGACGCGCCGGATACCGTGTCGCCTGTGATACGCGAGTGAAGGTCGGTCATGTGGACCAGGACGGAATGGTTTGGTGACTCTCACCGATCGAATCTTCTGGCAGGAGTTTCGATACACGCGAGCCCTGTACGGATCGCGCAGACGCTGGTTGGAGGTGAAGCTCTGGCCGATCGAGCGGTTCTTCCGTAGGCGCTGCTGCGCCAAGCACGGCCACGATCATTTCGTGGGGCCGCCTATGACATGGAAGACTTACTGCCGGAGATGCGGAGCGGCATGAGCACGAAGACGCAGGCAGTGGAGAGCAACGGCAAGGACGTGAAACAGCAGATCTTCTCGCCTCGCCGCCTGGACATCGCCTGCGGCCAGAACAAGCAGCAGGGCTTCAAGGGCATCGACATCGCTGGCGACGCGGACATCGTCTGGGACCTGAACGAGATCCCCTGGCCGATCCGCACGAGCTCGGTGCGCGAGGCCTACTGCGCCCACTACGTGGAGCACATCCCGCACGAGCGACCAGGCTGGGACCGCGACGGCTGGTTCCGCTTCTTCGACGAGCTCTACCGCGTCATGGCCGGCGGTGCGACTGCTCAGTTCATCCACCCGTACTCGCGGCACGACCGTGCCTTCTGGGACCCGACGCACGTGCGCTTCATCAACGAGACGACGTGGTACTACCTCGACAAGCAGTGGCGGGAGATGCAGGGGCTCGACCACTACCCCGTCGAGTGCGACTTCGAGATCATCACGGTCGACGCGATCGGTCTCTCCAACGAGTTCATGTCGCGCAGCGCGGACACTCAGAACTTCGCGCGGGCGCACTACTTCAACGTGATCCCCGATCTGCGCGCCCTTCTCAAATCACGGAAAGGCTAGTGATGGCCGACTCCACTTCTACGCTTGGCGGCATGCAACCCGACTCCATCCTCGGCTTCATCACCGGGAGCTCGGTCAACTTCTGGTTCATGCACTCGGTGCTGAACCTGTTCAAGAACGACCCGGCCAATCGCTTCAACTCGGACTGGCTGCTCGTCTTCGGGCCGTACATCCACGCGAACCGCAACCAGCTCCAGGACCAGTTCATGGACACGGGGCGCGAGTGGCTGCTGTCGGTCGACAACGACATGGTCTTCACGCCTGGTGACGTCTTCGCGCTGTACGACGAGGCTGCGAAGCGCGGCCCCGGTGTGTACGCCGGCACGTACGTTCTCGAGAACGGATTCCAGGTCTGCGGACTCTGGAACGACGACGAGCCGATGGTCTACCACAACCTCGTCCAGCTCCCCGAGAAGCCGACCGAGATCGGCGTCGTCGGCATGGGCTTCACGCTCATTCACCGCAGCGTCTTCGAGGCGATCGGGCCAGGAGCGTTCTGGCCTGTCAACGAGCAGCGCTCGACCGGAGAGGACTTGTCCTTCTCCTGGCGCGCACGCGAGGCGGGCTTCACACCGATTCTCGTCCCAGCCTGCAACCCAGGCCACCACAAGACGATGGTGGTCTACCCGCATGGCTCGATCCGCAACGCGATCGGAGAGGACATCAATCTCGTCGAACTCGACGAGGAGCTCAAGGAGCTCAACCGCGAGATGATGGAGGAGGTGAAAAGCTAATGGCTGCTTACAATCCAGCTGCCCTCGTGCCTGCGATGACGTCGGTCACTTCGACCGCGGCGTACCAGACCTCGACGGCGGCGAACACGGGCGTCCTGCGCACGATCCACGCGCAGAGCTCGGCGGCGTCACACTCGATCACGGTCACGGCGGGTGGTCAGGACGCGGCGGCGACCCGTCTGTTCGATGCGTATGCGTTGACGGCGCTCGTCCCGGCGATCTTCAACGGCTGGTGGGTCGTGCCCGCGACCGTCGTGTCGTGGCTCGGCTACAAGTCGGATACGGCAACCGGGTCGATCGTGATGCTGACGATCGGTGGCTACATCTATAGCTGACAGTTCAGGTATGCTGCCCAAGTGGGTGACGAACGCGCTTGGGCAGCAGGCCTGTTCGACGGCGAAGGCTCAGTTGGCTGTTACGGAAGACCGGACGGCCGGAAGCGACGAGGGAGCTACTGGCACATTCGCCTCAGTGTTGCCCAGCACCACGATCGCGAAGTGCTCGACCGCTTCGTCGCTGCTGTCGGAGTTGGGAAGGTCTACGGCCCGTACCAGGGCCACAAGTACAGCGTTCAGGTCGTCGGGAAGAACGCCGAGATCGTCATCCAGGCGATCTGGCCGTGGCTCTCTGGGCCGAAGAGAAAGCAGATCGAGGCGGCGAGGGCGAAGTTCGAGGCACGCGGAGAGTCGGCCAAGGGTGGCCGCGTCTGTCCTCCCGACTGCCAATGTGGTCGACACAAGTGGAAGACCGAGGACGTGTTGCCGGAGATTCAGCTCAAGAGAGAGAAGCAACGTGAGTACCAGCGCCGCCATCGAGCGAAGGAGAGACATGAAACACCACACGCCTGAGCGCTGGTGGGCGATCAAGATCCTCCGTGAGGAGAAGAGGTTGACGTACAAGCAGATTGGGGATTTCTTCGACCTCTCCACCGAGAGAGTTCGGCAGATCTATCTTCATCCCCAGCCTCCCGCTCGACCTCTGGGTGGGAACTATCTCTTCCCCTCTGGACGGCACGAGTCAGAGTCATACGCCTTGGGCGTCTACCCATTGATGAGGCGCCATGACCACCATCTCTAGGGAGAGCAACGCGGTCAGCACCGTGACGACGTTCGACACGGACATCGTCGTTGACATCGGCTGCTGCAGCTATCAGCGCGGCACTCGAGTCGAGGACTCGATCCACACGCTCATCAAGCGCTTCAAGCCGTCAGTCCTCTTCGGCTTCGATCCTCACCCCGGTCTGCCGGACGCGGTGGGTCAGGTGTACGGCACCACCGTCATCACCTCGCGGCGAGCTGCCTGGACGCACGACGAGGAGGTGGGCCTCTGCCTCCAGGGCAACTGCACCCATGTCGACCTCGATGAGGAACAGAGGGCCAAGGCCTTCGACATCGCTGCCTGGGTCAGGACTCTGCCCGAGGCTCGGATCGTGCTCAAGGTCGACGTCGAGGGAGCCGAATACGTGCTCCTGCCGCATCTGATTCGTCATGGCCTGATGGACAGGTTCTCACACGTGCTGGTCGAGTGGCACACGGGTGAGTACGCGAACGGGCACGAGTCCGATCGCGACGAGATCCTCGCTGGGATCCCCTGCCCGGTGGAGGTCTGGCAATAGACCTCACGGCCTTCAGTCAAGCGCACGGCCACGAGAAGTACGACTGGTACTTCCCCTTCTTCGACGCGTGCCTGGACTGGTACGACGTGAACCGCTTGCTCGAGATCGGCGTGAGCAAGAGGTCTCTGGTCACCTGGCTGGAGTGCTTCCCTGACGCCGAGGTCGTCGGCCTCGACACCGAGCCGAACGGCCCGACCAACACCGACGACATCGCCGGCATCGAGAACGACCGGCTGACATTCGTTCTGGGAGATCAGACCGACGTCGATCTCCTGGAGTCTCTCGGTGCTTTCGACGCCATCTTCGACGACGGTGGCCATCACTCTCGCCAGCAGATCGCGAGCTTCATGACGCTCTTCCCGCGCATGAACTCAGGCGGCTGGTACTTCATCGAGGACATCCACTGCTCGTACATGGCGGGCTATCAGGACGACGGCCTCACCACGATGGACTTCATTCAGTTTCTGCTCGACGACATGCACTCCCGCTACATGACGCCGCCGGGGACACAAGAGTGGCCGATCAGCGAGGTACGCTTTGTCGATTCCGTGGCTGCCTTCCGACGATCATGACCGAGCTTCGCGAGACTGATGGAGTCCCGATCTGGCTCCCGAATCACCAGGAGCCGCATCTGGTGAAGAGAGAGCGCCGGGCCTACGACTCAGAGGACGACGGCGGTCAGGCGAAGGCGCTGATCGAGACGGGCCTCTTCGAGACCGGGTCAGGTTTCGTGTTCCGCTGCCCGCTGTGTGGGCGTCAGGAGCGAAACGACCAGAGGATGGAGCCCATGTGCACGGGGCCGGGTTGGACGGACGATCACCCGCCCGAAGTAATGGTCTGCGTGGCGTGAGCTACACGCTCCACGTCGTCTCCCTCCCGCACACGACGCTCACCGAGAAAGACGCGCAGTGCGCGTACTCGATGAAGGTGCTCAAGTTCGTGCCGATGATGCAGGACCAGGGCTGCAAGGTCATCCTGTACGGGCCCGACCAGATCGACTGCTCTCCCGACGAGCACGTCGTCGTCACGACCGAGGCTGATCGCCTGCGCTGGGGATACGGAGGGCCCACGGGCTACGACACCACGAAGGCGTTCGAGTGGGACGGCTCCCAGCCGTACTGGTTCGAGTCCTGTCAGCGAACGATCGACGCGATGCGCGAGCGCATGCCGAAGGATCGGCGCGGGCACTACATCTGCCTCGCGACGTCCACGCAGGCGGCCATCCCGGATGCGGTCGCAGGGCCGAGCTGGAACGCGCCGATCACGCTCGAGTGGGGCGTCGGCTACATCGGGGTCGACATGCGCTCCTGGCATGCCTACGAGTCCTACGCCTGGATGCACCAGGTCTACGGTATCCGCAACATCGGCGACGGCCGCGCCTTCGACCAGGTGATCCCGAACTTCTTCGACGTCTCGCAGTTCTCGGTCGCCAAGAACCCGAGCGCCGACTACGTCCTCTTCATCGGGCGCTGCATCATGCGCAAGGGGCCGCACGTGGCCGCCGAGATCGCGAAGCGCATCGGTCTGCCGCTCGTGGTCGCCGGGCCGGGCGCTGTCGAGGCTGGCGGCGTCCTGCACACACAGGAGGGCGTGCCGATCACGGGCGAGGTCGACTACGTCGGATCCGTCGGGTTCGCCGAGCGCAACGAGCTCATGTCGAACGCCGCCGCGACGATCGTGCCCACGCTCTACATCGAGCCCTTCGGTGGCGTCGCTGTCGAGGCGATGCTCGCCGGCAGTCCGGTGATCGCATCGGACTGGGGCTCGTTCACCGAGATCGTCACGCCAGACGTGGGCGCACGCTTCCGCACGCCGCTCCAGGGCGCCGCGGCCTTCGAGGAGGTTCAGAAGTTGAAGCGCCCGGCTATCCGCAAGGCAGCGAAGGCACGGTTCTCACAGGAGGCCGTCGGGCCGATGTTCATGCGCTGGTTCGACCAGCTGGACCTGCTCTGGGAGAAGGGATGGGATCAGTGACGGTCGCTCCAGTGAATACGGCGGGCTCGCGCATCTGGACGTGCGATGACTGCGGCCAGAGGTTTACGTGGACGAGCGCGAGTTACTGGTTCGGGTCGTACAAGGATCTCGATGAAGGGAACTGGTCGACGGTTCAGGTCTACTGCGGCTGTCGCCCGATGCCAGAAGGCGAGAGAGTGCGCGAGGTGGAGATGTGACCAAGGTGAAACTAAAAGTGGTGAGCATCAAGACCACAAAGGTCGATACGCGCAAGTGGCCTGACGACTTTCGCGGCTTCGGCACGAACGTCCGCCCGAAGAAGCAGAAGTGAGCTTCGACGAAGCCGAGTGGTGGGCGGACTGCGCGAACACGCTCCACGAGGAGCAGAAGCAGCTCGTGTACGCGACGCGCATGGGCCTGATCGCGAACTGGTCATGCGCGCATCCACCTGAGTTCGACATCGAGGGACGCTCGGTGCTCGACATCGGCGGCGGCCCCGTCTCCCTCCTACTGAAGTGCGTGAACCGAGGGCGCTGCGTGGTAGTCGACCCGAGTGACTTCCCACTGTGGGTGTTCGAGCGCTACCGCCACTGCAAGATCGACTTCTGGCACGGGCCGGCGGAGGAGATCACCGACGAGAAGCTGCACTTCGACGAGGCCTGGATCTACAACGTGCTCCAGCACGTCGGCGACCCGGCCGAGGTGATCGAGAGAGCTCGCAAGCATGCGAGCACCGTCCGCGTCTTCGAGTGGATCGACATCGACCCGTACCCCGGTCACCCGCATCGTCTCGAGCGCGAGGGGCTCGACGAGTGGCTTGACGGTCACGGATTCGTCGCCCAGCTCAACGAACGTGGCTGCGTCGGGACGGCGTACTACGGCGTGTTTCAGGGTGCGCTGACCGACTAGCGGCCTACAATCCCGCTCCGGTGGACGTTACTGCCGGACTTCCCTTTGAGGCCGTCTTCGAGTCTGGTCTGACGGGGCTCGTCCCTGGAGTCGAAGTGGCGATCATCGACAACGTCGGAAACGTCGTTCTGGCAGCCTCCGGCGTCGGCATCACCGAGCAGGTAATCGACGGGAATCCCGACACGGGAATCTACGCGGTTGTCCTGACGGCACCAGCCAACGAGGGTCAGTACACGCTCGTGTGGTCGACGGACGGCTCCTTCGATCAGGAGACCGTCACGGTTGAGAGCCTGGTGGTGCGCGAGCTCGGCACCGTCCTTCCCCCGATCGGCATCCCTGCTTCCGGTGTCTCTCTCGGGCCGTGCTCGATGTGGGCCGACATCAATGAGATCGGCACCTGTTGCCCCGTCGTCACGGAGGGCGTGGATCCGTTCGTCCTGATCGCCACGCTGACGTCCGCGATGACTGCCGCCTCAGAGGTGCTCTACCTCGCCTCCGGCAAGCAGTTCGCCGGGGCCTGTCAGCGCACTGTGTACCCCAGCCAGGGGGAATGCGTGTGCGGCATTCAGATCCTCTCTCGCGGGTACGTCATCCAGCAGGATGGTTTCTTCAACAACTGCTGCAGCGTGAAGCTCCCCGGAACGGTGCGCGAGGTCACCGAGGTGACAGTGGACGGCGATGTCGTCGATCCTGACGCCTACGAAGTTCGGGAGCGCCGCCACCTCGTGCGCATCGACGGAAGCCACTGGCCTTGCTGCCAGCAGGAGTGCGCTCCGCGGTCGTTCGCAGTCACCTACGTCTACGGGAAGACGCCGCCCCAGATCGGGGCGAACGCCGCGCTCGCCCTCGCCTGCGAGATCTACAAGTCATGCCCGATTTCTGGCTCTGCCGACTGCGCTCTCCCCACCGGTGTGACCCGCGTAACACGTCAGGGGATCACAATCGAGCGCACCTTCATGCAGCAGGACGCTCACGGCGTCTGGCGCACGGGGATCGCCGCTGTCGATCTCTTCCTGAACACGGTCAACCCGGCGGGAATCTCTCGCCGCGGGACCGTCTGGAGCCCGAGCTCTTCGGCGCGTTACGCGCGGGGCGCATGAGCTCCGTCGTCATCTACGAGCGCGCCCTGAATCGGTTGCTCTATTCCCGGACCGGGACAGTCGGAAGGATCATCGACCAGAAGGCCGACGCAATCTTCAAGAACGCAGAGCTGAATATCCAGGAGACGTTCGAGTCGCGAACGGGAGATCTCGAAGGTGGCCTTCGGAAGATCCCGAAGGAGAGCCGGACTGGGTACCACGTTGTCGTCGGCTCGGGGGCTACGCACCGGGGTTTCCCGTATGCGAGGGCTCTTGAGACCGGGATCAACCCGCTCACGGGCGCCGCTATGAACTTCAAGGAAGACAAGGCCTTCATGGTCCCCGCTGTGAAGCGGGCTGGTTTCCGTCTGCGAAAGGCCTAGATGGCTGACATCGGCGATCTCCAGCTTCTGTCTCAGGCGCTCCTCGATGCGTGCGCCGAGGCGCTGGACACCATCCCCGCCTGGGACGCTTCGCTTCTTGGAGCACCGGATCGGCAATTCGTCTCTGCGGGCCTGCCGGTCTGGGACTGCTGCGAGCAGCTCGTCGTCCACGTCGTAGGCCTGCTCGAGGGCGACACGAGCCCTGGCGGACTGCCTTCTGGGAAGCGTGGCCTGTACGGCCGCATCAACCACGTCCTGCTGAACGCGACTATCACTCGCTGCATCTCGACCGGCGTGGAGTCACCCGGCGGGGCCTACAGCGCGCCCTCCGTAGCGAACCTCTCGGCGGACGCTGTGCAGCACAACGCCGATGGCTGGGCGCTCTGGAATCACCTCTACAACCTGCAGTCGTCCGGGCTGTTTCTTAATCTCTGCGACGAAGTGTTCTTCGAGGGGATCACGTCTGCCATTCCTGCAGGGGGTTGCGCGGGATGGGTCGTGGCCGTTCGCGCATACCTCGGCGGCTACAACGAGACCCTCACTACCTAGAAAGGAAGTGAATGGCTAAGGACCAGGCACCAGAGAACTTCGATTCTCTCTACAACGGGAATCGTGCATTCATCCTCGGCGGCGTGACTTTCCACTGGGAGCCGTTGCACTGGCGCGAGTGGGGTGCAACAATCGACGCCCGCGCTGCCGAAGAGGTGGAGAAGGAGAAGAAGCTCCGCGCCGAGCTCGAGCGCCTGAAGGGTGTTGGGGTGCCGGATGACGAGGCCGAGATCCAGGCCGACGAGATCATCAACGATGAGACTCTCATACAGACGTACGAGAGGCTCGTCGATCGCGCCGTGATCTACGTGCTCGACAGCGAAGAGGAGAGTTTCCGGGCGGTGGTCAACGACCCGGACAAGAAGGTCACGATCGCGCAGCTGAATGCACTTCTGGTCTGGCTTCAGGAGGTCCAGACCCCTGAGCGCCCTACGACACCGCAACCAACCTCTTCGTCTGGGGCTGGGAAAACAGGAGCTACCTCGCCGGCTGCATAAGCCTCCAGGGCGGAGATGCAGAGGCCATGACGCTCAACCAGTTCCTCGATGCTGCCTACGCCCTGCTGGTCGATGAGTACCGGCGTCTCGGCTCGGGCCTGGTCGAGGCGCTTGATCGGACCCGCGAGTACGCCGCGGGGTATCGCATCGAACCGCTTACCGCCAGCGGTAACGAGGGGGCAGCCACGCCAGTCCGCAAGCAGCCTGATCTCACTCCCGAAGAGCTCGAGAACGAGAGGATGCTGGCCGCGTTCGAGTCGATGATGGGTGATGTGAAGTTCTGATGTCCGAATTCGTCGCTGGCGCATTCGTCGATGTCAAGCCAGACGCCAAGGGCTTTCGTGATGACCTGAAGAAGAAGGTCAACGCCTCGATCAAGAGTGCGGGGACGTTCAAGGTCCCGATCGAGTTCGACGTCAAGTCCTTCAAGAAGAAGCTCCAGACCGAGGCACGAGGTGCGAAGGTCAGGATCCCGATCGAGGTCGGAGGCAACGTCGCTGATCTTCGGAAGGCTCTCAACGCCAAGATCAGGTCGGCCACGGAGGGGATCAAGATCAAGGTCCCTGTGGAATTCCAGCAGGCCGGTGCGGGGGCTCGTGGTGGACCCGGCAGCGGGACTCCGGGCGGGGGTGGCACGGGGCGGGCTGGTACATCCAACACGGCCAAGCAGACCGCGCTGGAGAAGGAGCGGGCCAAGGTCCAAAAGACCCTGATCGACCTCGACACTCGCGCCTCGGTGACGCAGGACCTGCTCTCCTCCTCCACGGACAAGAACATCACGGTCGAGGAGAAGGCGCAGCGCTTGCGTGACGCTCGTGTGGCTGCCAGCGCCTCCGTGCGGCAAGCGACAACTCAGCTCGCTGCGTCCTCCGCCATTCTCACCGCTGAGCAGCGCAAGGGTCTGGAGACAGCGAAGGCCGAAGCAGTTGCCGCTCGTGCAACCGTAATTCAGAAGCAGAAGGACCTCGCCACTTCGGTCGCTCAGAGCAAGGCCGTCAGCACGGCCACGAAGGCCAGGGCAGAAGCCACGGTTGCGTTGCAGGTCGAGGTGAGGAGCCTCACCAGTCTTAACGCTCTGCACGCGATCGAGAATGATCTTCTCGCGACAGAGGCAGCTCTCAAGAGGGCCACCACCAGGGCCCGCGAGCTCGGCCTCACCGCCGAAGTCGCAGAGAACCAAGCCCTCTTGCGCAAGATCGAGCTGCAGAAGGCGGCGATCATCACCCAGCGCAACGAGATCAAGGGTGAGGGCAAGCGCCTGACCCAGCAGAAGACTGGACTCCGCGGAGCCGCGGCCACCATCCTTTCCCTGCTAGGCCTTCGTGGCGCGACGCTGGCCGCCAGCGGCGCGTTCCTCGGTGGTGCGGTCGCAGCTGCGACGTTCACAAAAAGCCTCGCGGCGTTCGCGGGCTTCGAGCGCGAGCTCAACACCTTCCAGGCGATCACAGGAGCCTCGGCCGAGGAGATGGAGCACGCCTCCGATGTTGCAAAGCAGCTCGGCGAGGACATCCATCTGCCGTCTGTCAGCGCTGCTGATGCCGCGTCGGCAATGACCGAACTCGCCCGCGCCGGGCTTGACGTGACCAACTCGCTGAACGGTGCTCGCGGTGTGCTTGAGTTGGCGGCCGCCGCACAGATCGAGAACGCCGAGGCGGCGACTCTCGTGGCGAGCGGCCTGAACGCTTTCCAGCTCGAGGGAGAGGACGCCGTCCACGTCGCCGACCTCCTGGCCAATGCGGCCAATGCTGCCCAGGGCTCGATCTCGGAGATGGGCGCCGCGTTGCAGCAGGCGGCCGCGATCGCCCACCAGGTGGGCATCTCACTCGATGACACGGTGGGGATCCTCACGATCTTCGCTCAGCGCGGCCTGCGCGGATCGGACGCTGGTACGTCGTTCCGTACCGCGATGGCGCGGCTCATTGCCCCCACGAAGAAGGCGGGTGAAGTCATCGACCTGCTCGGCCTGCAGATCCGTGATGCCGAGGGCAACATCCGGCCCGAGGTCTTCGCCGACTTCGGTAAGGCCACCAAGGATCTCCCGCCAGCGCTGCGTGACATGGCCGCCGAGATCATCGCGGGCCAAGATTCCATCCGTGCCTTTGCGATCGGCGCCAGTGCGGGTGAGCGCGGCCTTGAGCGCGTCCGGCTCCAGATGCAGCAGGAGGGCGCTGCGTCTCGTGTCGCTTCTGCTCGCACCAAGGGACTGGCCGGGGCCTTTAATGCTCTCGGATCGAACGTCGAGACGCTGGGCATCACTCTCGGTGGTTTTGCGGCAGGGCCAGTACAGACCACTACGCAGTCCCTGACCGACATGGTCGGTGTATTGAACAAGCTCCTGGCGGGTGACTTCAGTGGGTTTGCAGAGGGCCTGGAATCAGGATTCGACAGGTCGGTCGAGGGAGTCGACGCCAAGATCAAGGGCATCGACTCACTCGTGAGGGGTATCGGCACGGGCAACTTCGACAAGATCAAGGAGGGCCTGTCAGGGATCTTCCAGGCCGTGCCGAAGGACCCAACGAAGGTCGAGCTCCTCCTGGAGGCTCTGGAGAAGTTCCAGACCCTGCGCCTGCAGGCATTCGACGTCGGGATCGACATCGGGCCGATCACGCAGCAGCTGAAGTTCCTCCAGGGTGAGCTGAAGAAGGCGAAGATCGACGCCGGTCTCCTGATCCCGGTCACTCCGCTCGAGAAAGCTCTGTTCCCGCTCAAGCAGGCCTTGGCCACAGCGAAGGAGATCAGGGCTGAAGCTCTCAGGGCGACCGGTGGGAGGCCCACCGACGCGACCAGGGATCTCGACAGGATCATTTCTCAGGTCAACGCTCGCATCAAGGTCACGACCCAGGGCTTCAAGGCCAACGTCAAGGAAGCTCTCTCGGGCAAGGATCTCGCGAGGGGCTTCCATCAGACGTTCCAGCTGATCGCCGAGGAACCCAAGCTCGCCACTCCGGAGACGCTTGAGGGGATCGACAAGCTGATCCGCAAGATCGGGAAGGTCCCGGTTGGGAGCGCCCCAGCGTCGCTGGGTAAGAAGATCGTCAAGTCCCTGCAGCTCGCGATCAACGCGGCTGTCGACGCAGACGACCCCGAGCTCGCTGCCGCTCTTCAGGAGAAGGCTAAGAAGATCGCAGCTCTCTTCGGAATCTCGCTCGCGGAGGCCTTCAAGAGCATCAAGGTCCCCTTGACGTCTGACGACGTTGCGGAGGCAGTGCTTCCCGAGCAAATTGCTGGGCTCCGTGCCGAGGCGTTCGGGACTGTCACTGAGCAGATCGCTGCGAAGGAAGCAGAGCTGGCGGGATTGACCGAGGGCCTCAAAGGTGTACGCAAGGGGACGCAGGACGAGGCGGACATCCTCCAAGACATCATCGGCGTCCAGGGCGAGATCAAGTCTCTCAAGGAGGACGCCGGCTCTGGCGCAGACGCGATCCTTGACGCCATTTCCGGCAAGGAGCAGCGGCTCCTGAACCAGCGCTCGCTCGCGGAACTGACGGAGACGTTCGACGATGACCTCAAGGCCGAGCGTCAGCTGCGTGCTTTCTACGTCAAGCAGATCGAGATCATCCGCAACACCATCAAGGACAAGGAGAAGCGCAACGACGCTATCGCCGACATTAAGCAGAAGCTGTTCGAGCTCGACCTCGACATCGTCGGGACGATCAGCGACAAGGCCGACAAGATCTTCGACGATGCTGCAGAGGCAGCCGCGGAGACCGTCTCGCTCCAGGACGATCTCAACGTCGCGAATCGCAAAGTCCGCTTCTGGGAGCGTCAGGTGAAGATCGTCGAGGGTCTCGTCAAGAAGCGGAAGGCCACCGTGGCCCAACTGCAGGCGGCCCAGGACAAGCTCGATCAGGCCGAGGAGGACGCGAAGCAGGCTCGCCGGGACAGGCGTCAGCAGCAGCGCGAGAACCGGCAGGAGCGCTTCGACCTCCAGATCCAGATCGCGCAGTCGAACGGGAACATCAAGGCCGAGATCCGCTTCCGCGAGGCTCAGATCAAGAACACCCAGGCGCTCATTCGCCAGACCCGCAAGGGCTCACTGCAGCGGCTGCGCTTGATCGCCCAGCTTCGCCAGGAGCAGTCGGAGCTGCGCGATCTCAAGAAGGAGAAGGAGGCAGCCAACGACGCCCAGGCTGCGCTGTTCTTCGAGTTCCTGCAGCGTCAGCAGGGGTTCGCAGCCAACCTGCTCGGCAACCTCATCCCCGGATTCGCTGCCCGCGGGCTCGTGGGCACAACTTCCGCTCCCGGCTCCACCGCGGCGGGGGCAGGGGACTTCTTCGGAGGCCCGCCCAACGCAGCTGAGATCAATACGAAGGCCTCCTCGAACGCTGCCATTGCTTCCTCGACGGAGCGCAACGTCCGCCCCGTCCAGGTGGACACCACGAACACCATCCTTCGCCAGATCCTCTCGGAGCTGCGCGGGCGTCGCACCAACCCCCCGGAGATCGGGCGTAACAAGGCTGAAATGAGCGCCTCCTTCGACACACTCGGTGGTGTGTAGTGGCTGACGTCGGCGTCGTCTACACGCTCACCACCCCGGGGACGGACATCACGTTCAACCAGTTCACCGACCCCCTCACCGGTCAGGACCAGTACTACATCACCACGATCCGCGGGCTCGAGTCCCCGGACATGCGCACCCCGGTTGACCCGGTACCGCTGGGGGATGGAGCGCTCATCCACGACTTCTACTACGGGGCCCGCCACATCGCGATCGAGGGCCTGATCCTGGTGACGTCCACGATGGTGATGAACGACATCGTGGAGATCCGCAACGACATGACGGACGATCTCGTGAGCGCCCTGGGGGCGATTCTGAGGGCGGACGGAACGCTTGCCTTCACCCCGCAGGGAGGCTCCCCAACGTCCTACACGGTGCGCTATGAGGTGGGGCTCGAGACGACGCACGGGGACAACTACACCTCGCTGCAATTCTCCTTCGGCCTGATCGCAGGTACCCCGTGAGCGACCTTCAGGTTCATCTGGATGGCGTGGACTTCTCGGGTTGCGCGATCGAGGGAAGCGCCACCCGCCGCCTCAATCGTCCATCCCAGGCCCAGATCAAGATCCCGATGGACTGCGCGGCCGGTTGCTCGGGGCCTGGCCAGAGGCTCAAGATCTCCTTCGACGCTGGCGCCTCCCTCTTCTTCCACGGCATGGTGATGGACTGGGAGCTCGACGGCGGCGAGGACATGGGCTACATCACGATGAACGCGATGGACCCGATGGAGCTGTGGCTGCACCGTGTAGCGCGTGACGGGCCAGGCTCAGCGGATCCCGGTGACTTCTCGAATCCAGGCATGTTCACCGGTCTCGACTACACGCCCACCGGGCCGGCGATCATCGAGCAGATGCTCCTGCAGTCGTTGGACGATTCCGATCCTCAATTCGGAGACGGGTCGCTGTTCCTCGATCTCGGCTCGTTCGCCACCGGAGGTGTCCCGTTGGAGGCCGGTCCACAGGACTGGCCGATGACGATCGCGGAGGTCGTGAACCTGCTCGTCTCCACCGGAGAGGTGGACGTGATCATCACTCCCAGTGACCCAGGAGGCGGGATCATGGGCACGGTTGACGTCTACAACGGCGCCTACGGAACGAATCTGTCGCCCTACGGGGGAACGGGGACAGTCCACTTCGAGTACGGAACGGGCGCGAAGAACGTGCGCGCCATGCGCTGGAACCAGGACATGTCGAACGTCTGCAACAAGCTCTGGTACTACGGCGGCCCAAAGATCGCGACCATCGCTGACCCTGATGCGATACAGCACTGGTGCTGGAACATCCAAGGTGACGACTGCTGCTTTACGGGCACAGACAACCCCCCGCACTGTGTGTGCGTGAGTCCGAGCTCCACTGAGATGCAGGCAGCGTGGGCAAGCATCGACGCTTGCCGTGGTGATAGCCCTGATCCTGCCCCCGGCACTTCGCGCGATGTCTACGGCGTACGGATGGAGGTCCAGATCTTCGACGCAGCCTCCGACAACTGCATCGGCAAGGGCGGCTTCGACGTGGAGCGCGACCTCTACCGCTGGAACTGGCTGGCGGAGTCGTGGGCTCGCTGCAACCCGCGCTCGCTCGTTCACATCACTCCCACTCGAGGAACGGCGATCGGCGCCTTCGACATCGGCGACATCGTGGGCGTAGAGATCGGCTCGGGGGTCTGCGGAGGCGCGGCAGGAGCACAGCGCGTCTACGAGTACACGGTCTCCTGGGGCGTCGACGGCCCCTTCGAGCTCAGCGAGCTGCAGACATCCTCCGATGCGGGGATCCCATCATGAGCCGCCCCATCTACGAGCCCTCGCTGCAGCGCACGGACGCGCGGCTGGGGTACGGGAGCGCACAGCTCTTCCGTCGGCCGCCGAGGTTGTCGACGATTCCATTCGGACTGGTCCAATTCGAGGGAGAGTTCGACTTCGTCAGTGACTCATACCCTGACTGGAACTGGGGGCCAGCCGATCTCACGTCTCTCTATACGAATGATGACGCAACCTTCGTGCTGGACGGCAGCGGCGCGTTCATCTCCATCTTGGCTGGCTTCTATACAGCGGGCCTTCACATGAGGTACCAGGTCGACGGGCAGTTCCTTGACCTACCGCCGCAGGCTGGCACGACGCGCACGAACCCAGGGAATCTCGGGAGCAAGATCAAACTGGAGATCGCCGGGACGGGGGCGGATCTGGATTTCGACTACTACGTGGGTGAGGAGGACTACGAAACCAGCGCCGAGTTGGGCGCACTCGGTCTGTTCGATATCCACCTTGGTGGAATCGTCGGCGCTACGTTTGACACAATCGCCTACCCCACGATCTTGTCCAAGGATGCCCTGATCGGTCCCAACGACACCGGCTCCTTCCCCGAGAATCCTCCGGTCTACTCGGGCTCGATGTGGCTCGCCAGACTGGGGACCTTCTAGTCGTGACCCAGACGACTGCACAGGTCCTGTTGACGGTGATCCTTCTGGCCGGTGCCGTCATCTTCGTGCTGCTCGGTGAGACCAACCTCGCCATCGGTCTCGTCGGTGCGCTCGCCGGGCAGGGTGCCAGCGCGGGCGTGCGCTCGGCGGTGAACGGGGCGAACGGGAAATGACTCTCGCGTCTCTAGCTTTCGGTCTCGAGCTTCAAGAATGGGCGCTGCTCGTCACGGGCGTGTTCGTCGCGGCCGAGATCAGTGGCTTCTCACGCTCGGGACGAACTGCTCGGAAGGACAACGCCGACCTGCGCGAGCGCAACGCCACGCTGGAGGGCGAGGTGCGCACGCTGGAGGAGAAGGCGTCGTCCCAGCAGCGCCAGATCGACATGCTGACGAAGCAGATCGACGAGTTGAAGGAGCGCAACGTGGACGCGCTCTGGGCGGCGTACCGCGAGCACGACCAGCGCGTGACCGAGGGACACGCTGCGCTCGGTGCCACCATGACCCGGCTGGCGGAGAACATCACCCTCCACGAGGACCAGGCATCAGGACGCCACCGCGCGATGCTCGTCATCCTGGAGCGAATCGCCGAGAAGGTCGACGGCGGGGAAGCATGATCGACCTCTACCGCACCGGCATGTACCTGCGTAAGCCGGGCGGCAACGTCGAGGTGCCGGTGGAACAGAAGGCCGCCGGCATGGAGTGGGCGCTGCTCAACATCGGCGGCGACGTCGGCCGCGACCCGACCGTCTGGGATCACCAGCGCAAGCTCTACCGACAGGCGGACGTACCGATCGGCCCGTGGATGCACGTGCGCTCGATGGACGACCTCACCTTCCTGCTCGGTGTGGCAGTCGACTGGCAGGCAGACATCATCGGCCCGAACGTGGAGGACGTCGTCGACGACAAGCTCTCTCTCCAGGAGATCGGCGGCTACCTCCTCGACTTCTGGGTGAACCCCTACGGGAAGCCCGTCCACATGGCGACCTTGCCCTGGCTGCAGAACGGGCAGGGCTGGCAGTACGTCGCGTTCGCGTATATCGCGCTCGAGCTCTTCCCGCTGGAGACACCGCTGTACCTGGCCGAGTACGAGGCCTGCATTCAGCACGCCTTCAACGAGGGATGCAAGAAGGTCACGCTGCTCTACTCGACGACTTCCCCGCGGTCGACCTATCCGCCCGACATCGCACACTGTCTCTACACCGCCGACAACGTGACCAACTGGCCGGACTGGAAGGACACCGTCCCACAGCTCCCGCCGAAGCCCAAGGAGGACCCACCCGTGCCCCCGAACCCGCCCTCGCTCACCATCAAGCAGTTCCCGTACACCGGGCCGCTCGTCGTCGGTGACACGAACCGCGATACGTGCAAGGGACTGAAGCGCGGACTGATCCGCGGTGGGTACATGGCCCTGGCGCTCGGCTCCGAGACCGACGACTTCGGCCCTGAGCTCGAGGCCGCGCTCAAGAAGCTCCAACGCGACAAGAACATCAAGCCTGCCTCCGGCAAGTACGGCCGCGATAGCTGGCTGGCCATGCGCTCCCTGCACGTCCCGGCCGAGTCGCCGAACGCTGGCAAGTACGCGATGGACGCGAAGGCGCTCGCCTATGTGAAGCTCGACACGCTGAAGATGTGTTACCCGCATCCGAAGGACGCGCTCTCGGAGATCTGTCAGGGCCCGCACGAGACGGACGGGCTGTACGGCAACTGGGCGATCGACTTCTGCGCTCCCGGTGGCACGAAGGTGCTGGCGGTCGAGCGGGCCACCATCCGCAAGCTCTCCGGGCGCTCGCCGTCCCAGGGCTGGTACGGACCTGGCGTCTTCGGCTACTCGATCCACTACGAGACGCCGGAGGGCTACCGCTACTTCTCGACGCACTACGGATCGCGGTCGAAGCTCACGGTCGGTCAGGTCGTCGAAGTCGGGCAGGTGCTCGGGACGGTGGGCCACTGGCCAGGAGATCCGTCGCGCTCGCACACGCACCTCGGCGTCACCTCTCCGTTCGGCGAGGCGGATGCGCGCAAGCACATCACGGCGGTCTCGGAAGCAGTGCATCTCGTCGCCTGATCGTCCGGCTGAAATCTCATAATCCTGGGCGCTAGCTAGCGAAGGAGGAGCATGAAGGTCGACCAGTACTTCAAGGCGATCGTGGCGCTCGCGGTGGCAATCATCGCGGCGCTCGTGACCGCCCTGGGAACGGGCGCGACTGACTTCTCGGACATCGACACCCAGACGTGGCTCATCACCGCGGGGACGATCCTCGGATCGGGCGCCCTGGTCTGGTGGGTCAAGAACATTCCGGGTGTCGCTGGCGGCATCATCAAGGGCGTCGTAGCAGGACTGGGGGCCGCGATCGCGACCCTCGTCACGGCGCTCGATGACGACGTGCTGTCACAGGTCGAGAGGCTCACAGCTCTGTCAGCGTTCCTGGTGGCGCTCAGCGCCGTCTACCAGGTCCCGGGCCCAGACCCAGAACCCAACGCCTAGAGAAGTACGAAGGGCGCCGGCAGTGGGAGTACCGGCGCCCTTCGTGTGCCCAATAACGAAGCCCCGAAAGGATCCGCGCTACGAGACTACCCGGAGCCCCCGCTGTCGCATCCATTCAGCGGCTGCTGTGAAGCCTCCGAGGCGAGCTGCCAGGTAGGCGATGGTGTCTCCCCGCTCGGTCTCCAGATAGCGCCCCAGGGCTGCACAGGCGTCCTTCTCAGCCCCTTCGACGAGTCCGTGGCACCCAGTTGTCCCTGATCCGCAGAGGGCTACGAGGTTCGCGCGCACGTCATCTCCTCCCTGCGAACGCTTGAGCACGTGGTGGACGGAGAAGAGGACGTCGCCGCAGATACAGCATTCCTCGAACTCGAAGTGCATCCGGCGGACGAGCTCGGGATCGCGGATGCGCTTTTCGCGCTTTGGATCAGGAGTCATTCGGGCGCGGGACCGGCCGATGGATTGCGTCGACCCCGCATCTCGTGAACAAACCCGCGCCCGAATCTTTCAATGGCAGCCGCCGCCTGCCCAGTGGTGACGCATACCGTGGGTAATCCCCCACGCGCCGGCGAGCGCTTGCCCGAGCGTCGAGTACCAGGAGGCCGACTCGGGAGGTACGCGGAAACCGCGAGACCGCACGTCGTCGACAGCGTGGCGGTAGAACCCTGACCACGTGCCCGGCATGAACTGCAGCCAGCCCCCGACGCCGGAGCCCTGAGAGTTCGGGACCCAGCGTCCGTGGCCACCCTCTGAGGCTGAGCAGGAGAGGAGCCATCCTTCGGTGCCAGGATAGGCACGTTGGACTTCCTTCACCGCCCGGTGCCAGGCGTGGTTTCCGTCCCTCACCTCGAAGTCATCCAGGGTGAGAGCTTCCATCTTCTTGAGGTGAACGATCGTCTTCTGGCGTTCCGCGTATGAGCGTTTCGCCCAGACGTTCGCGAGGTACCTGGCGTCGGCACAATTACGAGGCCTGCGCCAGTCGGGGAGTGAGGCCCCCCGCTGGATCGTCCAGTGGACGAAGCGGCCTCGATAGAACGAGAGGCCGAGGTGGGCGTAGGGACAGCCAGACTGGGGAGCCGCACGAACGTCAGGGCGTGCGGCCTGTCTGGCTGGCCTGTCTGGCTTCTGCTCGGCGGACGATGCCGCCGGGACGATCAGGGTAAGAACAATGGCGAATACGATTGTTTGTGCAAAGCGAATGACACCTTCTCCCTGTTAGCTGACGAGGCCTCGCGGTCATGAGGGGACCGCGGCTTGCAGGTGGGGTCTTTCGTTGTTCGGTGAATCCTGTCAGGTGATGTGGACGGACGGCAATGGTTCGACCGTCCTTTTGTGCCTCTCGATGATCTCTGCGTACGCGGCGTTCGCGCCGGCAGCGCGGCGAGCTCGGGTTCCGTCGACCTTCCACGAGACCTGCTCGACCACGATCTCCCGGATCACTTCCTCCGGACAGCCTGCTTCACGAAGCTCTTCCTCGAGCGCCTGGGGGTCGGGGTAGTCCACGCGGGTCGTCCCCTTGAGCTCCACCTTCCCCACGCCGTCGATGTGGAACGTCTTGGTCGCGAGGATCTCTGAGCGGTAGCGCATCGCTTCACGCAGGACGCGCTCGGCGTCCAGCACCTGGTCCTTCAGCTTCTTCAGATCTCGGTAGGCGATCGCGATCTCGCGCTCGTCCTCGAGGTTGACCAGGACGCCTGACGCAGGCAGAACGAGGGCCGAGCCCATCTCGGCGACCTCGGGTCCTTCAGCGGCCACGCTTGATCCCGAAGTCACGCCCCTTGATCTTGGCCATGCGTCCGTCGGGGTGATGGAAGACGATGCCCTCCCAATCGGTCTCCGAGAGGAAGTCTTTGATGCCGTCGAACGACCGATCGAGATTGCCGACGCCCTCCGCGAAGTCGTGGCGGACGAGCTCGTGCTGGTCGAACTTCTCCGGGTTCCCTTGCACCTTCGGCCCAACGAGCTCGTACGTGCCCTCGTCGAGCGGCTCGGTGCGGCGAGCGATCGCGTCTCGGTACCACTTGTCCTCGGGCCCGTAGCCGACGGCGACCCAGCCGATCACCTTGCCGGTGTTCATGTCGTCGTCCACCTGCTGGAAGCCCTCCGGCGGCGCCTTGCCACCACGCAGCTCGAGCCGCTTGAAGAGGTTCCCCTCGACGTCGACGTACACGGCCGTCCCGTCGTACTTGCGGATCGCGTTGCCCTCGCCCACGAAGACCCACTCGCAGCCAGGAGTCGGGATCGGCAGAACGCGGCTGCGGTCGCCGTCCCAGTCTCTCTCGAAGATGGTCGGAATCTTCTTCATGGTGTGGAGAAATGGATTCGCCGAGCCCGCATCTCCCTTTCGTCCACTTCCCTTACTGACTTTCGGGTCCCCCCTACAGCCAGTCCGAGAAGCATCAACCTACCGGGGCGCGGTTTTCGGCGCTCGGGGAATCTACCACTTCTCCACCATCTGTCAAGCGGCCTGGAGCCCGCGGTTGAGGCGCTCCTCACACAGCTGCCGGCCCTGCTCGTAGGGGTGGTAGTGCGAGCACTTCTTCCACACTGGGCGACGCTTGAGGATCGCGCGGCGGATCGACTCCAGCATCGGGTGATGACGGTGGCAGAGCGTGAGCAAGTTGTCGTCCTCGTCCGTTCCACCCTCGCGGCGAGAGACGATGTGATGCACGTCAAGGACGGCGGAGCACTCTCCGCCGAGGAAGCGACCGCTACAGCGGTGCTGATCGCGCTCGAGGACGCGATCCCGGATGTCTTCCCAGCGCTCTGGCATTGCAACTCACGCTGCAAATGATGCCATAACACATCGGATGTCGGCGTCAAATCAGGGAGTCCTGTCCAGGAGATATCCCACTTTTCAACTTCCGGATGCAGTTGTCACAGGCGTACACCTCGATCGTTTCACGCAGGGAGATGTCGGAGCCGCCGCGGCGGGTAGAGCTCATGTGCGCTTTGCGCTCCCAGCCCTGGACGCGACGCCAGGTGTAGCGCGACGTCGGATCGACTGGCGTTCCGCAGTAGGTGCAGGGGGCGGTCATGTCCATCGAAACCCCTTTCGTCGGAAGAGTGGACGGGCAGCGCCGGGCACCTTCTTCATCTCCAGCACGCCCTTCTCGACGAGACGATGGACGTGGTAGTGAACGCTCCCCTTCGACGAGAGCCCCAGGAAGAGACCGATCTGGTCGTAGCTCGGGCTCGTCCAGTACTCCGTCCAGTACGAGTCGATGAATGCGAGGAGCTCGGCTTCTGTGCGCGTCCCGATCACGACTTCGTCGCGAACTCTTCGAGGCTTGGCTGCGCGGCCTTGGTGTCCTGGGTTGTGATCTTATTCGAGAGGTTCTTCAGGTCCTGCACCAGCTGCGGATCGTCGGCGAAGATACGCGCGACCAGCAGCACGCAGTACACGACGATCTGCTGCCTCCAGGTGACGTTCATGGGGTCTCCTCCCAGGTGATGATGTGGAACCGGTCGTCGAGGATTCCAGCGATGAAGGGCCCCACGATGTCGTAGGAGAGCTGGCCGTTTCCACAGCCCGGCCGCGGCACGACGCAGATTTCCCAGTCCTCGCGATCGGCCGCCTCCATCGCCTCCTTGCACGATCGCTCGATCAGAGCGAGGTCGGCGGGCTGGTGCCAGTGATGCTTCACCGGGAAGGTGATCAGGTCCTTCATCCCGACCCAGTTCTTGAAGCAGAAGACGTGGTTGCCGTTCGCGATGATCGAAGCTCCCACGGCCAGCGGCAGACCCGGCCAGAGGTCGGCGGCCTCCTTCGCACAGCCCGCGCCCATGACGGCACGCCCGTCCTTGCGCACAAAGCCGTTCGTCGTGATCGCGATCGCGCTCGCTGAGTACTCGAAGAGATCTCCGTAGACGTCGATCATGCGGGCCTCCCCTCGCAGTAGAGCTCGATCGGGATGCCATGCTTCTCGGCGAGGTCGACCATCATCGACGTGCCACTGGATCGCCCATCCCAGAAGGCGATACAGAGATCAGCGCCGATGACCGCCATGCGCTCGTTGCGGATGAAGCCAGCGCGCTTGCCGTAGTAGTCCCAGTCGGCCGGATGCTCCTCGACCAGGAGACCGAGCTTGGCGGCCTCTTCTCCCGCGATGCGATCGGCCCCCTTCGCCTTCCCGTGGACGATGACCGTGTCCGTAGGCAGGTCGAAGAGACGGTTCGCGATCGCCTCGCGATCCGTCCAGTCTCGGGATCCGCAGACGATGACTCTCACTTCCCCGGCTTCGCGTGGGGAGTCACTTCGGTAGCGATCACGCCTGCCAGCTCTTCGCGTGTGAGCTCGGGCTGATAGAGCAGGCCATAGTGGATGTCCTTGAGTATCCCTTCCAGGAGCCGCTCCCGATCGTCGCGCTCTACGGTCCTCACCTCGTACCGCTGTATCTCGTGAGCGAGTGCTGCTCGCACTCTCTTCACTTCGTCCTCAAGATCATGCAGTTGCTTCGCGCGATCGCGGTCGGCCTGGCGGCTGACCTTGTCGGCCTCGTCACGACGAGCTACTTCCTGCGCGCAGCCTTCGAGCTTCGCGGTCAGGCGCTCGAGCTCCTCGACGAGGATCTTCACCTCGCTCGTCGACAGGACGCTGCCGTGACGGACGCGCTCCACGAGGAAGCTGAGCGTCATGACCCCGCCGGCAGCGCGAGCCGCAGGTCGCCGGGCATGACGCCCGTCTCGTACACCTCGTTCAGCTGGGGAGCGATCCACTCGCCGACGGTCTCTCCGCCAGGGAGCATCGTGTACGCGAGGAACTCGTCCTCGAACGTCGCGATGCCTGCGTCGATGGCCTCGAGCTTCGCCTTGATCACGAGCAGGAGCGCTCGCCAACGCGATCGCTGTGCCTGCTCCCAGTGCTTGGTGATCTGCTCGGGCGACCGCCAACGTCCGGCGGGCGACTTGTTGAAGTCCTCGCGCGGCGGTACGTGTACGCGGAAGCGCACCTGCCGCATCTCGCCGGAGCCCTCGTTGTGGACGACGAACGCGATGACGGCTTCCTCGCGGTCCCAGCCGTACATGAACTTCGAGGCGCCGTAGCGCTGCAGGGTGCGCTCGATCTCCGCCCGAGAGCGTTCGACCGAAACGGATGTCTGATTCGCGTACGCCATCAGAAGGTGCGCCCACAGTGCGGGCAGGTGGTCTTGTCCTTGCCGGGCGGAAGCTCACCGATCGGCTCGCCCTGCATGGCTCGACGGGCCTCGCGCATTTCCTCGCGCTTCCAGTCACCGGCCACAGCTCGAGAGATCAGCTCGTCGCGTTGCGCTGGCGGGAGGTAGGCGACTTCGGAGATCACGGTCATGTGCAAACCTCGTCGTCGAGCTGGAGGGACGTGCTTCGCCACCGACTTGTAGTTGGCGAGTGTCTGCGGCGAGTGCGGGAACGATGCCTCGATCTGAGCGAACTGCTCGCCGAACACGTCCTCTCCGGTGTTGAGGAAGTCGCCGACCCACCACGGGTATCCGCGGCCGAGGCCGCCGAGGAAGCGACCGAGGTCCTCGTACTTGTCCCACGTGAGCCCCTCCGGGTTTGTGATCCGGAGGGACGTGTCGGAAACAACAGCGCCGGCGGCTTCCAGCGCCGAAAGGTCGGTCGAGGGCAAAGCCCTACTGCCAGGTGATCGTCGTCTGAGTCTCGACCTTCGGGGACAGCGGCTGCCAGTAGCGCTCTGCGACGGCGACGTAACTCGCGGTCGGACTGGCGTCGTCGCCGAGTGAGCTCAGGGCACTCTTGACGTCTGAGGCGGTGACGTTCTTGACCTTGCTCCACGGACCGTCCTTGGCCCGCTGCTCGAGGATGACGTACTCGCGCTCTGACGTTCCCTTGTCCTTGTCCGACTCCGGCTCCTGCTCCTGCGGCTCGGTCGGCTCTGTCGGCGCGAGCTGGTCCTGCTGGATGGTGCTCATGATGGGACACTCCTTGGTCGTCGGGTCGGCGAGTAGTCGCCGAGGCCGTAGTGGGCAGCGAGGACGCTGATCACGATTCCTCGCACAACTGTGCGCTGGTCGATGGCGGCGGTCATGCGCAGCTTCAGGTGCAGCGACTCGTCCACCCTGAGCTTGAACTGCGGTGCCATCTTTCGGTAGGGCTTCCCGGACAACTCCCACTGAAGCCCGAAGTACTCGGCGAGGATCGACCCGGCGACATCGTTCAGAGTCACGTTCTCTTCGGACGCCTCCTGGTCAAGGGCTGCTCGCAGGTCATCTGGGAGAACCTCGTTCAGGATTAGAGCTCCTCGCGCCATCGGAGTAAATCTACTCCTTACACCGGACGACGCCGAAAGCTCACCCCGAAGATGTTGTACGCCATCATCTCGATCTGCCTGCGACGCACTGGCTCGATGTGCTTGGTGACGAGGCTGTCGACGTGGCGATCGAATGCTGGTCGCATCGTCCGAGACAGTGTTGTCGCCAGGCGCCCGTTCGCAAGCGGGATCGTTTTCTGCGTGAGTTCGACGAGGAGCGGCTCAGCCTGCAGGCCAAGTCGCTGCACGTAGGGGATGAACGTCTCGTCGCCGAGCGGCTCCGGCAAGCCCTCGTCCAGGGCCCAGCGCGGTGGCTCGGGACGCAGGCCAAAGTCTTTCAATCTAGGCATCGGGCTCCAGTGTCAGAAGGGAGAGCTGCTGCAGACGATCCGCGATCTGATCGCAGTACTCGTCCGAGAGCTCGATGAGCAAGGAGTGCCGTTCGAGCGAGCGAGCGACGAGCGCGGTCGTCCCGGCGCCGGCGAATGGATCCATGACGATGCCTGCCCGGAAGTCGTCGTGGCCGCAGTCCGTCCAGCCGACCGTCTTCGGCGGATGGGCGTCGCGCCAGTCCTGCATCTTCTGGCCGCCGAGATCAGACGTCGTCTCATGCCAGTCGTAGGAGTGCGGCTTGTTCTTCTCAGACTCGGGCACGGGCTCCGTCTCGACGATCCGCTCGCGCGGGGCCCCGCACGTCCGGCATACCCACTCCGGGCACCCCGCGAGGATGCAGCGGCGCGGCAGCTCCTCGGGGAAGGTGGCGAAGTGGGCCTCGGGATACGGCTGCGTCGGGATCGTCCACACCGAGCGGATGTTCTTACCGCCAGCGGTAGCCAGGAGCTTCTCCCTTGACTGCGGCTTGATCCAGCCGGTCGACGTATTCGTCCCCTCGTACTTCGGCACGGTCTGCTTGCCCCAGCGTTCCCAGGCTGCGGGCTCAAGGACAGCGTGGCGATCGAAGTAGTAGCGAGATCTCTTCGCGAGCAGGAAGATGTACTCGTGAGACGTCGTCGGGCGATCGCGCACCGACGAGGGCATGGCGTTCGGCTTGTGCCAGATGATGTCCGAGCGCAACCCCCAGCCATCATCCTGCAGCGCGAAAGCCACGCGCCAGGGGGTGCCGAGCAGCTGCTTGTCGACGTAGCTGTCACCGAGGTTCAGCCAGACGGTGCCGTGAGGAGCAAGCACGCGCCTGACTTCCCGAAAAATTTGCACCAACCTGATGACGTATTCAGCAAGAGTGGTCTCGAGCCCCACCTGACCCTCGGTGCCGTAGTCGCGCAGCCCAAAGTAGGGCGGGCTGGTGACGCAGCAGTCGACGGACTCCGGGGGGAGCTCGCTCAGAACCGCCAGCGCATCACCCGCGTAGAGAGTGAGGTCGGGGTCGCTGAGTCGAGGCTCCATTCTTCTCAGTCCTGAGAAGCTCTCAGCGTGATCCTCGTCACGTCCTCTTCATGGCCGCCGTAGCTGAGTGAGAGCGTCTTCACCTGGCGATCGTTCTCGATCATCCCGCCGATCTGCAGGCCGTCCAAGACGGCCTTGGCGTAGTTGTCGAGATCGCCTCGGAGCTTGCGCTTGGCGCAGAACTCGATCATCACCTGGCAGTCGGCATTGCCTATCACTGCGCTCGATGCACGGCACGCCCACGCGACTCTCTCCTCGTAGTCGCGCGTCCTCTTCGGCTTGAAGAAGCGGCCCTGATTCGTACGCACGCGCTCCCAGGCGACCGGGCGGCCGGGGACTTCCAGCTGAATGACTTCGCTCATCTCTGCTCCAGAACACGAACCCGTGCTTGAAGATCACGTACCTGCTCGTTGAGATCCTTCCAGCAGGCGTCCGTCTTGCGGACTCGCTCATGGCAGCCAACAGTCCGGTCGTGAACGAGGAACAAGATCGTGAACGCTACGAGTCCAGACACGAGCAGGAAACAGAATCCACCGAATCCAAAGATCCAGTAGTTCCTCTTCACAACTCTTCCATCAGATGGAGAAGCCCGGCACGTTCACCGGGTGCTCGACCTCGGAGATCATGTCCTCCAGCTCTGGGCGGCGTTTGACCAGAGACCGGCGGAGACGATCGAGGTGGATGCCCGTCGCCTGCAGATCAAACTGCTTGAGCTCTCGCAGCGCCTCGACGTAGTCGGTGACCACTTCCTGGGTGAAGTCGGACTCGGCCTGCCACTGCTCGCTTGCATCCTGCGCGAGCTCAAGACTCGAGTGCATGATCATCCGCGTCAACTGCAAGAGCACAACCCAGGTGAATCCGAGAACGGCCAGCAGGATGAGCGAGTAGGTGGCGGAGTAGGCCAGGCCTGTGATGAGGAGGATGGCGTTCCCGAGACCGACCATCGCGATCACGAGCCATGCCTGGCGATCGAGGGTGCGCAGATCCGTCAGAAATATCCTCACTCCTCTTCCTCCGCCAGCTGCCGATCGAAGAGCATGGACATCTTGCTCATAGCCTGGGCCATCTCGGGGCCACTCTCGATGTTGTTGTTGAGGATGACCATCGGCCGGCAGACGAGCATGAATGCCTGCTGCTCCGAGAAGCCAGCGCCCTGGTACGCCGTGTACCAGGCGAAGTAATTCTCGGCGCCGGCGATGATCTCTTCATTCTCCTGCTGTTGGCTGGGGATAGGCAGCTCACTCATCGCCGACCTCCGAGAACATGAACACCTCACCCTTCTCGGTCGGCAGCGGCTTCAGCCCGCGCACCATGCCACCCTCGATGATCGCGATGCAGGTGCGGCCGGGGATCTTCTCCCACTGGTCGACACCGAACGCTCGCAGGCATCCGGTCACCCAACGGTGGACACCGCCCGGCGTGGTCTCGACGTGGCGCTCGGAGTCTCGATCGTTGTAGTCCAGACAGAGCGTTCCAGCTCCCTGCCCGGAGCCTCCGTAATCGAGATCGAGGATCCCGGTGAAGATGCCGTGGTCCTCGTAGCCGAGGAACGTGCTGCGGACCTTCGCGATCCGCTCGGTCTGTGTCTCTGTGACGGTCATTCCTCCTCCTTCGGTTCGTTCAGGAGAATGCCGAGCTGCTCCTGGAGAATTTCCTGCATGAGCTGGGACGCCGTCTTCGATGCCCTCTCGGCGAGGATGAAGACCGGCACCCCGTAGTTGTCCTCGAGCTCTTCGCGCACAGCCTCCATCACCCTCGTCGAGCGGTTGTTCTTCGTGAAGGCCTTGCGCATGAAGAGGGCGGTCGGGTATGCGAACTCGGCCCGGTAGCCCGTGTCGCACACCAGGACCTCTCCCCACATCGCGATCTCCCCCCAGAGGAAGGAGTTGTCGCGTGTGAGCGACGTGTTGCCGGGATCGTCGTAGGCGTAGATGCCGCACGCGCACGAGGGCTCAGGTACGTCGTGGGACGCGAACGGGTTGCCGCCGCAGAGCCCCTGCATCTTTCTGCGATGCGGCCAGACTGCGCCGTTGCGCGATTGCAGCGAGTACCCCAACTGACCCTGGACCAGCTTGAAGTCGCGGTAGCCCACGATGGGCTCCACGCTCTTGCTGCTCTTCAACCCGTACGACGTCGCGCCGGGGAGGCTGGCCACCTTCTGCACCATCGACATGGATGACATTGCCGACGAGGACATCGCCGCCGTCACCGCGGTAGTGATCTGTCGGGCCAGCGCTGACGTCGGAGGGACTACCGACGAGCGGGGCATCGTCGCGCCCGTGGCGCCCATCGTGCCCGCGGCCCCCGTCGCACCAGTAGGCCCTGGCGCGGGAAGCGTCGGCTGCCCCGTGTGCCAGAGCTCGACCATCAGCTCCGTGTGCGGATGCGTCGTCACGCGGCGTGCGTCCACCGAGCGCAGGATGATGCTCCCGTCCTGCAGGCCCTGGATCAGGTCCGCGATGAATTGATCGTGCGGATTGCCGGGTGACGAACGAGGGACGGCGGTGACCGTCGGCCTCTTCGCCTTCAGCTCGGCGTCGGCCGCGGCCTTCTTCTTGAACAAGTCGGCCTTGGCCTGAGCCTTCGGGTCAGGCTTCCTCTTCTTGTCAGGCATGAGCTTCCACCACGTCACGCGGCGACCGGCTCCTCCACCGGTTGCTCCTGCGGAACCTCAACGGGCGTCGGTGCGGGGAGCGGCTCGCGCATCGGCACAGGCTCCACCTTCGGAGTGATCGTGATCTTCTCCTTGGGCTTTCCCACTTCGCTCATCGGGTCATCCTTTCGGTCTCGAGGGGGCCTCTCTTCGGGCTCCCGCTTGCAGTCCATTCATCACGAAGGATCTCATACTCCTCCGTCGTCATCGCCGTCGTCGTGTCGACGAAGTTGGCCTGCTGGGGGAGTGGGCGATCCTCCACAGGGTCCCGGTGAAAACGTATCCATGACCATACCCAAACCCACTCGGGAGTTTCGTATCCCCACTTGCCCTCGGTGACGATCTCGGCCCGGCGCTCCTCATCACGCGCCTGCCGCTGCACCATCCGGTACGCCTCGTAGAAGGACGCCCACGGTGGGAAGTGCTCCCACGTCCTGATTCCGACGAGCACCGCGTTCGTCGCAGCGTGAGCGTCAAGGGTGGTGAGGCCGTCGATCCAGAAGCCGATCGTCTCGTCGTCCAGCGGGTACTGAGTTGTCGCTGCCTTCATCATCCCGAGCAGGTCTCGAGCTTCGTTCTCCTTCATGCCATCACCGAGTCCTCGGGCTGGTGCTCGTGGAGCGAGTGACCCATGTTCCCGGGCCCCGGATTCCCCACGCTCGCGAAGAGGCGGCCGGGGCCGAAGGGCATCAGCGTCCACGGAGCCTTCGCCTCGTCGTACGGCACGTTCGGATAATCGAGCCGCACGGCGTTCTGGCACTCGACGACCTCGGCCCCGCACTCGGGGCATGGGGTTGCGTTGATCATTCGATCTCCTTCGGTTCGGCGCGACGACGCATCTCCTCGCGCATGGTCTGCCAGATGGGACTCTCGGCCTTGCTGATCCTGGCCGCCGTCACGGCGAGCACCTGCTGGTACTCAGCACGACCGATGCGGCTACCCGCGCCGGCGACGACCATCTCCTGTGCGATCGTCTCGACGGAGCCGAACCACCCGGTCCGGATCGCCACGACCATCGCCGAGGTCACCACCTGTGGGTCGAAGCCAGCCTCGATCAGCGCCTTCGCGCCCTTCCCGATCCGCGCTTTGACCGACGGCGCCACCGGGAATCCCAGGTCGGTGCACACATCGACCGCGGCACCGACTGCGTCTCCGGCGTTGAAGGGCGTTCTCTCGCCGTTGGCCCGCTCCACGCCCTGTGTCTGGATGACTTCGGGGTGTTGTTCCATCAGCCTCCTCCTTCTACCTCGCCGCCCGGACGCGCTTGCGCGTCCAGAACTCGTAGCGAAGCGGAGAGTTCTGGGGGTTTCTGCTCTTGGGCTGCTTCCTTGTGTGACATTGAGGCGCCAGCGCACGGTCTTGCAGCGCGGCCGCCAGACGTGGTAGCCGTCGCGAACGATCGCGCCGGAGCCCTCGAGCTGGCACTTCCAGCGCCGTATCGTCTGACGGCACACGCCGAGCTCCCTGGCGTGGTTGCCGTCGGAGCGCGTGGAGACTCCACCGCCGAGCCGTGCATCCTCTTCCATGAGGAGCAGAAGCGCTTGGGGGCCTCGCCGATCCGATGTACTTGCTACGGTTTCACCTCCTGCCTAGGTTCTTCTCCAGCTTCCTAGTCAGGCTTCTGTTGGCTCTTGTGGAGAGAGCCAGCACAGTAACGCCCCCGGACGACGGCCGCAATGTCTTTACCGGGGGCGTTGCCATTTCCACAGAAGGACCCACAAAAGATCCACAGCTGTGGATAACGCGGAGCTACTCGTCCTTGCCGAACGCCTGGTCGCGTGCTCGACGCAGCCTCTGGATCACGCGGTTGATCCCTGCCCGGTCGAGCGTGACGAACATCGCCTCCTCTCGTCCGATGGTCTCGTGCGTCTCGGGATGCCTGGCGTACGTGGCTACCTGGACGTGCTCCAGGTCCCGCTGCCAGGTGATCTCGATGAGCGCCTGCCGGTCGTCGTGCGGTGGGATGTAACCCAGCGCCTCGACCACGATCTCCTTGGGCATCTCGCCCTCCTTGCTCGGCCCTTCGCGGGCAACCCATCACGGGCTGGGAGGAAGGCTAATCACTGGGTCGGTCGTGTAGAGTCCCGCGGCCGCCGAGTACCGCCCGGCTGCGACTGTGAAAGAACGAGGCGTCAGTCCACGCCTACCCACCTGGGATGCAGTCGGGCCAGCAGTACTCGAACCGGGTATGGGCTCGGCGGTGTCCGGCGCTGGCCCTAGCATCAGCACTCATGTCCGTGGTGACAGTCCAGGCGCTCGACGTAGCGCTGAGCGGTACCGCGATCCTGATCCAGTTCCTGCCGGCGGCCAGTGCCACGGAGGTACGGCCGCTCTCGGTCGTCCTTCAGAACGCGCAGCAGAACGTCGTCTTCCAGCCGGTGACCTGAGTGGCGAACTTCGCCTTCGACGTAGCCCTGGGTCGTGAGGTCGAGTTCTACTCGCGCGTCGACTCGAACGATCCGGCGAACTCGGCGCTCATCATCGTGGTGCTTGCGCACACGGGGATCGAGTCGGACAGCGTCCTCAAGCAGTACGCCACGCTCTCTGCGCTGCTGGCTGCCTCGAACAACGAGGTCACGAATACCAACTATGCGCGCAAGACGCTGACGGACGCCGACCTCGCTGCGTACACGGTCGACACCTCGGCGCACTCGATCACGCTGCCGCTGCCGACGCAGACGTACACGGCGATCGCCGTCGGCGACACCTGGTCGAAGGCCCTGGTCTGTTACGACTCGGACACGACGGGCGGCACGGATGCGAACATCATCCCGGTCGCCTCACAGGACATCCGGCTGAGCGGTGCGCCCCTCGTGCCTAATGGCGGGAACATCACCTTCACCTGGCTCAGCGGCTTGCTGGTCGCCAGGTAGTCCCTCACGGAGCGGGGTTTGATCCAGGGACTGGTTCGCCTGAGCCCGGGTACACGTTCCCTGGCCCCGCTCCGTCAGGGACCGTTCCATCCTCGAGCATGTCCCGATGGATGGTGACCGTCACTGGCGTGTCTGAGATGTAGGGCACCGCTCCGAGCTCGCCGGCGAGGAGCAACACGATCGACGCCTCGTTCTCCGGAAGCCGAAAAATTTCAGAGCGATCTTCTTCCGGCCATTCCCGGAGCGCCTCCATCCCCCGGCGCGATTCGGCCGGGGTGATGGGGCGCTTGTCCTCGACGTGGTACTTCACTGGTTTGCTTCCCCGCTAAGAGGCTTCTCGTGCAGCCACTCCGTCTCGACGGCGCGGACTAGGAGCGTGCAGGCTTCGTCATCCGTCCCTCGATGCGTGACTTCGAGATAGACCAGCCCACCATCGACCCGGACGTCCTCGATGCAGGAGCCGATGAGTTCACGGTGACGTTCGCTTTGCAGGTACGAGACTTCGCTACTCATCGCTGTCCGCCGCTCCGCACTTGCGGCAGTTGAAGCCGAGCGCGTAGTCGAAGCCGACATGAGACCAGTGAGCGCCGCAGTTGTGGCACTTGTCAGGCCAGCCCTTCGGCTTCTCGCCACCGACCTTCCGCATGACCAGAGCGTCCGGTTCACTACGCAGGTACGAGGCTTCGCTCATCGCAGGAGCTTCCGCAGCGCGTCTGCTTGCTTCTCCGCGCAGTCGATGCAGATGCCGATCCCCTCTCGAGGTGCGGCGGCGTACGTGATCAGGAGCTGCGTCTCCGAGTCGACGACGCGGTAGACGTCTTCCTCGTCGAAGTAGCGATCGCAGCGCGGACAGGCCATGCGAGCTGTGTGCTCCTCGCTGCATTCGTCGCACACGTACGTGCGGACGACGCCGTCGTACATGGGCCACAGGCCAGACGAGAACGGACAGTCCTCGGCGTGCCGCCGCTTGCTCTCCGGAACCCGGCAATTGGCCCCGCAGTACAGGCAGTCCTCCTCGTCCGGCGTGAAGACCACCGAGTCGTAGATGACCGCTTTGTCCAGAACGTCGTCGTGGGTCATGGGTTCGTACTCTAGAACGGAATGTCAGAATCGTGCTGTGAGAGCTCTGGCTCCGGCACCTTCGCCAGATCGCCAACGATGTCCTCGTAGACCTTCCGCTGGAAGGGCTTCAGCTTCTCGAAGAGCAGGATGGGATCGTCGTCGGCTTTGATCGTGTTCTCGAACGCACCGAGGGTCTGTCCCCAGGCACGGGAGCGGTAGTCGCGGCGCTCGCGCTCGTCGAAGCGCTCGATCTCCTCGGGCGTGTACTGGTTGCTGCCCCCGCCGCCTCCTGCGCTCCTGGTGGTCGACCCACTGTCGGAGCCTGGTGTGCCGCCGAGCTCCACGGCCTCGAGGTAGCGGTTCGTGTACGGCTTGTTGTTGCGCGGGTTGATCTTGTCGGACACGACCTCGTTGATCGTCCACGTTGCGACGCCGGCTCCCACGGCCTTTGCCGCGGCGATGACGTCCACGTCTCTCGTGTCAATACGGAGCGGGTAGTTGTTGCCCGGCACCTCGACGAGGAACCGCACCCACTCGCTTCCGGGCTTCTGCTCTACGGCCTGGCACGTTCCGACGACTGTTCTCTGTTCTCCGCTCATGGCGTCTCCTCTGTCTCTTCGTTCCATTCCCTGATTTCCACGCGGTAGCCCGGTGGCAGCAGGTCTGTGAGATTCTCTTGCGCCTCTGCAAGCGCGGCCGCGAACCCACCGACCCAGAAGCCTGTGAACTTCCAGGCGTCTCGGTCGTTGGTCGGGCCGATCAGGCACAGGTTGTAGGTAGCGAGGATCTCCTCGCTCACGTCTGTGACCACGGTCTTACTCGTCGTCATCATCCTCCACTTCCTCGGGGAGTCCGAACTGGTCGATGTGCTCGCGCACCGCCTTGCTCATCTCTTCAAGATGAACGCCTGCACGGACGGCTGTCATCCGTTCGGCGTCCATCTTCAAGCCTGCTGCCTCGGCCATGCCGACAGCGATCGGGCAGGGCCGGAAGCCGTGGGGAGGTATCCGCCAGGAGAACTCCGCGCAGATCGGACACACGAGCCACTCCTGCGGAAGCTCCATCAGGTCGGCCATGCCTTCGAGCTGCAGCCAGGGTTCCAGCCACTCGAGATTCGCGGGCTCGCTGAGCAAGTTGGGTAAAGATACCCCAGGCGGCGGATGGAGGACCAAGAGAAAGGCCGCCTTTCGGCGGCCCTCTCTGCTGATGAATGAACCGGCTGTCTAGCGGCGAGTGTAGATGTCTCTTCTCAATATTGAGAAGTCACGAGCGCCAGGAGCTGGGCTCCGATGCACTCGGTGTACGCCGGCGGTATCGCCTCAACCATCTCCTCCGGCGTCATCCAGTCGATGTCCATTGCGGCGGGCCACTCGTGAGCTTCCTTCGGCGTGCCGTAAATTTGCACGACCGTTGAGCGGCGGTGCTCCCCACCGTACTTGCGCGTTCCGTCGGGCTGACGCACGGAGCGATCGCCGTTCCAGTACTTGCGCTCCGTCTGCCATGAGTGATCGCATGGAGGAACCAACAGCGGGACGCTTGACTCGAAGAGCCGATGCCTGCGAAGAGGCAACCCGAACGAGCTTCCGCACAACCTCACTGGATTCTCGAGCGGTGCGCCCACGACGTTCTCGATCACATAGGGCAGACCACTCTTCGAGAGTAGCTCGCGTGTATCTGAGATCAGGTCGACGTGGTCGTACGCGCGGCCCACGGACTTGTTCATCGCTGCCAGGCCCTTGACGTGTCGCTGGCAAGGAGGGCTCGCGTGGATCGCATCGAACCAGTCCACGTCAAGGTACTGGGGTGACCCCTCGAAGGGGCCCACCCAGCCATTGCGGAGAACCTCCAGAGCATCCTGCTGGTGAAACTCGAACGGGTAGTTGGGTTGGGGCGCGAGGTCCACCCCAACCACCTCGAACCCGGCGCGGGAGTAGCCCATGCCCGCTCCTCCCGCGCCGGAGAACAGATCGAGTAGCCGTGGCATCAGGCCGCCAGCAGCGACTCGACGACGGCCTGGCCGAGCATCGTTGCGACCGGGCTCGAGACCGCGTTCCCGATCATCTTCACGCGCAGCTCGTTCGACAACTCCACGAACTGGCCGCGCTTGTTCTTGCGCTTCGCCTTCAGCTGGTACGGCGAACCGTCCGGCTTGACGTGCATCTGCTGGGCGGCCAGCAGCTCCGGCCACTGCAGCATCCGGAAGAGGCAGTCGTCGATCTCTTCCTCGGAGATGACCAGCGCCTCGCGGTCCTTGCTCGTGATCGCCCCCATCGGGACGTCGGTCGTCTTCCCTTTCCCGTTGCCGTAGTAGGGGACGAGGAGCGACTGCTTGTCTCGTCCGGTGATCGTCCCGGCTGCGTCTTCCAGCGACCGGACGAATCCCGGCTCGCCGTTGTAGACCAGGACACCGTGGTGGTAGCCACCCGCCGTGACCGTGTGCGCGGGGAGCTCGACCGGCGCCATGTCTCCGTGATTGCGGAAGCTGACCAGCGCCATCTCCCCGTGACCTGCCACCGTGGGCATCGGCTCCTCGAGTTGCTGAGCCCTGCGATCGCCGCCGCGGTTCACCCGCACCAGCATCTGGGTCTCCTTGCCGTTCTCGTTGCCGTTCCCGTTGGGGGGAGCGAGCAGCGAGAGCTGGCGGTCATGGGCTGTGATCGTGCCCATCGGCTGGCGCGTATCCACCGGGGCCGCGGACTGCCCCCCGCTACGAAGGATGACGCTCGTGCGTTCCTCCAGCTTCGGGACAACGACTCCCATGTACTGCGAGCCGGTGACAGTTCTGAGCGGGTCTTCGACCGACCACACGCGGGCGTACCCCGGCCTCTCGAACAGATGCCCGCCCACCTGAACGGTGACGGGGTTGCTGGTCGAGAGCCGCTTCAGCCCGGTGCGGATCCGCTCGCGGGTCTTCGCCGCCAGCGGCCGAGTTCGCGATCCGATCGTTGCCATCGGCTGCGACCAGTCGATGATCGACTTGGCCCCAACCACCGCTGGGGCGACGTTCTGCGAGCAGTGCGGGCAGATGTAGAGGTACTGCTGCCCGTAGCGACCCCACATGAACTTGCCCGGCTCCGTGCGGAGCGAGCCTGGGGACGCCTTCTTCCACCACTGCAGCCCTCGCACCGTCGTGTCGCAATGCGAGCACCACGAGAGCGGCGCGAAGTCAAGGGCCGGGCGCTGCAGGCCCTTCCTCCAGAACACGCAGTACATCCGGTCGCGTGACTGAGGAGTCGGCAACGCGAACTGTGAGTTGAAGAAGACGATCTGGCCTTCGTAGCCGAGGCTCTCGATCTCCTCGAACCAGGCGTCGAAGGGTTCCCACAGTCGCGCCTCGATCACGTTCTCGACGATGACCGCGTCGTAGCGGTGGTGCCTGGTGAAGCGCACCACGTCGTTCATCGTCATCCGGGAACGCTCAGCTGACTCGTCCTCGGACTTCTTGCCCCGGCAGTACGCATGGTGCACGCACTCGGGGCTCGCCCACAGGAGGGGCGTTCGTCGGAACCGGCTCGCCGGAACGATCTCGACGTCGTGCAGATCGTGGTCGGCGTCCGGGAAGTTCTCGTTGTGTGCTTGCACGGCCAGGTCCCAGTGGTTCAGGGCCTGGGTGACCTTGATCAGCTGCCGCCCACAGAGCGGGCAACAGACGAACTCAAGGCCGAGGCTTGACCCTCCGGCACCGCAGAAGAGGTCTGTCGCCTCCAGGGTGCCGACGCCCGTGCAGTACGGGCAGGTCGTGTTCACAGGTGGTTCTCCTTTCTCGTAATCATGAGCTCGGTGTCGGCCGGCTTATGGGGTGAATACCGCCTTGAGCAGCTCGGCGATCGCCAGCTGCGAGGCCGGTGTGGAATCGAACTTCTGGGCGATCCACTCCCAGTCCTCGTCGTCGGAGCAGAAGACGACTTCGTTCTTCTGGGCGTACGCGATCATGAAGACCTTGCGATCACGGACGCCGTAGTAGGACTGTTCGACGTCGTCGTACGCGCCATCATTGCTGCGGTGTCCTCCGCCGGGAGCGCCGACGACATGCCACACCGGCGCGATCGTGATCGAGTACCAGGTGGCATCACCCGGCATGTAGCAGAGCTCCACCGCTCGCCCCAGCTCTCGCAGGCAGGACTGCGCCTGGTCGGCCAGCTCGGCGATGTGCTCTCTGTCCAGCCGCCCGAGAACGTACTCCCGGGAGGCCGGCTCGTGACTGAGCAGACTCATAGATCTACTTCCTTTCTCCGCCGTTTTGCCACTCGGCGGCCTCGGATCGTGAGGCGGTGCGCCTCCTTGCAGGCCTGGCACCGACACTCGTAGTTGATGTAGCCCGAGTAGGTGCCGTGGTGCGGGGGTTCCTTTCCCTTGAGCTCCCTTCCTCTGTCGCGATTTGCCCGCCGACACTCGTCGCAGCGGCACTGGTACCTCCGGCTGCGGTAGCGGGCTACGGTTCCATGCGGAGGCTCCTCGTATCCGACGACGACTCTCAGGTCGAGCTCGTACAGGGCCGACCGCAGGGAGCGGGCGTTCTTGTATCCGAGCTTCGAGGCCTCCTCGTTGAGGGTGGACTTCCCGGCGATGATCCTGCTGTACGCATCACGGAGAAGTTGGACACGTTCGATTGCCGCCTGGCGGCGGTACTGCTGGAGGCCGAGCGGCCCCAGGAGCTGGCCGACTCGCTGCCGAGTGAGGCCGAACTGCTCCCCGATTTGGGAGTAGCTCTGCCCCTGCTCCACATAGAGCCGGGCCATCTCCAGGGTTCGTTCGGGCACCCGCCGCTGGTAGTCCTCCAGCCAGGTTTCGGCGAGTGCGAGCGTCATAGCTTCAGCTCCTCCAGGTCTGCCCTGATCTTGAAGAGGGCGTCATGCACGGCCTTGAGTCGAAACCCCAGGTCGAGCTCCATCGGCAGCGTGCGAGAGTTCTCGTTCGCCGCGCGAAGGGCCCGCTCCGTGGCGTCGTAGGCCCCCAAGACGTCCTCCAGGATCAGGTCCCTGGTCATCTTCTTCAGGACGGAGGACAGCTCTCTGACCGCCTCCGCCGACTTCATCACTTCCTCGTTAGCCATGAGCTGGCCCCCTCCACATCCGGATGCGATCGCCCTTCTTGATGTTGGGCTCGTCGTCCGGAAGCGTGTAGTCGAGGGTGAACGTGTGCTCGATCTCGTCCCGCTCGGCGTAGATTCCATACCCGCTGCCATGCGCCATCGGGGGACCTCCGTCCTCCTCGATGAGGTGCGACATGGCGAGGGTCAGGAACATCGTCCAGCGGTGCTCGACCTGCTCCTCGCCGCGTAGGTGTTCGACGACGAGAGGCATCAGAGCTGCTGCCTGTACTTCACGTTCCACGCCTTCTCGGCGAGTTTGGTGATCCGACGGATGAGCCGCTCGAGGGCGGGGTCATCCATGTCGCCCTCGGCGAGGTTGTTGAGGCGATCGCTGGCTGCGTTACGCAGGGAAGCGACCTCCTCTTCGTTCAGTTGAACGATGATCGTCTTCATTCCTCCTCCAGTCGTCGCCCGATGGCGAATGGGTGGACGATCCAGTCACCGGGGTCCGGGACGGTGTCCAGGACTCCGGTGACGTCGTCCGTGATGAACTCCCCGTCCTGGTAGAGCTCGTAGAGAGCCGTCCCGAAGCAGGGCGGGGTCGGTGCGGCCGCGATCAGCTCGAGCACTCCGCCACGCAGGCGGTAGATGCGGAAGCGGAACGGGCCCTCGCCGCGCGGGTAGTGCTCGTCGTAGCGGCGATCGTGATTGCGCCACTGACGGATGGGGCGGCGGGGGCGGAGGAGTTGAGTCCCCCACCCCCTCTCAACCGCTGGCGGGAGGTGCGTCTTCCGATGCCGCTGGAGGTTCGACGCACGGACCCGCATCCCACACCCGTCAGGGCATGGAACCTTCGTGACTTTCATCCAGGGCCCTGCCTCTCTTTCAACATCAGGTCGGTGTGAGCCTGCGTCCCGACGATCGGGATTGCCTCCGGCCTGATTTGGGTGATGACCGCCCCGGAAGTCTGGGGAGGGATGAACGTGCTCGTCACGGTGCCCACGGTGCGCAGGCCACGCCGGCGAATGTCCGCCGCCGATTTGGGCGTCGCTCCGATCCAGAACCAGCCAGGCTCCGGTGCGGGGAACGCCTTGCCGTAACAGTCTTCGACGAGATCGAGGGATGCTGGCGTCCCGTACTTCGAGAGAAGCACCTGGGCCTTCAGCATCTCGACTCCCGTCGGGCCGCGATCCTTCTTGATCACGGGTACCTCGGCGTCATGTTCTCGAACAGGCCTGAGCCGACCGTGTTGCGCATCTGGCGCAGGACGTAGAACCACTCACGTCCGTCCTGCGTTCGGTAGCCCACGTCGCTCGATCCTGTCTTCTCGTCCATGTACCGGAAGAGGTCCCACGGATCGGGGTCCTTGTTCAGAAGCGAGGCAACGTGCGCCCCGTCCTCTTCCGTCCATTGCTTGTCGTCGTCCGCGTACTCCTTCCGCTCCGCGACGTCCGCACAGTAGTTCTGGATCGCGCGGATGTTCTCGAAGCGGGAGTATGTCGCCGTTGTCACAGGTACGTCTCCTTCCTCGATCCACGGGTACTTACTCGTGTCGGTCACGAAGCCCGTGTCCTTGCGCCGCTCGCGTTCGTTCTCCACGAGCTGGCGCTGATGGTCGAAGTACTCAGCGTCCTCCTGGTAGCTCACATCTCCTCCAGGCGATCGTTGAGCGACAACATGACGGCGCACGTGGGGCACGTTGCCAGCCCACAGGAGGGACAAATCGCCTCTCCTGTATACGGCTTGCAGGTCGTGCCTCCGGCCTCGACAAAGCCGCAGTACGCCCTCTCCCCGGAGCTGTCGTTGATGTGACAGAACTCGTCACTCACGTCCAGCTCCGGCTTCTCCCGTACCTCCGGGAGTACCTCCCCGATCTCCGTCATCGCTTCGACCCGTAGACGGCTGCGACCATGCCGTGGAGCTGGCATCGTCCCTTGCCGTCGGGATGGACGTCGATGATTTGCCCACACTCTGGGCAGCGGCCGGGGAGCGGGTCCCAGAAGCCGTCTGGCTCCGGGGGTGGAACAGGCAGCAGAGGTTCGGACACCCTGCCTCCTTTCGGGTTACTTACTGGGCAGTTGTATTCTACACGACGAGTATGTATATCGTCCAGGCGACGATGTGGCAGACCTCCTTCGTCTCGGAGATTTGAGCCGAACCCACGGCCCGACAGGAATAGACGCCGTCGTTCGTGTCACTGCTCCTCGGCGTCGATCGTTACGTCCTCGACCAGGACGCGCAGCTCACGACCGTCTACCTCGAACTGGAACGCAAGCGCCCGCCCGGTGTAGTCGGTCGTGCCTCCAGGAGGCCCGTTGTGGTCCTCTTCGATGAGCCGAGTATCCACCCCGTACGCCCGAGCAAGATGCCGCGTGACGACGAGAACGGTCTCAGCGTAATCGTCCATCTAGACCACCACGTCTTCCCAGTCGGTGACCTCTCTGTTCGTTCCGTGATGCAGGAGGACCTTCCTCTTCGCCACGTCGATCGTGATGTGGCCTTGGGAGCCCTCGTTGATCTCCCACCCTGCGTAGTGCTTCTCGAGGATGCTGTGGGCCTCGTCCTCGAGCTCACGGCGTAGGTCATAGGAGATGTCGAAGTCCTCGACAGATGGGACTGGGCTGACGTCGTCGATGTAGCCTTCGTCTCCTGACCCCGAGTATGTGATGACGATCTTCTCGAAGGCCTGGAGCTTGGAGTAGGGGATTCCTTCCTCCTCTTCCTCTTCCGGCTCTTCGGTCGAGAAGAGCGCATTCTCGATACGGTCGATCACCGGAGCGATCTGTTCGTACACCACATCGAGGTTCTCGTAGAGGTAGTTCCAGATGACTTCAGGGCCCGAGACGCCGTACTCTCCCGAGCGTCTGTCTTCCAGGATCGTCCCGACGTTCCAGATGAGGCTGGCGTACTCCTTCATGTACGCCTCCTTCTCACCTGGGGTCTGTGGGTCGTCCACAGCTCTCCTTCCTCTTCTCAGGACTGAGAAGATTTGAGGAACGGCTGATTCCGCTCCGTAGAGGGCGCCCGCGGGACGCCCTCCATGCAGCGATCAGTCAAGTGGCGACCCGAGGACGCCGTCGTAGTCCATCTCGTCGACGGACTCCGGGAAGCGAATCTCGTTCGCCTTCGCATTGATCAGGTGGCGGCTGTTGCCGAGAGCTGCGTCCTCGGCCTCGACCTCGTCCTTCGCGTACACGAGGTACGTGCCGATGCTGTCGGTGTCACCACCGCTTCCGAGGAAGACGTCGACTTCCCACGCCTTCTTCGTCATGCTGCGCCTCGCCACCCTGGCCCGAGCGGCCGTACCCAAATGTCACCGCTCTCGGCGTACATGGCGTCGAACTCCTCGCGTGTGCCTGCGACGAAGCCCCCGAGCGTGCCGCCCTGCCACGCCACCCACTCCGCGTAGGCCGCATCCATCGCGGCCTCCGCGGTCGGGCAGACAGGGCCTAGCTCGGGGCCGTCATCGGTGGCCCACACGAAAGTCCAGGCGCTCACTTCCCACGCCAGAGCGGCTCGACACGAACGACGAAGCCGTCCGTGCCGGGCACATCGAGTCTGAAGTCCACAGTGGAGTTCATCCCTATGTGGCCTGGCGAAATGGCGACCAGCCCCGTGGTGGCATCGTTGAAGATGCCGCCAGCGGGAGCTCGCCGGATGAGGTCGACGATCTTCTCGCCGACCACCATCGCGTTCGGGCTTTCCATACGTCCTCCTATGTCGTGACGTCCACGAGCTTCGGAATCCAGCCCGCCTTCGTCGGGGTTGACTCGCGCGAGACGATCCAGGTGATCGCCTGGAAGGCCCGCACGGTTTCACCGCACGCAGCCGCCGCAGCCCGGTAGGCCGCATTGAGCTCCATGCGCAGCGTTCTCGGTACCTCGCTCCGCGGCTTCGGATAGCCCGCGGCGTAGATGGCCCACCGGTCAAGGACGAGCGCGTTCACGTCGCCCATGATCGCCCGGTAGAAGGCGTTCACCTTCGGGCCTGTCACCCGACGAACGGGGTAGCGCGTCGAACACGCTGCCTCGATCTTGGGCCCCTGTACGTTCGGGAAGCGACCACCGAGGCGCTCGCCGGCGAGTATCTCGTCCGTCCAACGAAGGGCGGTCGAGAGCTGCACGGCGGGGCTCACGATGGAGAACACGGCTACGGCGTGAGAGGGCGGGCACTCGTTGCGTGCCGCGATTTCACGAAGTTGCCGGTTCGCTTCCGGATACCAGGCCCTCCCCCGGCGACGCACACCGGGGGAGGCTGCCTCGTACAGAGAGAGGAGATTCCTCTCTGCCGAACTCATAGGTCTCCTTCCTGGTCGGGAGGGCTACCAGCCCCCCTTTGGCTCGAATGACCAACCCTTCAGAAGCGAGAGGGCGGTCACGATCTGATCGTGGGTGCCTCCATCCAGGATCGCGCAGACCGATGCTGCGAGGTCGTAGCCTCCCAGACGGGGATACGCGCCCACGAACTTGTCGATGGACTCCGCGAGTTGGGCCAGAGTTTGCTCGGCCCGCTCTTCGCACTCGAGGTGTCCCTCTATGGAAGCGGTATTGGCCGTGACTTCCTCCTTCCTATGGGAACAGAACGTACGAGGCTGCTTGCAGCTCCTCGCCCAGCTCCCAGTCGTCGTGCTTGTACTTCGCAGCGTGTGCTGCGTCCTCCAGCGCTCCCCGCCAGCGCGCCCAGTCGTCCGGCCACACCGTGTGCTCCCAGGCCTTGAGCGTCTTCTCGACCGTAGCGAGCACCTTTCGCGGATCACCGCTGTTGATGGCACGAGTGAGCGCCGCCTTCTGCTTGCGGAACTCCTCGTTGGAGATGTATTCGCGCTTCGGTAGTGAGGCGCGGATCGCCTCTTGCCGCGCGAACTGTTCGCGGTAGCTCATACCGCTTCCAGCATTCGGGGCGGCACGTTGTAGCCGACGCCACCGTCGATGAGTCGGACCGAGACCGACTTGGAGTTCACCTTCTCGATCACGACTTCCTTGCCGTCGAGCTCGACACTCCTCGTGCCGACCAGGCGGCACCGCTGGTTCTTGCGGAACTTGCTCTTGAGGCGAACCCGACAGGCGTTCTGGATGGACTCGAGAGCGTCGTCGTGCTTGCCCTCCATGATTTCCAGAGGGACGCCTCCGACCTTCACCCAACTCGGGTGGATGGTCATGACTCTCCTTTCGTCGTTCTTCGTACTGGGCACTTCGTACTCTACTTGCACGTCAAGGATTTGGTCAAACGCTTCTCAGGACTGAGAAGCCCGCACCACCTCCTCTCTCGCTTTCGCCTCGACACCGCGCCGATAGCTGGTGAGGTACTCGGGGTTGGTGCTCCTCTTCGGACGGCCAGCACGGCCGTCGTTGTACCCCGCCTCACGCAGCCTGCTGCGCTCCTGCGCGGTCAGCTCGCTCATGCCACCTCTTCCTTCTCGAGCTCACGCGAGAGCTTGCGCGAACGGTTCATCCAGGGCTCGGCACTGATCCGCTCCAGGTACTGAGCGGCGTGAGGAATGAAGCCGAGGTCCTCCTGGACGTGCTGTTCCCCGACCCACCGGGTGGGGATGATCTTGGGCGTGAACACGTGCAGGTTCTCGTCGCCGAACTCGTAGTGCTCGCCCTTGTCCAGGCCGCACTTGGCGCACGTCGAGAGCTCGATCGTCGGCCCGAAGTGGGCCTCGCAATCGAAGATGCCCTCGGTGTGGTGATAGAGGGCTCGATGCCGGAAGTCAGCGAAGCTGCGCTTCGAGCGATCGAACCACTGATGAATGGGCAGGTAGTCCTCGGGTTCTCCTCCCCACTTGCGTGCAGAAGAGACCGAGTGATGCCACGGATTCGCCACCTTAGAACACCTCCCTCTCGAAGTCCCTCTCCACGTCCTGCGTGTAGGAGAGGGTGGTCTTGCCGCTGAACACGTCCCAGGTCAAGTAGCCGTACGTTGACGACACGCTTCCCCAGGAACCGAACTCCTCGTTGATCGGGCCTTCGAGCAGGTCGGCCAACTCCTCGTCCTCGTTCGCCGGCGCGTTCATCGGCACGAGCTTCTCCTCCTGGTACGTGTAGCCACCGCAGTACCAGGTGTCGAGCTCCACCTCCTCGCCGCTTGAGAGCGTGAGCATGATCGACTCCACTCCACCCTCGTCGTGGCCGCCCTGGAACTCCAGCACGGCCTTGATCGCGTCCTTCTTCTTGAGCAGCTCGAAGGTGCGCTCCTTGTTCATCTTGGGATCGAGTAGTCCCATGTGATCACCTCCTTCTGGAGTGAGTGACACTCCGGGCCAGACTTCTCAATATTGAGAAGTCGACCCGCAGGGCTCAGTCACCCGGCTAGAACCTCCTCTCCCGTATCTGCTCGATCGTGATCTCGCCTGCGTCGGCATCCGTGTGGACACCGCAGAGAACGCAGATCGGTTCGGCTCCGAAGCCGTTCATCAGGTCGATGAAGTCGTAGTTGTCGTAGTCCGCCTCCTCGTCATTGGCGAACGTCGGGTAGCACGACAGCGAGCGGAAGTAGCCGCCCTCGTCGTCGTACTCGTACTGGGTCTCGAACGTCATTCCGGTCAGGCCGGGGATTTCGTCCGAGAGCTTGAGCAGCGTCAGCCTCGCGTACTCAGCGGCGGCGTTGTTGGCGTTCTCGGCGGCGTACTGGAACGACTTGTACGCCGCGTTCATCCGCGCTTCTGCCACCTCGAGCTGGGCTTCTTTCTCGGACACCGCACCACCTCCCATCGGGTATGGCGGAGCAGAACACGGCCCTTGGCGCGTGCCTCCTCCTTGCTGTTGAAGATGCCGAGGTCGAACCCCCGGCATCGGATGGTCCACTTCATCGGGCTCCTTTCCTACGAGGGAGTCTCCTCCCCACTGAGGAAGCGCACGGCCTGCTCGAGATCGGCCTGTGCGCCAGCCAGGTCGTCAGCCGAGCCGTGCCCGAACCGCTGCATGTCGTCCCACAGCGGAGCGATGACACGGATCGCCTGCTTGATGTTGACGATCGCCTCGATGACCGCCGCGGCTTCATCGGGATCCTCGTAGCGAGGCATCACACCGCCTCCTTCTTGACGGTGTGCATGAAGACCCACCCACATCCTTCCCCGAGGAGCTCGATCTCCTCCTCGGTGTAGTCGTCACCCCAGCAGGCGAGCATCTGCCTGCCGCAGTTTGGGCACCTCTCGGTGTCGCAGCCGGAGTGGTGGGGCTTGCCTGCTCCCGCGTTGCAGTCGGGGCAGACCGGTCCTCCCCAGTCCGAGCCTTCGCCGACGAAGACGCGCTTCATCGGATTCGAGTCGTTCGCCCTGGAGACGTGCGTGAACGTGCATCCCACGCCAGGGTCCATCACTCGCTTGCAGTCACCGCAGGTTGCGTGACCAGCCACCTCTAGTACTCGTGACCGTCGGAGTCGTACCCCGACTGCATCTCGCCGTCACGCCAGACCTTGTTCTGCGTCGTGTCGACGAAGAGCGTGCCGTAGGCCGAGAACTCGCCAGCCCATGACCCGAACTCGGTCTGGAGCATGCGGTCGGCAGCCTCCCAGAGCGGGTGGTACTCGTGCACCTTCCCGTCCCTGATCCGCCACTTGTCGTCCCCCGGCTTGGGGTCACGGGTGAAGGTGGAGTCGGGAGCGGGCATCTCCTTGCCCTCGGCGTCGAGGAGGCGAATGTCGGTCACGCCGCCCTCGTCGTTGCCGCCCGAGTAGTTTGCCTCCAGCCGGGTGGCGCCAGCGGCGCGCACCTCGGTCAGCAGCTTGGACTTGGCCTCCATCTCAGAGGGATAGCCAAGTGCCTGCATGATGCTCATGCAAGTCTCCTTCCTGTTCGTCTTCTCAATATTGAGAAGACGGGAGAGCTCTAGCCCTCCGGGAACCCGCTGGAGTTACCGCCAGCGGGAACCGCAGAGCGTTAGCTCTTGCTCGCAGCGGCGAGCTTCTTCTTGCCGTTGGCCACCTCCTTCAGCTCGGCGCTCTTCTGGGTCGCCTTCGCCGCGGCCACGCTCGCCTTGAGCGCGTCCATCAGATCGGCGGTTGGCTTGGCAGCCACCTCGGCGACCTTCTCGATCGGACGACCCTCGGCCGCTGCCTCGACAGCAGCTCGGAGCCTTGCGTCGTACTCGTCGGTGACCGACGACCAGTCGAAGTCGCCCGACAAGTTGCCGAACACCTCCGTCGCCATGTCGACGAGTGCCTGGTCGGGCGCCGGCCGCTCGCCGTGTCCCATCGTGATCAGCTTGTGATCGTCCCAGCGCAGGTTCGTGTCGTAGGTGCAGACGTGGGCCATGAGGCAGCCCTGCCCGTACCGCAGCACGATGACCTTCGTGGAGTCACGAAGCACAGCCTGGCCCACGAGGTAGCGGCCGCTGTCGGCGAGGACGGCGCAGATCAGGTCGTATCCGTCCTCGTTCCCCTTCTCCGGCCAGACGAGGTGCGTCTTCTCGAAGTAGAGAGGATCGACCTGGTCGGGTTCGATGAAGGACTTGAGCTCGAGTCGGCCGTCGCGCTCCGACTTGAGAGCCGCCTTGTCCTCACCGTCGAGAACGACGAAGCCGTCCTCGTACGGATAGCCGGTGACCTTCTCGACAACCTCGCCCGTGGCCTCGTCGATGTAGACCTGCTTGGCCGGGGTGAGATTTGCCGGGTTGAGGAACCGGCCACTCAGACGGCCACCCTGCGGGTCGACCATCGGAGCGTATTTGACGCCGACGTTCACGAGCCCGAAGCTGATGGTCAGCTTGTTCCCGCGCGAAGGCGTTGGGTAGGACGCCATAGGTGGCGCTCCCTTCCGCTTCTCAATATTGAGAAGCTGTCTAGGCGACTGCCTCCTCTTCCTCCACGCGCCCGAGGGCGAGGAAGTCGTCGTCGGTGGGTAGTGCGTTGAACGGATAGCTGGCGATTCGCTCGATCGCCTTGTACTCCGAGACCTCGGGTCGGTATGGCTCACGGCCCTGCTTCTTCGCGTACTCCAGGTGAGCCTTGAAGTTGACCTTGTCCTCGGCGGCCGTCGGACGGCCCTTCCACAGCCCCTGCTTCGGCCGCTTCTTCTGGAAGCCTGCGTAGACGTCGAACACCTTGTGATCGAAGTCCACGATGTAGCCCCACTCGCAGAAGAGCGAGTCGAGCCCGAAGCTGAAGTTGTCGTAGATGTACCCGCACCGCAGCATCGCCTCGATGCTCCCGTGCGTGTCCTTCGTGAGGCAGTACCAGTCCTGCACGGACTGTTCGCTCACGGTCAGATCAGTCCACCCACGCAGAGCGTGAATGTCCTGGTCGGTGGGCTTGTCGTCGTCGGTGACGAGTCGACAGGCTGCGGCGAGCTGGCGAAACTTGGGCAAGCCAGTCCAGCGCTCGTCCACTCCCTCTCCCCACGGAACGATCCCGCGGAGCCAGGTCAGGTTCTCCAACCCCTTGCCGCTCGGGTACGAGTCGTACTGGTTGTACCCGACCTTCGCCTTCTCGCCGACGATGACGCCGAACGCTCCTCGCGTTCCCATAACGCCTCCTTCGGTTGTGCTTCGTACTGGGCACGTCAAGTATCCACCCTGGTGTCAGGGTGCGTCAAGTCACCTCCTTTCCTCCAGCAAGCTGGCGGAGGGGCCGGGTATAAGGGCCCGGCCCTACCGGCAGCTAGCTGGTGAGAGCTAGCTGCTGCTCGGAGTCACCACGAGCAACTTGACCGAGGATGAGGTCGCTGGCCTTCTGGGCCATGCCTGCGGCGCTCACGACGAACTTCTTGTCGTTGCGTAGGGGCTCGAGCCAGTTGGCGATGTAGGCCGCCGACTGGTCGAGATTTTCAATGCCCACCATGCCGCAAAGCATGGCCGCACCCATCTCGGCCACAAGCTCTTCCTTCGCATACGGGCCCGTGCCGAAGCCGGTGCCCTCCAGGCGGTCGAGCCTTGACTCGTGCCCGGTCGAATGGACGAGCTCGTGGTACAGCGTGGAGTAGTACGCCTCGGCCGACTCGAACTGATCGAGCATCGGGACGCGCACCATGTCGGTCGTCGGAGAGTAGAACGCTCTGTCCCCTCCGAAGGTGACCGACGGGCCGATGTACCCGAGGGTGAGCTGCTCTGCCCTCTCGATCGGCGTGTTGTCGTACACGAGGTCTTCTGCCGGGGGCAGGCCGTCGGCCTGCTCGGCGTTGAAGACGTTGTAGTACTTGAAGAGGAAGTAGGAGCCGCGCTCCTCGTCCTCTGACGCACCGTCGGACCGGCGCTTGTTGACACGCCCGAGGAACACGATCTTGGTGTGCTCCTCCTTGCGCCGCACCTGCCCGCCTGCTCTCTTGATCGCGTTGTACGTCCCCCAGCGAGGATCGCCGTAAGGAGCAAGCGTCAGAAGGAACACGTTGATCCCCGAGTAGTGACGGCCGTTCTCGACATTGCGAGGGCCGCTGCCTACCCACGGCTTGCGCCAGGGAGCAGTTCCTTCCTCAAGAGAGGCGATGATCCGATCCGTCACCGACTGGTAGACGTCGATCATCGGGCCTCCTTTCTGGACGCTTCTCAATATTGAGAAGCGGAGACCACACAATCGTGGCTCCCGTCCCCGGCCGCAACGAACACGACCGGGATCGGCAGCTCACTCTTGCTGCGATTTGGCGAGGCGGTACTCCACCGGGTCATTGAGGGTGGCGTCGTTGAGGTAGACGTAGACCTGCGGGTCACCCTCGTCGTTGTTCACGCCGTGCTCGGCGTCCTCCGTGTTGATGTTGACGAAGTAGTCGCCGTCGTCATCGGTGCCAACCATGACGTGCATCCCGTCGAAGTGAATGGACTCGTACTGCAGGGACGCGCGTCTTCGTGCATGGTGGCCCCCGAAGTCGGGAGACCACGGGCCGCCGCAGTTACGACAGCGACCCTCGATGTGCCCACGGTTGCTTCCGCAGGAACCACACGCGCCGCTCATCGGCGCTCCTTTCTTCAGTCGGCGCTGATACGCCGATAGGTGTTGGCGAGGTCGACGAGAGGACGGATCAGGACGGCTCCACCCTCGAGCCGCTGAATCTCCTTCGCCTTCTCACCCACTTCGTCGCCTGTGAACGGCCCGTACACCAGGCAGCCGAAGATCGGGCTGCCGTTGACGTGAACGGACAGGCCTCCCAGGCAGACGACGACGTGATCGGGGACGATGCCGGCGACGATCGCCTCCTCGTCCTCGAGTTCGACCGTGATCGTCTTCACGGATGACTCCTTTCTCTTCTCAATATTGAGAAGATCACCAGGACGACTGGTACTCGAAGTCCCAGTATTCGCCGGGTCGTGCATCGAGAGCGAGGCAGCGATCGACAACCTCGATCGTGTGTTCCAGGCTCTCCCAGTACCAGTCGTTGACCTCGGCCTGGCCGAAGAAGAATCCGGACTCTGGCGGCAGAACGTCTACCGCCGTGCGGATCGCTGCCTTGACGTTGACGCCCACCTTCTGGCGGACGCCGAGGGCGTGTTCGCACAGCCCCTTGAGCACGATGAGCTGGTCGATTCCGACGCTCGTCTTCTGGCACTCGTCGACGCCGCCCTGGCACTCGCGCACGAACCAGCGGTGGATTGCGTTCGCCTTGCGCCAGTAGCCCACGGTGAAGTCCACGTCGGCCGAGGGCGAACCCTTGTCGACGAAGTCCTCCATGCCGAAGAGCTCGACCATGCGCTCGTACTCGTTGCGCGCCTCGTCGGGGCTGTGCCTCCAGCCCCCGACGTACTTGGACGCACGCAAGTACATGTCGAGTCCCATAGGTCCCTCCTTTCAGAGGTATGTAGGCCAGCTTCTCAGGACTGAGAAGTTGGGGAGTCGAAGCTCCGGGCAGGGCCAGTCGGCCCTGCCTGCAACCGCGCCTACCGTCCGTACGTCAGGCGGTCAATGAGGTCGGAGTGCAGCTCGTAGGCTGCAGCGACCACGTCCTGCGGCGAGCACTTGAGGTCTCTCGCCGCCGAGCCGATCGCGTAGGCCACCTCTCGTGCCTCGGCCTCACGACACTTGTGCCCGTACTTCGGGCCGAACTTGAGCAGCTTGCCCAAGTCATCGAGCCCGTGGAATGTCGAGGCTCCCTCGGCCCCACATTTGGGGCAGGTGATGATGACGTGCAGGGACTCTGACTGGTAGCTCGTCCCGAACAGGAAGGGCACCTCGTCGATGACCACCTTCCAGCCGTCGGTCTTGCGGTTGACTCCGGTGAAGACACGCACGTCCCGGACGAACTCGAAGTCCACGCCTTCCGGCCCTACGACCTCGTAGCCCTCCCTGGCGAGTCGACCGAAGCCGCGGTAGTCGTCGTGGTACTTGTCGACGACGACTCCCAGGGACTTGTCCATGTCCTTCTGCGCCTGCTTGCGGCGCTCTTCCAGCTTCTCCTGGCGGGACGCCTCAGCGACCTCGCGCAGGCTGTTCTGGCCCGTTGTCATCGGGCCTCCTTTCTTTCGTGGATTTTGACCGACCGAGCTACCGGACGCAGCTGGGGCAAGTGCAGAGCTGCTCGCCCGTGAGAACGTCGTCCGCCCGGAAGCGAACCTTGATCTTCGGTCGACTGACGGGCTTGCCCGTGGCGGGATTCCACCAAGACACGCCGCCGCTCATCGTGAGCCGGTTGTAGGTGAACCCGGCCAACGTGATTGCACCACCGATCGACTCGACGTCGATCAGATCGTCTTGCAGGACCGTTCGCCCTGCGGTAACGGTGAAGCGTGCCTCGGCGTCGTGCCGAACACGCATCCCGTCCTCGAAGGGGACGGTGTAGGTGCGAAGGGCCATGTGCCCTCCTCTCCGGCTTCTCAATATTGAGAAGCTACTTGACGTGCTTCCAGCCGAAGTCGACCAGCTTCGGCAGCGGAATCGAGTCGAACTTGTCCTGGCTCGCTGGCTTCAAGGCGTCGTAGATCGCCACCAGCATGGACGCGGTCGTGTAGTCCATGAGGTAGCCCTCGATCTTCATCGCCTGACCGTGCGCCAGGATTTCCTGGAGCTTGCCGATGCGCTTCACGGCAACCTCTCCGGCAGCGGTCCGAACTCGTCGCACTCAACTGCCTGTACGCCAAGCTCGCCGGCTCGCTCCTCGGCCCGACGTTCGGCGGATTCGCGAGTGCCTCGGAACTCCTCGGGGCTCGTGGGCCCGTGCCAACCCCAGCCTGCGATCCAGTAGCGCCAGGGTTGCGCCTCGTCCACGCCCCATGCCATGAACAGCGTCCCCGCGATCACGGCAGGCCTGCCATGACCCAGGTGTACTCGGCGAGGTTCTCGGCGTGGAGCCAGAGAGCCGCCGCCACGGTCTGCTCGATTTGAGCGGGCGTGTACCCGCCAGCCTTGGCCGCCTTCTCCCGCACCATCGCTTCGACTTCGTCCGCCGGCGTGGCAACGTGCGTCCAGCCGAGGACGTGCCTCAACGCGAAGGTTGGGATCTCGTCGGCCACCTCGAGCGGCTCACGGTCGTACTGCGACGTGAGCGTCTGCATGGGTGACTCCTTTCCGGAGGTCCTGAGTTTGACCAGGCCTCCGGCCCAAACCGGGATCGCACCCCGGAAGGGGCCGCAGGGCTAGCTGCCGTACCCGCCGAAGCCGATGCCCTCGGCAGCGTCAGCGCAGCGGTTGCACTGATAGCCGAGAGCACGATCCTTCGGCGTGAGCACGTTCTTCGCGCCGCACGTCGGACAGTCGAGGTTGCGGGGATTTGACGGGCTCGCCGCCCGGAGGGCTGAGTTGCCCCCCGGCTCGGCAAACTCGTTGACCCGCTCCATCCACTCGTCGTAGTCGTAGTAGTCGTCCATGAACTACACCCTGCCGACGACGACTGTGATGACCGAATCGGGCACCTTCTCCTTCGCGATCATCGCTGCACCGATCGCGTCGATCGCCTCCTCCTCGGCGTCGAACGGCCGGGTGATGCTGACGCCGTCCCGGCAGACCATGAGCCCGAACTTAGGCTCAGGCTTCTCAATATTGAGAAGCCGCATGGCGTCGTCGATCTGGTCGATCGCGTACTCCTTGAGGCCGTGGGGATTGTTGACGAGATCACCATCGGACTCGTCCTCGGGTAACCCGGACGGATCGTCCAGGGCGGTACGCGCACGACTGAGCGCATCCAGCGCCTTGTCGATGCGTCCCTCGTCCGCGGTCACGGCGTCACCGGGACGGGCACGAAGTCGAAGTAGTGGCGCGGCGAGTGCGTGAAGGTCAACGTGCCCTTCATGCCGTCGGAGCGCCGCCGGACGACGACGTAGGGGGCGGCGAAGCCGATCGCCTCGAAGTCCTCCTGCATCCCGGACGTGTCCCACACAGGACCGTCGTAGGACGCAGGGATACCGCCCTCGTTGATGAGCTGAGTGAGCAGCCTTCGCTGCGCCTCGCTCTCGGGAGACTCAGGCATGAGTCCTCCTCTCTATGCCTCGGCCAGATTTGACCGGGGGAAGCCTCGGAAGGCTCCAGTCTCCCCCGCCCGAAGGTAGGGGGAGCGGCAGCCCTACGGGCGCCGAAGCAGCAGCTTTACCGACTCCTCATCGAGGAGGCCGAGCCTCTCTGCTTCGGCTCGAACACGTGCGTCTTTCGCCTGGGCAACCCATAGCTCGAGGTTGTCCAGGCACCGCTGGATTTCCTCCACCGTGGTGCCGCGGCGTTGAGGCCGTGGCTCGGGGTCGGGTTCCAGCACGTCGCAGCCGATCACCGAGCGAGATGCTCGATGAAGAGGGCAAGCGACATGAGCATGGCCATGCCGAGGATCAGGCCGACCGCGACGAGCGGCCGGATTTGACCATTGCCGTCCTCGAACGTGTCCTCGGCCTGGTAGTGACGAAACTTGCGGTCACCGTCGGCAGCGAGGGCTGCCCGTCTGTGCGCGTCGATCGCGCCCTTGAGGTACTGACGTTGTTCCGAAGTCATCGGAAGCACCTCCTTTCCGGTGCGGTAGCACCGGGCACGGGGAGGGCCGGAACTTGACCGGCCGACTCCCCGACCCGGACCTACGGCACGCTCACACAGTGGTCGTAGAACACCTCGCCACCAGCTCCCTCGGTCCGGTTGCAATCGAGCGTCTCACCGTGCTTGGTGAAGATCACTCGCTGCTGGGCCTCGTGATCGAGAGCTCGACCGACGAGGACGGAGCCGAAGAAGAGAGCGAGGGCCACGATCACGCCTGTAAGGAGCAGGCGCATGTGTCCTCCCTTCTCAAGATTGAGAAGCTGCCCGCCCGAACCGCAGGCCGGGCGGGCAGCAGGGGCCGGACGCTACTCGGAGCGACCGTTGTGTGCGACGAACGCGCGGCGCCGCTGGCGGCCCTTCCGCACGATGAAGTCGGGGCTGGACGCCTCGACTCCCTCGTCGACTTTGACCGGGATCGGCTTCGGAGCCGACACTCGGTGATCCATCTTTGCAGCGCGGACGCCCTCGCGAGCGTTCACGCGGGCCCGCAAGCGGACCCAGCCCTCTTCGGACTTGTGCAGGTTCCCACTCACCGGGAACTCCTTTCGTGACTCGCTTCTCAACATTGAGAAGCTGGGGTGGATGACGACACCTCGTCGCCTCCGGCCCCCCGTCCAGAACTTGCCCGGACGAGGGGCCGCACGCGGCCAGGGTTAGGTTGTGGCCCTTGCTAGGGCTAGCGGGTCATGCGCTCCTCCTTTCGGGTCACGCACCCGCCGGATTTGACCGGCGGGAACGTCGCCCGAACCTAGTCCTCGTCCTCGTGCCCGTACCCGAGGAACGAGTGCTCCGCCTCTTGCGAGGTGTCGTGGACTTCGTAGGTACAGAAGCCCTGCGGGTCCTCCCACATGACGAAGCGACCGATCAGGCCGATCCACATCCCCTGGTCGACCGAGCCGATTTGATCGTCGCACTCGCCGTCGAGACTGAGGGCGTAGAGCGCCCTCGCAATGCGCAGATCAGCGTTCCCCTCGAACTTGCCCGGGCCAGGCACGACGGCATGGTCGGGGTCGTCGAGGAGGGCGAGTATCTGCCCGTAGTCAAGCTCGATGAGCATTGACCCTCCTATGTCGGCTTCTCAATATTGAGAAGCGGCGTCGTCGTCCGCGTACAGCGGAACGACGTCTTGCACCGAAGCGCCTGCGATGAACGCCTCGTAGGCGCGAGTCGCCTCTTCGCGATCGCGGTAGAACCCATTGCGCTCACGTCCCTCGTCGAGGTCGGTGAACTTGAGGCGGATCGAGAGCGGATCTTGACCCTCGAACCATCGGACGCGCCGACGCCACTCAGGCCGGCGGTCCTGCCACGACTTCGTATAGACGCGCATGGCGTCCTCCTTCCGAGGCTACGTTTGCCTCTCGCCCGAGGCCGGAACTTGACCGTCCCGGCGACGGGCGGCAGGCAGACCTAGCGCCTACGTTTGCGGCGAGGGCGATCCGCCTTGAGCCCGTCCACGACTTCCCGCTTCGTCAGCGGGAAGAGGGGGAGCTGCTCGATCGGCCAGTAGCGCCCCGACTTGATTTGGGCGATACGGGCCTCGGCGATCGCCTCGCGGGCGTCGCGAGCCACGTCAGACTTTGACCGAATACTGCTCGGCGTGGTCGAGCAGGGGGAGCACGACCGGGTCTTCCAGCGGTCGCATGATGCGGAGAACGAGAGCGTGGTCGCAGCCAGCTTCGATCAGCGGCTCGACGTCACCAGGGCTTGTGCCCCAACGAACGAGAATGTCCACCTGCTCAGGAGTGAACTCCATCCGCAGGAACCTCCTCGCTCGCCACCCGTCCACGCGCTCGGCTTCGGAAGCCTTGCTCATGGGGGAGATTCTCCTCTCGGAGTCGGCCGGGCTTCTCAAGATTGAGAAGCCGCGGAGTTTGACTAGAGCTTTTGGAGCTGGGATGCGGCGTAGACCCACGTTCGGCCATAGCGCCACGTCACGAAGACGCGGCCAGCCTCAATGTGGGACACGACGCCCTCATCCTGGCGCGGGTCGGTCGCGAGGTAGACGCGATCGCCCACGGCCAGGGACTCAAGCGTGGCCGTCATTCGGACCTCCTCGGGTGGCTAGAACCAGTCGCCGATGATTTGCCCGGTCAGGTCGAAGCGGGCATAGGTAGTCAGGCCGTCCTCGACGACTTGGAGCAGCATGGTGCCGTCCTCGTCCATCGAGGCGGTCAGCGTCGCGTCCGACGTGCGGAACGCCTGGATCGCGAGGCGGAAAGTCTCGCGCTGACGTGACGTCGGCGAGACTTTGACCTTCGTTGCCATAGGGATCACCTCCCTTCCTTGTTAGAAGCTCGCGGCGGCCGGGCCTGGATTTTGACCAGACCCGCCACCGCCAGCGCCTACGCCGTGATCAGGTACACGACGGCGAGAATCGCCGGTGACACGACGGCCACCATCGCGAGCGTCCGTCCGAGCAGGTCGTATGGGAACGAGATCATGGGGAACCTCCTCTCCGAGGGGTCGGGCTTCTCAATATTGAGAAGCGGCTAGCGGTCGAAGCGGGCGCAGAAGCCGAGCGGCCACTGGCGCTGCGCGAGGACGCGCAGCTCGGCGAGCCGCTGGAGCTTGGACGGCATGACGCCGTCCGGGCCTGCGATGAATGTCGCGCGTGAGGTCCGGCGGTAGATCATCCAGGCCTCACCCGCGACGACGGTCGAGCCCTTCCGCCGAAGCTGGCGGTAGAGGTCGCGCGTCACGTCGTCCAGGTCTTTCACGGGACTCCGTTCGGTCGGCTTCTCAATATTGAGAAGCGGTGAGCTATATCTCGCGGCGCGAGACTTCGACGAAGCTCTCGGGCGTCAGCTCGTCGTGGCGCGTGAGGAAGTACGCGAAGTCGTCGCGTATCTCACTCTCGGTTCCCGTGAGCGTCAGTCCGGGGTAGTCGTCGTCGTCGAGCTTGCGGAACGCGATCGCGTAGCGCGGCGTGTACGTCTCGGTGACGGTGCGCCACTCTCCGGTGATCACGTTCCGAGCGCGGTAGCTACGTGTTGCCACGTCGCTCCTTTCACTAGCTAGGACAGGAGCGGGCGGCTCGGCCGAGCCGTCAACCAACTCCTAAACACAGTATATCCGACGAGTCATCCGTCGTAAAGGAATCCGGTTGAGAAGTCGAGGTAGCTCGATTTTGACCAGGCCGCCGGCGGCCTCGATTTTGACCGGCCGTCGGGCCGCCGTTACCGCCAGCGGTAACCCGAGAACTTGACCGGGCTCGACTCGGGCCGGAACTTGACCGGACGGCGGGCCGCGCCCAGTCCAGGCCTCGATTTTGACCGACGACGGCGCCGCCGCCCAGCTCGCGCCCGCCCGCGGTTCCTACCTCTCTTTCCGCGCACGCGAGCTCGACCGCCTCCGGGCGAGAACTTGACCCTCCGTCGGGCCGCCCATTTTGACCGTCCGCCAGGCCGCGATTTTGACCGGGGCCGCCGCCGGGCATCCCTCGAGGCCGGGCCCGCCCGCCCGCGAGGACCGGCCCGACCAGGCCGCCGCGGCCCGGCCGCCCGCGGCCGCCCGATTTT